ATGAGTGGAATATTTACTCAATTAACAGGACAAAATAAAGGAGTTATGCCTTTAGTAGAGGCTTGTAATTTAATTTTAGAATATGTATTAGAAAATGGTTTTGGTGGTAGTTCTAGTAACCCTTTAACTCCTGCACAAATAGAAAAAATAAAAGAAGATGTCATTAATAAAATAAAGACACAAATACCTATTGGAGTTATGCTAAAAGATTGTGAGTTAATTAATTCTAAATTAAAATTTACATTATCAGATGATAGTAGTAAAGAAATAGATTTAATAACATTAATTAATACAAAAGTCAATCAATCTGAATTAATAAATTATGCTAAGAAAACTGATATTAATAATTTAATTACAGAAACAAAAGCAGATAGTAAATATCAAATAAAAGGTAATTATGCTAATCAAAGTGATTTAGATAACAAACAAGATAAATCTACTGCATTGAAATTATCTGATGTAAAAACAGAAATTCAAAAAGTAGTAGGTACTGCACCTGAAACATTAGATACTTTACAAGAAATAGCACAAGCATTAGGTAATGACCCTAATAAAATAAATACTATTTTATCTCAATTAGGATTAAAAGCTAGTAAACAAGATTTAGATAATTTAAAAGAAAAAGTAATTACAGAACTTAAATTTAATAATAATAAAATTACTTATAAGGAAAATGGAGTAAGTAAAGAAATAGATTTAAGTGTTTATGTAAATCCTTCTACACAAGATATAGAAACAATAGTAGAGAATAAAGGAAATACTTTGTATGAAAGCAAAGATAATACAATAGTTAAGAATCTACAGTATAATAGTTCAAGTAAAAAACTTACATATAAAATTAACAATGAAATCAAAGAGATAATTTTACCTCAAAGTAATAATAATAGTGGTAGTGGGGGTAATTCAAATAATTTAGATGGAAATACTTTATTAGATAAAATAAATCAAGAGGCTCAATCAGATACAATACTTAATTTTAAGACAAAATTAGATATTTTAGATAAAAATTATTTATTTAATGAAAAAAATATAGAAGAATATTTAAGAGAAGATAATTTAGACTTAAATTATTTTTCAGATAATGCTTATTCAGGGTATTATATAATATCAGCTAATGTAGAAGCAGAAAAGATAAAAAAACAAAATAATTTTCCTTTAGATGATGTACACGGAATGTTATTTGTTTATATTCATAGTGGACAAAGAAAAGGTATACAAGAATATTATACCACAGAATTTGACACTAATACAAGTGAATTTAAACCAATTAGACATTTTATTAGATTTTATAGTAATTATACTTGGACAGATTGGCAAGAATTAACTAATAATACAAATACAAAAAAATATGATACTTTTACTTTAGAAGGTAAATTAGTTCCTGGAAAAATTAATGAAATTTTACACTTAAATGGAGTTCCTTATTCTATACAATTATATGCTCCTGTAGATACTACAATACCTGAATTAAACTTATCATTTAATCCACAAGGTTATATAATTCTTAATGGGTCAGAACAAGAAATATATATGCAACATGCAAAAAACAGTTCTGATTATGATTTAAAATTTAAGTATATAAAAGAAAATAAAATTTTAAAAGTAGAATCAAGCTATAATCTTGAGGGTTCTTATACACTAGAAATTAAATATTTATAATTATTAAAGAGAGTTTAAATACTCTCTTTTTATTTTATAAAAAAAATATTGACATAATTCTATTTATATGCTATAATAAGTTATCTTAAAAATAAAAAGGGAGTGATATTATGAAAAGATTAAAAGTTTATAAAGAATGTGATGACTATGAAGAAGTTTACCCATTTAAAAAAGGTTTTAAGAAAGTATTTCTACATATTAAAAATTTAGTAGAAAAAGCAAATTTAAGTGCAGGAGTAGAATGCTATGTAAAAGATAAAGGGGAAGATATGTGGAATCCCGAATTAGGCTGGGGGCATATTATGTATCCTTTACATTATGGTTATTCAAACATAAATGAATATAGATACCTTGCTAAGAAATATTGTTATGTAGGAGAAGTAAGAAATCATTTTACAGATAAGATTGAAACTTTTTATATTCGTGGTATAAGATTTGATATGGAAAGTATTATTTTAAATATAAGTTGTAATAGTACAAAATTATTTGGGTGTGAATTAGATATAAAAATATTTTTTGAATGTAAAACTTTAATAGAAGTATTAGATAAATCTTTATGGCAAAAATGTCCATATGGTATTAGTATGTATAATAATTGGTCTTTATGAAAGGGGTTGATATAATGTTGTCTTTAGTAGAATATCCAAGTTTAATTAAAGAAATGTATAAGATAGGTTTTTTTGGTTTAATGTTTAGAGTTTATCATTTAAAGTATGTAAAAGTACCTTTTCATAACTTTTATGTTAATCAACCTAGAAAAATAGAAAGAAGAAATCAGTTAAGAAGGTGTAATAGATATGATTAACTTAATAGTTATAATTTGTATAGGTATTGTTTTATATATTTTAAAATTAGTGATGAACAAAATTAAAGAAAAACAAGAAAAGAAATTAAAAGAGAGAATAAATAAACTAACTAAATTACAATATTACACTTATAGATATTATTCTAATAGTGGAAAAGATATTATTATGAGAGAGTTAGTATTAGATAATATTGAATACTGGGAAGAATTATATGTTAGTAACTTATATTTAACTATGAAACGAATACAAAATATTAATGAAGAATTAGAACAAAGAGTATTATTTCAAAGTGCTAGGAGAGAATATAATTGTTTAAAATTAGATGTATTAGAAAAAATATATAAAGAAATGAAAAGAATAAGAGATTTAGAAAGTTTTAAGGAGGTATGAAATGAGAACATTAAAATTTTTTTTAGATGAACTTAATATGCAATTAGAAAAAAATTATGAGGGAATCACAGACCCCAAATATTATATTTGGGATACTAATACAAATAAGATAATTGGGGAGGGGAATAATGAAAAGGATATTGTTGAAACAATAATAATATATAATATAAGAGAATATAATTATGATGAAATCACATTAAAAAATTTATATATTCAAACTCAAATTAAACATTGTAATTCTATAATAGAAAAACAAAATAAAAAGATAGAAAAATTAAAGAAACAATTTTTAATGTCAGAAAATGAGATAGAAGTATTAAAAGATTTTTGTGATGAGTTTGGGTATAAATTGAATGTAGATGATAATAAATATAGTATAACAAGTAAAAAATCAAATATTTACATTCCTTTAACAAATAATCTATTAAAGTCTTTAGGTTATGAAATATCAAGTGAAATAAGTTCATATAAAATGTTGTTAGATAAAGAATATTTATATCAAAAATTTTTAAATTTAGCAAGAATAAGGGGAGTGATAAAATGATATTAGCAAAAGAAAAAGAAATTAAAGAGATAATTAAAAGAAGAGAAAAGACTAGAGATATTAAGTTCTTATGTGTAGTACCTAATGGGAGTAGAGCTTATGGTACTGATAGTTGGAACAGTGATATAGATGTTAGAGGTATCTATATAGAGCCTATGAGTGAATATTTAAGACTAGAAAGAAGTAAAGATTGTTTTTCTGCTACATATTATGATAATGTAGACATAGATTTACAAGCATATTCTTTGGATAAAACATTAAAACTAATTAGTAAGTCAAATCCTAATATTTTAGAATGGCTTAATGTAGATAATGCTTATAGTAATTTTTGGTATATAAATCAACTTAGAGAGATAGCAGACGAATATTTTGATGTTAAAAGATGTTTATACCATTATATAGGAATGGCTAAAAAAGATTTAAAAGCACAAAGTAAATATGTAGAAGAGGATAAAGTTATCAAAGTAAAACATTTATTAAATATATTTAGATGTTTATTTTATTGTCATTCTATGATTAGAGATGGAGAATTTCCTACATTAGATATAATGGATAATATACCTGCTATTTTAGATACCTATAGATTAAATAATGGAAAACTATTTACTCAATATATTGTAGACTTAATAAATAAAAAGAAAACAGATAAAGATAGTGTAATAATACTAGAAAATGATGTAGAAAATTGGATTGAGGAAAGAATAAGAAATTATAAATATTGTGCTGATGAATTAAAATCTAAGAAAATAGATATGGAAAAATTAAATAAAGTGTTCTATGATTTAGTAATAGACTATGATAATATAAAGGAGGTATTATGTTAGATAAAACTACGAGTGAAATATTTGAAGAAATTAAAAATAATAAAAAGGTACTTAATCACGAGAGTTTAAAAACAATTAGAGATAATTTAGTATCTACATTAGAAAGTGCATTAAGTATAGACCAAACTAAATTAGTTCAAAAGACTACATTTCTATTAAAGAATATTAAAAGAGAAAATGAATTATTAAACTATGGAATAGATACCTATATTTATAAAGAAGAATTGCAAGATTTAATTAAGAACTTAAATATGACTAATGATAAAAATATATTCTTAATTGAATTAAAGAATTTTGAAAGACCTATACCAAAAGAAGTACAAGAAAAAATTAAGTATTGTAAAGATAATAAATTGTTTGATGAATACTACATTTTATTTACAGACTACACTAAAAAGAAGCAAAATATAGCAAAGAATGGAAATGCTAAGACTAAGGAAAAAGACCCCATTGTATTTGGTGCTTTTATAGACAGAACATATAAAACTGCTATGATGTCAGAAAGAATTTATTATATTGCTGATTGGGTAGATGAGTATTGTGATTTAACTTTGGAAAAATTAACAAGTATAGATAAAAATATTGCTAAGACAATAGATAAACAAAAGAATATAGATGATTTATTAAAATTATCTGAATGTCTATTAGAAAAGGAAAAGGTGCAAGAATTAAAGAGTAGAAATAATTTTTTAAGTAAATTTAAGAATATGTTTAAAGGAAAATAATATGTTTATAAATTTAAAGATACCAAGTAAAGAAAGTATAAGATTTATTAAAAGAGAACAAATATTTGGTATGAAAAGTGATTTAACAGATAGTAATATTACAGTCTTATCTACAAGAGAAAATTTAGATAATACCTTAAATTTAATATTTGAGAAGAAAGATGAATATAATATAACAAAAGTAATAACTAATTTCTATTTAGGTAGGTTAGATTATATAAAGTTTGCTTATATGGAAAATGAATTTTGTGCAGGTAATTACTGTGATTGTTGTGGAACACCTTTAAATGTATTTAATAGAGATGATAATATAAGTAGTTTATGCAAAAAGTGTAACTCTAAATACAATCAATTAGATTTTGATAAATATAATATTAGATATGAAAATATACATATAAATTTAGAATATTTTGAATAAGAGTAGATTAATCTACTCTTTTTATTTTATTTAATAAAATTAGTATTAATATTTGAGGTTCTTAAAATCATTTTAAAAAATTTTTGGTGTAATTATATACCTAAGTGAAATAAAACTCGTTAAAATTGATTTTAGAGGGTCAAATTTTTAATAAAATTTTAGTAAATTTTTAAAATAACACTTTACTTTTATTAAATAATATGCTATAATGAATTTATCAAAAAAATATGAAAGGTTAGGTGGTATAATGAAAGATTTAAAAAATGTAAAAATGAAATCACAAAAAGGAGATGAGTTTAATGTAAGTTTTGTTATAGGAAAAGAATTACACGACAAATTAAAAAAACTTGCATATCAATATGATATATGCAAGTCCGAAGTAATTAGGCAAATTTTAGAGATTTATGTAGAAGAAAAATTAGGTAAATAATAGATAACCTAATTATTAGGAATATTAATAAATTAAAGAAAGCGACATATTTCGCTTTCATAATATAAAAAATTATAGGAGGAATATATGACAGATAACTATTTGGATATTGTAGGAACAATTAAGGAAGAAAATGGAAAATTAGTAGTGAGTAGTAGAATTATAGCAGAAAAGTTAGGTAAAGAACATAGTAAAGTATTAAGAACTTTGGATAAATTAATCGAAAAGCCTAATGTGGCTTTTCTAATAATACCAAGCACTTATAAGATTGAAGGACAAAATAGAGAATATAAAGAATACCTTTTAACAAAAGATGGCTTTACTTTATATATGTTTAGTATTCAAGGCTATGAAGAATTTAAGTTAGCTTATATAAATGAATTTAATAGAATGGAAAATTTCATAAAAGAAAATTATGAAATAGAGTATAAAAAGTATGCTAAAAGAGAAATTAGTAAATTAAATGATTCTTTACAAACACAAATAAAAGAGATTGAAAATAAATTAGAAAATCAAATAAGAATAGATTATAGCCAACAAAGAGCTATACAAAAGAAAATTAATAATAAAATAGAACTTGAATATAATGGTTTTCTTTTAATTAATAGTAAAAGCAAGAGAAGTTGGTATATGGCTTTATACAAAGGAATTAAAGATAAATTTCAAGTAGCAAGTTATAGAGATTTAAAACAGAAAGATTTTGAGAATTGTGTAGAATTTATTGAAAATTGGATACCCCCTAAATATTTATTTGAGGAATAAGAAAAGGAGAGTATATAAATGAACTATTTAGAAAAATTAGAGAATAAAGAAGATAAAACTATTACAAGTTTAGAATTATTAGAATTAATTAATATTTTTAGACAAAGAGAGTATGAATTTAAGAACCAAAATAAAACTTTAACAAAAGCAGAGGAATTAAGAGGAAGTTGTATAGAATTAAGACACGACACTTTATTAGATATTATAAGAGATGAATTTGAAGAAGAAATCTCACTCCAAAAAATTTTGGAATCAACTTATACAAATAGTAGAGGTAGAAAATATTTATTATTTATACTTGAATTAGACCAAGCAATGCAAATATTATCCCGTGAAAGTAAGTTTGTTAGAAAGGCTGTTATACAAAAATTAAAAGATTTACAAAATAGAATAAAACAACTTGAAGAACAAATAAATAAAGAAAATTATTTAAAACTTAAAATAATAAATGCAAAGACCCAAGAGGAATCTTTATATGCTATGAATGAATATCAAAGAGAATGTGTAGAGCCTTTAAAACTAGAAAATAAAGAAATGAAACCAAAAGCTAATTATTATGATAAAGTTTTAAATAGTACAGGAACTATGACAGTTACAGTTATGGCTAAGGATTTAGGAATGAGTGCTGTTAAATTAAATTCTATATTGAAAAAAGAAAAGATACAGTATAAAATAGGTAGAATATGGGTACTTTATGCACCTTATCAAGCATTAGGTTATACAGATATTAGAACTTCTACAAAAGGGGACTCAGAAATTAATACTACTGTTTGGACACAGAAAGGTAGAAAATTTGTGTATGATTTATTAGTTAAGAAAGGATATATAAAAGAATAAAAGTAAAAAGAGATAGGTAATTCTATCTCTTTTTTAATCATCTAATTTCAATTTTTTATACTCTACACCGAATTTATTTTTAATTTTATTTATAAGTTTAGTTAGTGTAGTATCCACTGCTTGTCTACTATTAAAATTCATTCTTTTTTGAATATCAACCATTCTAAGACCTTCAAGAAAATAAAGTTTAAATACTTGTTTTTGTCTTTCCTTACAATTCTTTTCTACATAATTCATTATTTTTTCATATAATTTATGTGTATTTATATTATTTACTTCTTTAATACATTTTTCTTCTAAATTATTAGTATCTAATATTGTGTCATCTTTAAGTTCTTTTAGATTTAAGTTTTTAAGGCTTGTAGGGTACTTTTTTAGCTTTCTCCATTCAAGTTGAAGTAAATAGTAGGCTGATTGTTTATTTGGCTTTAAATTATGTTCTAAACAAGTTAAATAAAGTTTTAAACTAAAGTATTCATCATCTATGTTAGGATTAATCTTATTCATATTACTTATAAAATCTGTCATTTGTTTAGTCTTAAAGAAACCAAAATAATACTCGTGTGTGTAAGGGTATAAATCTGTTTTTGCATTAAATTCTTTTTGTTCCATATAACCCTCTCTTTAATTAAAATTGACATAAAATATAATCTTGTTATATATATGTTTAGATATAGACTACTTTTATACAGTTCTATATCTTTTGATTTAAGTATAGCACACTTTTTGTTAAAAGTCAAATATGCTATTTTTCTCTGATTTTCTCTTTTAGATAGGTAGTAGGTTAAGACTTACTACCTTTTTATTTAAGAGGAGTTGATGAGATGTTTATAGATAATAGACCTAATAAATTAAAAATGACACACGAACAGTTTAGACAGTATTTATTAGACCATTATTTAGATGAGGATAATAATAAAATACCTGAAAGAAAATTGGTAAGTACACAAGAATTTATGGAAGATACAGGTTTGTATAAAATAGATAGTAGAACTAAATTTAAAACCCCTGTATCTATGGGTACTATGGCTTATTGGAAAAAGATATTAAATTTAAAAGATTATGATATATACAAGTATCATAGAGATGTTACAAAGAGAATTACAATAGATTATGAGGAGTGGACTATTTCTAAAATTAGAAATAAGAAACCAAAGAAATTAAAAAAGGGTGTACTAAAAGATACAGTAATATATACACCTGAATTAGAAAAAGAGAAATTAATTAGAGAGTGTTCATTTCCAAAACACTTTATAAATTATTCATTAGAGAGATTGAGAAAATTAGCATTTGAACTATGGGAGGATATGGGGTTAGACCCTGTGCAAGAATTATCAAAAGCACAAAAAGATATAACTACATATCAAAAAATAAAAGAAATATATAAAAAGAGTGCAGAGAAAAAATCAAAGAAAAGAAAGAAAAAGGAGGATTAGTATATGGCAAAAGAAAAAGTTGTAGTCAATAGTGCTATATTAGATAAATTTAACAAAGAGCAACTATACTCTAAATGGCAAGAAGAAAAGGCAAAAAGACAAGAGTTAGAAGAAGATTTAGCCAAAAAGACAAGAGAATGGACTAGAAAAGAAAATATGCTAACTAAAACTATTGATGAGCTAAAAACAGATACATTTGTAAACACCCAAGATGAAGAAGTATTAAAGAAAATATTAGATATGAGAGCCAAAAGATTATCTCCTGTTGATATTCATTATAAATTAGATATTTTAGGTATAGATATAGAGTTAGAAGAAATTGAAACATTTTTAGCAAGTGAGTTACCTCCTAATTTAAAACAATATTACCAAGAAAAGAAAGCTATATGGCTTGAAAATATAAAAATGAATAGTAAAGAGTATAGGTATGCACTACTAGAAGAACTACAAACACAACTAGATAGAGCAAAGAAATATCAGGAATATTGTGGGGATTTACAAGAAGCACATGCTGTGGGTAAGGATATTAGGGCTATTTTAGATAGTATGGAAAAAGTTGCTAAGAATTTAGATGATGTAAGTCCTGTTAATGTAGAGAAAGATAGAGCAGATGATAAAACTCAAGAGTATATGAAAGCTAGTAGAGAAAAAGTCAAACTTACAACAGATAATGGAGATGTAATAGATAACATAAATGATATAGATATAGAAGGGTTTGTTAATTAATGGCTAAAAAACTATCAAAACCAGCTTTCTATTTAGATGAGTATTCTAAGTTATTATTTATGTATATTAAAGATGAGGATACCTATATTCCATTTATGTATGAATATGATAAGGAAACAGAGGAAGGTAAACTATTTTTAGATAACCCCTTATATAGAGATTTATTCAACTATGTAATGTATGTTCGTAGACGACCCGATAAAAGAACTGGACAAATGAACTCTATACCTTTATTTGTTTATCAATGGAGTGAATTATATGTTATGGTAAAAGCTACTATTGATAGAAATTCAGAGAAGTTTTTAATGGCTTGGAGTAGACAAGCAGGTAAATCTGAATTAATTAAGATATTTAGTGGATTTGCTGTTGTATATATACCTAAATATATGGATGTACCCTTAGAAAGATTTTATTTAGTCTTAGGCTCTTACAAGAATGATGCTGTTGAAAAATTAAGTAAAGAAGTAAAACCTTATATTTATAAGGCAATAGAGTTTCATAATGAAAATTATGAAGATAAATTAATTTATAAAAAAGATGACAGTAAACTTATTGATGAAATTTCAAACTTAGAGATAAATAAAGTATTTGTAGGACAAAAGAAAAGTATACCTTATAGTCAAATGAGAGCTATATCAGTAGGAACAACACAAGATGGACTTTCAGCACACGCTTTAGTAATTGACGAAGCTGGACTTATAAATGCAGAATTATTTGAAACTTCTGTATCTCCTTTCTTAACTGCTACTGGGGGTTGTCAATTCATATTTGGAGTACCTAATCAAGATAGTTTAAGTGTATTTGTAGCAAAATATAATAGTAAGGGTGTAATTAAGTTTGTTAGAAAATGGGAAGAAATTTATAGACTTAGGGCATTAACAGATATTAATATGGCACTTTACTATAAGAAAAAGGTTGAAGGGGATATTAAAGAAAGAGGTCAAAACTCTCCATATATTCAATTTAACTACTATCTTAATCCTAATATTTTAACTGGTAGATTTATGACAGAAGAGATATTAGAGGCTATTGGTTGTATGACAGAACCTATAATATTAGGTAATAGTGTAGTAAGTGATGTAGATGATATGAGTAGTTTTATAGTTGCTGGATATGATACCTCAATTAAACACGATTATAAGAGTTTAGTTATAGGTAAAACTACTATTGATGAAACCAACTTTTATAGCACTGTTTATAATATGTTCACATTTAACCAAAATGAAACACAAAGATTATCTGTTGATGAGGTTGCAGAAATGTGTGTTAAAAAATGTATAGAATATAAAGTTGATGTTTTTTGTTTTGACTGTACTGCTATAGGTTATGCACTTGCTCAAAATTTTATAAGATATTGTAATGAATATAAAGTAGTAATTTCATTAATGCCTATAATATATAATGCTCTATTGAAAAGTAGAATGTTCCAATATCTTGAAAGTCAATTATATGAGGGTAAATTAAAATTACTTCATAAACAATCTAGTTGGGAGGCAGAAAAATTATATTATGAAATGTTATCCTTTGAGAAAAAAGCAGGTAAAACTAATAATTATATACTAAATTATTCTGCACCAAGAGGAGAAGAATTTTCAGACGACCATATGAATAGTTTAGCACTGTTTAATATTGGGTTAAAAGAACTTATTGAGAGAGTAAATGCAATAGATAAAAGGAAAAAAATTTATGATGATGGAAAAAATAGATTTTTTTTATTTTTAAGAAAATTTGAAGATAAAAATAAACAAAAACTTGTGGCAACAAAAGAGGACTTAATGAAAGAAATAAATGAGATAAAGAAAATAAATATGGACACTTGGTGTCCTGTATTGTGAGGTGTGTAGATGTCTATATATAGACCTTATGACCCTAATGTGTGGGAAGATAGACAAGACGTAATAAAAATTATAAAAGAAATGAGAAATGGTAAATCATACGACCATTTCAAAAATAAATTCTTTGACCCTAATAAACAAAGGAATTATGACAGTATTTCAGATGATAATAAAAAAAGATTATATGTAACTAAGGATGCTATTGAAGAAGTTATATCTAAATTAGTTGCATTTTGTCCTATATTAGAACTAGATGCACAAATAGATAATAATAAACTAACAATATTAAAACCTATATTAAAAAGTATAAACTGGACATCACTTAATACTACAATATATGATATATTAGAAAGTAAAGGAGATTGTTTCTTATATTATTATTTTGAAGAAATAGAAGATATTAAAAGTAAGGCAAAAGCATATGTACCTTGTGTTACTGTAATCCCAACAGAAGAAATTTCCGATATTATATTAGATAAGTTTGGCAGACCTACAACTTATGTATGGCAAACCACTAAATATGATAAATATTTTGATTTTGCAAGTAAAAGAGTTATAGAGGATAATAAACAAGATGTAATAATAGTATTTGAAAGAGGACAAGTAACTATGTTATCTACTGATGGTAGTAAAAAAAGTGGTACTGCCTTAGTAAAAGATAAAAAAGGAGAAATAAGTATATTAGGTAAAACAGAATATCCTGAAATACTTAGTGATTTATTCTCTATTATACATATTAAATCTAATGATATTGCTAATTGTCCTTTTAGTAGAATACCAGCAGATAAATATATTGACGATAGTTTAAGATTAGACCAAATAGAAAGTGATATAAGAGGTTCAAATAGAATTATAGGCTTTCCAAAAATATATGTAATAGATGGTACTTTAACGGCAGGAAGTATGAATATTGGTGGGTATGCAGAAATTAAATCTGATAGAGAAGATACCTCTGATACTGAAAAACAAAATGCTTTTAATACGGGGTTAAATACAAGTAAACCAAACCAAGCACAAGTCAAAGATATTCAAATATCTAATGACCTTAGAAGTATGTTTAATGAAAGAAATGATGTATATGATAGTTTACACGAAAAAGCAGGATTAACTCCACCTAGTTTAAATATAAGATTATCTAGTTCTGATAGTTCTAAGGTATATCAACAAATTAATCGTAGAATGGAACAGAAAATATGGATATATGTTCAAAACATAATTAATGGTTTTAAACCTTTTTTTGAAAGTATCTTAAAATTAAATAATATGTATAATGAAGAAACAGATGTTGATTTATCTTTTAAAATGCCTACTGCTATTCTTAGAGATAGTGCTTATGATAGAGCATTAACTAATTCATTAATGTTAAAGAGTGGAGAAATTTCACTACAACAATTATGGAGAGAACAAGGTAGAAGTGAGGAAGAAATCAAACAATTAACAAAAGAAATTAATGATGAATTAATGCTTGGGAATAGTGATGTACAAATAGTAAAGGCTAATCAATTAAAAAATGGTAGTGAAATAAATCAACAAAAAATTGACATTAAAAAGGAATAAGTTATATATGGGTTAGACATAGCAAAATATGTCTAAATAAAGAGAAAATTAATTATAGAAAAATAGGAGGATACTTTGACATTAGAAGAAATCTTATCTAAACAAGCTAAAGGAGAAAAGTTAAGTGAAGATGAGGAAAAGTTTTTAAAAACTTCTAACAATGAACCTGAATCTAAAAAAGATGAAGGTAAAAAAGAAGAACCTAAGACTGAACCTAATCTATTGGAAGAACTTAATAAATTGAAAGCTGAATTAGATAAATTAAAAACAGAAAATGAACTTAAATCTAAGGAATTAGAAAATACAAAAGCTAAGACAAAGATAGCTGAAGATTTACTTAAAGAAAAGGAAAGTAAATTAAAAGAAACAATAGAAACTCTTGGAAAAGATAAAGCTGAACAAGAAATATTAAAAGCTAAAATAGAACTTGAAGAACAAAAGAAAAAGGATTTAGAGGGTATTAAATCTACTTTTGAGGAAGAAGTTAAAGGAATAAAACAAGAGTTGGAAGCTACAAAAAGAGTAAATCAAGTAGCAAAATTAAAATTAGATATAGAAAAAGAAATAAAAGAAAAACCTTATTTACAAGGTTATTATGATAAATTAAAATTAGTTTTAGACAATGAGGATACTGAAAAAGCCTTAAATGATTATCAAATATATAAAGAAACTTTATCTAAAATTATAGATGAAGAAGAAGAAAAGAAAAGATATGAAAGTGCAAATAAAAAGAAATCTACAAGTATATTTGATAATAATGGAGTTAAATTAGATGTAGAGGATAAAACACAAGAAGAACTAGATTTAGAAGAAAGACAAAAAAAGGAAAAAGTAATCGTTAATTGGGCTAAGGCTAATGGTTATTAATAAATAGGAGGACATTAAGTTGGCAGATAAAATTAATATAAGAAGTACAGGTCTAAATGCAATGGCACAACCTTGTTTATCTTTACCTGTTAAAGCAGATATATTTATAGGTGCTTTAGTTGCTGTGGATAATGATGGTAAGTTAATTTTAGCAGATGAAGGAACAACTAAAAAAGCTGTAGGAATTGCTACAAAAGGGGACTTTCCTGAATGGGGAGAAGCTTACACAATAGAACCTAAAACAGATAAAAGAGTTAATGACAGACATTTAGCAATAGAAAATTTTGCAATTATAGAAAACCCTACTGAATTGTATGGTATACAAAGAGGACAAGGTAAACTTGGACAATATGTATATTTAGGTACAGCAGGAAAAGTATCATTAACTGCTGGTTCTACAACTAAACAAATAGTTGGAGTATTAGTGGATAATGTAAATAGAGTTGCAATAAGAATATTCATTAATGGATTTGAAGCATAATATAGGAGGATAAATAAATTGTTACTTATAGCAGGAAATAGCATATATGACTTACCTAAAGAAATTTATACAAAAAATAAAGACGCAGAAGCCATAGTAATGCACTTAATAACAGGAAACTCAACTGCACCTGAAATACAAAGACCTATTGTAAATATACTATCTAAGAATATTAGAGAGATAATTAGAATAGAAGGTGCTAGAATACCTATGGAACATCATAATTTAGTGTTCACAAAAGGAACATACTCAACTGATGTGCCTGAATTTGGTAGAAAATTACAAGAATTTAAACTAAAAACTTCTGAAGGATATAATGCTACTGTGTTCAAACACGAAGTAGAAGATATTATGGAAGCAGAAAATAACGGAATAAATTTACTAGAACAAGATGCAAAAGATGTACAAAGATACTCTCAAGTATATTTAAGAAGATTTAAACCGGGTAAACTTTTAAAAGCATTATATACAGGACATTCTGATTATGGTAAATTACCTACAGAAGCTAGTGGAACTGGAACAGAACCTTATAATTCTAGTTTTGGTTTTTTAAGAGGGGAAGATAATTCTTGGGTATTAAACCCTTTAGAATCTAAATGGGCAAATACATCTCATTACAGAGGTACAGTAGATGGTGGATATAAAGTAAAAGATATATTAGATTGTGCAGACTTGATTAAAGCTTACAACACTTATTCAGGAGATGATATAATAGCTTTAGCATCAAGCAGAACTATATATGAATTAGGAGAACTATATAATTATCCTAAATATAAAGATGAACATTTAATTGAAGGTGTACCTGTTTTAAATGTTGCTGGTGTTAAATTTATAGAAATATCTAATATGTCAGATGAATTTATCATATTCTTAGATAGTGGAAGAAGAGATTTAATTTTACAATGTGTAAATAAGGCACAAAATCAAAGAGGTCTTTCATTAATTACAGAAAAAGATATAAAAGCAATCACAAGTCCATCTGATACAAACGGAATGAAATTAAGAATACACCCAATGGAAAATCTTGTATTAGCAAGAGAAGCTGGTGTAATTCTATCAAAAGCACAAGGACAAACAACTGGGGTTAAAAAAGGTTGGATGACAACTGCTGAAGCTACTAAATTAGAAGATTTAGTTAAAAGAATAGATAAAACTTATGAAAATATAGCAGGATAATTTTAAGGTAGGTAGTTTTCTACCTACCTATTTTTATAAATAGAGGAGAATAACATTGACAGATAATAAAAAAGAACTAATAACAGCTACATTTCAAGAATACTATGATTTAGCGAGAGAGGTTATAAATTCCTTAGAATTGTGGGATAGAAGTGAAAATCTAAGAGGTAGAAAATTAGATGTAGCAATAATGCTAATGAATCTTGATAATAAATTAGTAGAACCTGAAATAGATAAAACAGAAAAAGTAGAAGAAAAGGAAGAAAAACCTACTACTAAAAAGAAATAAAGAGGTGGTTAAGTGAAAGCCACATTAACAACTTACATCTATACTAAAACAAGTGATGAGTGGAAAGCACTGTATGAGAAAGCATTAAATGATTTAATAACTTATGCAGATGATTTAGAAGTTAAATCAGTAACAAATGATAGTGATATAATAAATTATAATAACCCATTAGAAATATTAAAAGCAAAAAGACAACTTGTAGCAGAGTATTTAAGACAATATGAATTAGCTTTACAATATGAAAAAGACCCAAACAGTAATAAATTAGAAAGAAATACAGGATTACTATATATAGATAGGGATTGGTAGTATGAAAAATATAAAAGAACAAATGGAAAAACATATTAAAAAGCTAAAAAACTTATTTAATGATTATTGTTATATTCAGTCTAATAATAAATTAGAGGAATATGAGATACAATGTACAGTAGCAAAACCAAAAGAACAATATGTAGAAGAAAGTAGAGCTAATCATAAATTAGAGTTAATATTTCATATTTTAGTATCTGAACTTAAACAAGCTAAAAATTTACTTGATGATAACCTCTCACAATGCCCTATAAATGATTTTACAAACTATAAGATAAATTATAAGGGTAATACTTATATTGTGTATAAAGTAGCTCCTAATGGCTCTTATGATATTGCAAGAGAGTTATATGGTAGGTTACTAGATGTCTAAGGTTAAATATGGTACTAAATTAAGTAAATTTATAGAAGAACTAAAAGAAGTAGAAAAAAACTTTAATAAAGAATTAGAACTCTATCAAAATGATATTATGGCTATCTATATTTATAAAATAGCAGAGGCAACTGCTTATGATACTAGATTTACAAGAGATTTATTTAGAAGTGGATTAGAACAGGGAGGGTATACTAAACTCTCTGCTAGATTATATGTAGACCCTTATGACCATTGGAAAGATTTACAAAAAAGAATGCAAAAAGGGGATACATTAAGAATGACTAAGAGTAATGGAACTTATTATCTAACAATAGATTCAGAAGCCTTTGATATGTTAAATACTGACCCTAATATGCCATCTACAAGACACCCAAGAGGTATAGACCTTAAATTACAACCTTTTATAGTAGAATATGTTACAGATTTGTTAGAAACACAATCAGATAAGGATATGGAAAATGTTATAAAGGTTATGTGGCATAAAATAGAATGTCTAATGGTTGCAAGTAAAAAGACTATAAAAAGAAGTAGTGTGGTAGTATGATAGAATTAAATACATTATTATATCACTTAAATAAACAAATAATAAAAGATAATTTACCTTATTATTTCACAGATGATGTTTTAATACAAGAACCTTTAAAGTTCAAGATTATAGAACAAAATAATAATGAAATAATAGTTGAAATAGATAATAATACAAAAGTAACAAATGATATGTTTTTAAATAAAACATTCAAATATGGAACAAATACTTTTAATATACTCAATGTAGTAATTTCTGATAAAATAACTTTACAATTAGATAAGACAAATAAATTACCTAAAAGAAGTTTTACACTAGAACAAAAACAACCAATATTGATAAAAGCAAACTATTCTTATTCAAGAGAACAATCAGGCAACACATTCAATACATTCAAAAGATTTGATTTTGGTGTAGCTTATAATTCTGATAAAGAGGGTAAACTATATGATATAATTCACGCTTATGTAGAGTTATTTTTATATAAGAAAAGAAAATTATTACAAGTATATGATAAAGAGAATAATCAATTAGTTAGAAATAAATATGTTTTTATTGAAAGTAATGTTACTACCTCTAATTTTATTGAGAATAGAGATAATGTATATAGAACATTTTACATTTTAGTAAAAACATTTAATAATATATAAATTAGGAGGACTAATAATTGGCAGTTAAAACAGTCTTAGATATGGGAAGTGAGCAAACAGTAGGTAGAACAAGTACCGAAATACTTGTATCTGCACTAGGTTACTCAAATAAAACAAAAGCTGTATCTTTATATGCAATATTATTAACAATGAAAGAACCTGTTACTGGGTTGTCAACAGATAACTTACAATCAGGTAATTATGGTATAAACTCTGTAAAGGCTAGTAATGGTACAAATGTAGCACCAACAATACTAGATGAAGAAGACCCAAGTGCTGAAATTTCTATACAAATGAAAGAAGATTTAAACTTTGTTAGAAAAAATGCACCATTTGGAGTAAATCGTTCTATACTTAATGCTATATTCAAAGGAGAAAGTTTTTATGTAGGAAATGATGAAATAATTGCTATAGTTGGTACTAATGGTACTATGAAGTCTAAAACTGCAAGAGCAAAAGCAAATGAAATGAACTTACCTTTTAAAGCATTATTTGGGTTAGAAGCAGATGAAATTAAAGTTACAGGAGCAGTTGACCCTAAAACAGGTAAAATAGCAACAAGAAAAAATACATTCAGAAATGCCTATGACACATTTAATAAAACTGTATGTTTGGAATTTAGAGTTGTAGCAAATAAAACTTATGTAATGATAATGCCTTTAATAGCTACTACTGGAATGACAAAAGATGAAGGAGATGTAAACACTTATACTGTAAGTGGTAATAGACTTTGTGATACTTGGGAAAGAGATGACTATGTAATGGAAGTTGGAGAAACATCTAAATTAAATGTAGATGAAGAACTAGATGAAATAGTAGTAGATGGTATCGTTTTAGACCCATCAACAGCAACAGCTATTACTGGTATAACTAATCCTTTACTTTGTAAAGTTACTGCTACTGGAGATATTACTTTATCAAAAGGAAGTGCTACTTTAAAAGGAAAATTAAAGAAGAATACTAGAATAAAAGCAAGATACTTTTCAGATACTGGAACTACTTTTACTGAACAAAATGCAATAGTAGTTGTAGGGGAAACAGACGGAACAGGATTAACTGGAAAAGCTGTAAACTTTGCATTAGGTAGTGGAAATAAATTTTATGCTTGTAAGGTGTTTGTGTATGATAGAAATTTAGAAGATATGAACCCTTATCAAACAGTAGATGCAATTTAATAATATTTAATCATAAGGATAGGGTATTGATTTATCCTATCCTTAATTTTATAAGAGGAGAAAATCAATGAAATTAGCAAAAAGACTTAAAGAAATAAGAGAAAATAATCATAAAACAATAGTAGTAGATTTAGGAGTTATACACGAGAATTTAAAAGGTTTAGAATTACCATTTAAAATTAAACCCTTCAATGAAGTATTGAGTTTAAAAGCAAGTATTAAATTACCCGATATTGATATGAAAGATTGTATTAAAACAGTACCTTTTAGACTATTATCAGAAGAAACTAAGAGAATGTATAGAGAAGAAAGACCTGATTTAGCTTATGATACAGCTTTAATAATGGTTATAGATGATACTAAAAATAGAGATAAATTTAAAAAGAGAGAATTAGAATTAAAATTATTAGATAGTTTATTACATATAGATTTTGATTGTGTTTTTGAGAATGAAGAAGGTAAAGAAATTACTTTATGGGAAGATTTAGGACTTGAAAAAGGTAATTATCAAGGTGCATTAGAAATATTTTGTGATGTTCTTTCACAATCTGAAATGATAGAATTATTAAATAAATTAGTATCTTTAATTAAAGCCAAAGTAACAGATATAAAAGATTTAACAAGAGAAATGGATACTTTTAAATTTTGGTCTATAATGGATAGTCTACCAAAAGAAAAAAGAGAAGAAACTTTACTTAGTCTACAAAAAGATTTAGAAAAAAGACAAAAAGAAATAAAAGCCTTAGAGGACGATTTAAAGACTTCTGAACCCTTAGATAATAAATTAGTCAAAGAAGAAAATAAAACCTCAAAAAAGGCTACTACAAAGGCTAAAACAAAATGAGTATATTCAACAAATTAGAAGTAATAAGGAGGGGAGAGTTTAAACTAGATGGGGATATAACTCTTCCCTTTTTATTCCATATAAAAGATATTAAAGACACTTCGGTTAATGAAACTAAATTGAGTAAAGAATACAAACAATTATTAGAATATAAAAAATTGAAAAACTTATTAGATGATATATTGAATTTTATAGATTTAGATTTATTTTTAATAGATAAATCTGACATTACAGAAATTACAGATGTAGAATTTATACAAGACGATTTAGTATATGACAAATATAGAGTAAAAGATATATATGAATTGAATAAACTTATTGCTAAATTAGAATTAACAGAAATAGAATTATATGATTTAAGAGAGTATATTGTAGATGAACAAAATAAACTTATAACAGAATTTTTAGATATATTACATAAAGAAATGGAAAATGGTAAGAATACAGAACATTTATCTGAAGCTTTTATGTCTATACAAGTCTGTTCAGAATTTGGTAATGGAGTAATATTTAAAGAAAATATGGGTAAATGTATGAGTGAATTTAGTTTTAGAGAAATAGAAACTAAAAGAGCTTATTTATCTAGGAAATATGAAGTTGAAAAAATACAATATGAAAATTTAAAGAAAGAAAATAAATAAGGGGGTTAAATGGCAAATAGACAAACCTATATTGAGTTGTCAGTCAAAACCACTAAATTAGTCAATGGTATTAGGACTGTCCTAGAACTTTTACAAAAAGTAGAGGATAAAGTACAAAATATTAATAAATTAAAGATAAATGCTATTGGTTTAAATAATGGTACTGAAATTAATACTCAATTAGAGAAGTTGAATCAAACACTATTAAAAGTAGCATTGTCAACTGAACAGATAAATAAGAAATTTAAAGAAATGCCAAAAGAAACAGAAGAGGGTGTAAATGATACTTTAAAAGCTTTTACAAGGTTACAAGTTGGAATAACTGCTGTTATGTTTACTTATAGAACTTTTTTAAGTCTATTTGATAAAATTAATACTTATGCAAGTGTAGAAACTGCTATTTCAAATTTAAACATAGCGTCTAATAAAGGTCTAGGAGAAATTAACTCTACTATGACAGAATTTTTAAATATATCTACACAAATACCTAAGAATACAAAAGAGTTAATACACACAACAGACGAACTTGTAAGAACAGGAAGAAGTTATAAAGAAGCTTTAGAAATTACAAAAGAAGTAGCAAAACTTTCAGTAGCAACTGGGGAGGATTTAGATAGTACAGCAAAAACTGTAACAAAGGTTATGGTTTCACTAGGAATTGAATCTCATAATGTTAAAGAGGTATTAAATACACTACACTCTACTGCCATTCAAACTGCCTCTAGTATGGAAAGTATTAGTGGAGGTATGAATCAAGTTGCTGGTTCATTAGGTGCGATTGCACAATCTAGTGGTAAAAGTGGTAAAGAATTAGAAGAATATAAAAAACAATTACTTGATGTTGGTGCTGTAGGACTGGGAGTAATGAATAATCTTGGAAAATCTGCAAGTGAAAGTGGAACTAAGGTCAAAGTTCTATTTACTCGTCTTATCTCAATGGAAAAGACAGCAAGAGGACTTTTCAATAAAGATACAAAAGATTATAAATTAGATGAAAAGTATATGAAAGCATTAGGTACAAATTCAAATGTTTTAAATGCTGATGTACTTTCACAATTGGCAAGAAAAGATTTACCATTAGCAATAGAGTTGATGTCTAAATTAAAAGTTGAAGGTATTGTTACTGGACAAACTCTACAAAAAATGTTTACTCAAAGACACGCTTTAGATATGGAAGTATTCTTAGGTCAAGTTAATGGTAATATTGAAAATATAATAAATACTGTTACTAAGGGTAAAGATTATATGCAAGATTTTGATGCTCAAATGTATACAGTAAATAATCAGTTACAATTATTTAAACAAAACCTAGAAAGAGGAACAGTAGACGGTATAGATGCCATTAAAGGCTCTTTTGTAGGGTTATTATATGTATATAATAAACTTATGGAGGAAAATCCTAATAGTTGGTTTGATAATATTGCCAGAGGAACTGCAAGTACAATGATGACTTTAGGTTACTTAGGAAAACAGTTTTTAACATTAGGAGTAGCCATAGGACAGTTAAAACATACACTAGGAATAAGTTTAACAAGTTTTGCTGAATTAGGTGCATTCTTAAAAAATGGTTTAAAAATTGCTGTAACAAGTGCATTAGGTTGGATAAGTGCTTTAACTATGGGTATATCTTGGCTTATTTTTTACTCAAATAAATCTCAAACAGAAATGGTACAAAATGCTTTAAAATCAACACAATCTTTAGAAAATCTTAAAGCTAAATTACAAAATTTATCTGCACTAAGAGATAAAGGAAATTTATTAAATAGTAATTTAGGAGATTATGAAGTTGAAATTAAAACTATTGTAGATTTATCTTTAAGTAATGATGATTTAACAAAGAAAATAACAGAATTAGTAGAAAAAAGTAAAAAATACTTTGAAAATAAAGAAGATTATAGAATACAATTACAATTAAAATTAGATACTGAAAAAAGTATAGATAATTTAAAACAAGGTTTAGAAAATATTAAACAAAAAAGAATATCTATGCTAGAGGAATTAAATGCAGGAAATCTTGTACTTGCACAAGCAACTAGGACAGCACGGGAAGTAAATATGTCAGACCCTGATATACAAGCTAAAAAACAAAAATTACAAATAGAAATAGAATTTTTGATTGCTAATGAAAAAGGAGATAATAATTTACAAACTCAACTTATAGAAAAAGCAAGAAAAGTATTAGGAAATGACTTTAAGTTAGATGTTACAAGTGCCTATAAGGATTTATCTAACTATTCTAAACAATTAGTTAAAGATTTTGGAAATATGAATACTCAAATAGAAACTAATCAAGAACAATTAGATAAATTACAACCTGAATACGAAAACTTAATTAAAACAATAGAAGATTATTCAGAAGGTGCAACAGCTGGACAACAAGTAACAGAATTACTAATAAACTCTTTAAATGAAAAGTGGATGCAACAAGGTAAATACTATGATTTAGCAACAGATAGATTATATTCATTTTCAAAAGATTCTACTTATATTTTAGAACAGTTTGATAAGGCTATGTCTAAAAAATACACTATTGAAATAGACCAAAAAAGCTTAGAAACAGCACAAGAAAAGGTAACACAATTAGAATATAAGTTAAAAGCTTTAGATACTATGAATATAAATATACCTATAATGTTAGATATAAAACAAAGACTTCAAACTGAATTAGCTAATGCACAAGAAAATTTACAAGACCAAATAATAAAACAATATGTAAAAGAAAATGGTTTAGACACTAGAAGTATGACAGGTATATTGAATGAATTATATGGAGCTAATGCTACTAACTCTAAGAATTTACAAGTAAGAACTAGATTTGCTTCTGAATTTGAGAATGCTACTAGACAAGACTATGAAACTGTAAGAAACTTTGAAGCAAAAGCAAAATTAATAAATGCTGGAAGAAAAGACTTAAATATTACAGAATCTGAAAGAAAAGCTTATGTTAATGCTTATACTAATTTAGAAAACCAAAGAAAGATATATAAGTCTATGACTGAAGAAGAATTAAGTCATCAAACTAAAAAAGAAAAGAAATCTAAAAAAGAAACAGAATATAAAATGGAATATGTAAAACTTCAAGAAAGAAGTATTGCATTAGAACAATCTTTACTATTAATAGGTAAAGAAGGACTAGAAAAAGAATATCAACAATATTTAAACAAACAAAAATCACTTAAACTTGAATTAGATACTCTAAAAGCTACAAAAGATAGATTAACATTAGAGAATAAACAATATATTCAAAAAGGTAGTAATGAAACAGATGAAGCTTTTATGTCAAGAATAAAAGCTAGAATAGAAGAAATTACTGCTATGGGTACTCTTAGTGGTAAGAATGGACAAGCTATTAAAGAGGAACAACAAGAATTAACAAAAGTATATGATAGTTATATGTCATATATAAATAAATATGATAATTTAGCTATTAATTCTCTTGAAATGCTCTCAAAAGCTATTGATGATGTTAAGAATAAACAATATGAAGCCATAGATAGTATTATAGCATATAAAAAAGAATTATATAATATGAATAAACTATCAGATATGGATTATTTTTCTGTGTTAGCTGATAGTATAGATATTACTAAGTTAAAATTTGAAGATATTAAAAATAGTATAGGGAATCTTAATTTGTCTAATCTTAGTGGAGAAATGCAAAATGCTATCAGAGATTTACTTAATTCAGATGGTATTAATCAAGAAGCTTTAACTTTATATGCTAAATTAGATATTACAGATACACAAGATTTAGAAAAGAGATTAAAAGCATTACAAGATAAAAAAGCTAATGGACTTGCATTAACTCAAGATGAAGAAAAAGAAATGGAACAACTTGTATTGCAACTTGACATACAAATAAAATTAAGAGAAAAGATAAAAGAGTTACAAGAAAAAGGTGTATCTTTGGAACAATTAAAATTAGAAAAGATAAAAGCACAAAACACTGTAGCTCAAAAAGGTTTTTCTCAAATGTCAGATTTTATGAAAGGTAGTGGTACAGGTAGAGTTGGTGCTGGACTTGGAGGTTTATTTGAAGGATTAAGTAATTATGCTAGTTCTATGTCAGAACAAGGTAAAAACTTTTTACCAAAAGAATGGTTATCTAAACTTAGTAGTTTAGGAAGTTTCTTTAAAGGTGTAAATGCAGATACACAAGTAGGTAGTGTTCTTACAAGTGCTTTAGGTTTAAATAATCAAACTTCTCAATTATTTGGTAGTTTAGGTTCATTAGGTATGAGTGCTTTGGGTATGGCAGGACCTTATGGAATGTTAGCTAGTACAGGATTATCTTTACTTGGTGGTATGCTTGGTAAAAAAAATCAAAAGAAACAAGGAGAAGCTGATAAGAAAACAGAACAGGCTAAGAAACAATATGAAGAAAATACTAGACAATTACAAGTAGTAGCAAGTAGATTAGAGAGTCTTAATACAAATTTATTGAACTTAAATCAATCTATGGTAAGTATATTTTCCTCTATGCCAACTATTGATAATATTGCTAGAATAACTGGTGGTATGGAAAAATTATATGGTATAATAAATGTCAATAGAGATTTTGGTAGTGCTAGTTATATGACACAAGAAAGTAGAAAAACAGGAAATTGGTTGACTGGAAAATCTACTGTTACTTGGTTAGAAAATCATCAAATGTCTACACAAGCCTTATTAAAAGAATATGGATTTAATGGTGGCATTTTAGATATGTCAGTTAAAGAGTTAGAAAATTTCTCTAAGTGGCTTAAATCATATAATAAAGGTATAGAAAATAACTTTAAAGAGTATGCAAAAATAGTGGATAATTATGTTACTTCTATGATAACTATTAAAGATATGCTAGATAAATTCTCTTATAGAGTTACTTTTGAATCTTTTAGTGGATTTAGTGTATCTAAACAAGAAGATTTAGTTAAAAATTTAACTCAAATATATAAGGATGCTGGAGTTACTATTACAGAGGGTATAACTCAACAAATAAAAGAACTTGCAAAACAAATGTCAGTAATGGTTACTATTATGTCTGATGTCAGAAAAGATTTTTTAACACAATGGAAAGATACTGGTAAAACAGCAGGAAATTCTTTTGTTAGTGCTATGAAACCTTATGTAACTGGGTTATTAGATAATATGACTCAAGTATATTTTGATACAGTATTTTCTAATAGTGCTAAAAGATTAGAATTACAATTTAAAAATATAGGGGATTTATTATTTAAGTTAAAGAAACAAGGTAGAGATTTAACTTGGAATAAAATTGCTACGGAAATGAGAAAACCTTTCTCTAATGTAGTGGATTTACTTAGAGAAGCACAAGAAAGAACAGATACTTTTACAAGTGCTTTAATAGGTCTACAAAAAGTAGCAAAAGAAAAAGGTATGTCTTTTTCAGAAATGTCCTCTTTAAATTTATTAACAAAAACTCAACAGTCAATGTTTGAGAATTTTAAAACTGCTATACAATCTAATGAGGTAGATAGTGCTTTAACAAGTGTAGGTACTTTTGTAGGAAATACTATTGGAGAGGAAATGTCTAAGAGATTAGTAGATAAATTTTTAGCAACTAGACTAACTGATTTATCAGAACAATTAGATAAGACTTTAAGAGGAAATATGAACTTAAATGATTTATCTAAAATATCTCAAATGGCAATGTCTACTGGATTACAACTTGAAACTGAAAGAAGAAAACTTACAGCAATTAGAGATATGTTTAATTTCAATAAAGATATTAATTATCAAAACAATAATAATGAGATTAAATATGAAACTGGAACATCTCAAACTGTAATTAATAATTTCTATATTACAGGTCAAGTAAATGCTGGTGTAGTAATACCACAAGCAGAAGTAAAACAATTTGTTCAAGCTACTATTAATGATACAATAGAGGTTTTAAAAACAGATAAAGGAATAGATTTAGGAAAAATAAGATAATATTTAAAGGGTATAAAGTTGTTTAAAAGCTTTATACCCTATTATAACAAGGAGTAACACTATGATTGATATAACAGGTACACCTGAAAATTTAACATCACAATCCCTTTATATAGAATTATATAAGACAACTAAAATACACATTACATCTACTATGAATCAAAATGGTGTATTAGAAACAGATGAGAACAACAATAATTTAATGAGTAAACTTAATGTAGGAGATGTAAAAATTGATAGTATTTTAGGTGTAACAAGTGACTATTTATTGCTATATACATCAGATAAAAATAAATATATGCTTATAAATAGTACATCTAGTAATACCTCTTATAAAATGGTATGGAACAAGCAACTGATGTATAAAATAGGTGCTAAAACTCTTTATAATCAAACATTACATTCTGATTATACAGTAGATATTCCTGCTAATTATTCACTATTTGCTTTATATATTAATAATAATAGAGTTAAAGATAGTGAATACTCTATAAGTGGACAAACTATTACTCTATCTCAAAAATTAAGAAATAAATTAGATTTAGTATATAACACTGTAAATATGGTTGTATATAAGACAGACCAAACTATTACAACATCAATAGAATTACACTATTTAAGTGTTAAAGAGTTCTTTAATTCTATTACATTCAGAGATGAAAGTTATTTTACAACTAATAATATTAGAGAACATATTAATTATGAGAGTTTAAAGTATGATGAAGAAATAACTAATGAAACTTTTGGTAATGAAAGAAGAAAAGAAATAATTAGAACAAATATGATACCTAAATTAACTCTTTCATATTTTGTAGGAGAGAATTTTACTGACTTTGGTAATGAATTATTAAGTAAAACTTTTAGAGTGATTGTAAACCACCCTAATACTAAAACTATGGAAATATATCCTAATTGTATAGTTACAAGTGGTTATAAAAAAGATTATGCAAAAGAGAAAAATACAGTAGAAGTAGAAATACAATGTGATGGTAGATATGAAATACAATTTGGTACTCAACCTCAATTAATTAATAGACCTTATAATAGTGGAACATATAATAATGGAATTTATGGATAAAATATACTTGACAAATAACTTCTTTTATGTTATAATGAAATAAAAGTTAGAAAATTAATTAAATATTATAATATAAAAGGAGTGATGTGCATATATGAACACAGAATTAAAAGTATTACAAAATGAAGGAAAGGAAACTATATCTAGTTTAGATTTAGTTAAACAAATTAATATTTTTAGAAAAGAGGAATATTTAACTAAATTAGAATTTGATTTATTAACAGAAGCAGAAAAGAAAAGAGGTAGAGCAACAGAATTAGTACACAGTGATTTGTTAAAGGTAATTCGTGATGAATTTGAGGAAGAAATACAAAAAGGAGAAATTTCCCCCTTGTTCTACATGGCTAAAATTGGGAATGGAGCAGAAAAAGAATACCCTTATTATGAATTAACATTAGACCAAGCTAAACAAATTCTTATGAGAGAAAGTAAATTTGTCAGAAAGGCTATGATTAAATATATCAATGCTTTGGAAAATAAAGTTGCAGAGTTAGAATATGAATTATCTCAAAGAGATGCTTTAATAGGTAAAATAGTAACTTCTAATAATCAACAAGAAAGAATAGAATATTTTGGTGTATTTTATGATAAATATGTAAAACCTAATGAACAAAAAGCATTATTCTATGATAAAGTAGCAGATAATAAAAAATACATAGATTTTAAAACAGTTGCTAAACTTTTAGAAGATTTAGGGTTTGGTAGAAATATTTTATTAGCCTTATTAAGAGATAAAGATATTTTAGACAAAAGAAATCAACCTTATCAACAATATGTAGATAGAGGGTATTTGAAATTTAAAGAAATTTATGTAGAAAAGACAGATAAATTAGCTTTTCAACCTTTAATATCTCAAAGAGGATTGAATTGGTTAATAAAGAAATTGATTGAATGGGGTTATTTAGATAAAGAACAAGCACAAGGAATAAAGACACAAAGTTTATTTTAACAATGAAATAGTTAGTATCCCTATAAGTGATTCTTTGGAAATAAAGGAGTTTTAAATGTATGAGATTAAAACTCTCAATGATGAATTTATCTGTTATTGTAGTGGAACACATAATGTAGTACCTACTCACAGAAATGCAAAGAAAACTACTACAATAACAGGTAGAATAATCAACGAGAAAGTAGCAAATAGAAAATATATAACAATAACAATAGCAAAAATATTAGAAAGTCAATATAATATCTTAGTAGATATATTTAACTATGCTAATGATAGAATAATATTGACTGACTTAAATACCAATAAAATATATACTGATTTATTTATTGATGGAGAGGAGTTAAGATTAAATCAAAATACTCTTGCAGAACCTGAAAATAATGAGGTAACATATTTTACTGGAGATATAGTTTTAATGGAAAGAGGTTAAGATTGAATAGAAAATTAGCAGAAAGTAATGATATAACTTTAAATAATCTTATAGCATTATCTAATATAAATATTAAAATAAAGCCATTAGACACTGTTGTACACTCTTTAATAGGTACAGACACATTAGTTATACCTATTAGACTTGAAGAGCCTATAACACAGTATAAGAACCAATATTTAGTAGTTGGAGATGAAATAGTTAAAATATTTAGTATAGATAATACTACAAAAGATACAATAGATGGAAAACAAAAAGATAGTTGCCATATAAATATAATTAGACAACAGTTTCACACACAAGCAACTGAAACTTTGATAGGAAAACATTGTAGATTAGTAACAATACTTACATATGAAAATCAAGGTTCAGATGTACTCTCTTATTCATTCACTGACAGTGCTACTAATACAAGTTCAGATTTATTTTCAGTAGATTTATCTAATGGAAGTTTAGTATTTACAGATAATTTTCAAAGATGGAGTCCTTTATCTACTATACAAGAATACCAAGTGCATAATAAGAAAACTATTGTATATTTCTTTAAAGGACAAAATAATGATATGATACTAAAAAATTTAAGTATTGTAGAAAAGATTAGTTTTGCCACAGGAACATCATCAGACATTAAAAGAATTACAATATCATTAAAAAATTATTTATATAAATGGTATAATCAAGATGTATCTAGTATTAAAGTTTTAAAGAATATGCAACCAAAAGAGTTCTTTAAGACTATTTTTAAGTTAAAAGATAATGAGGTATATTATGTTACTGGTGTAGACCCTAATAAAGCTATAACAGTTAATAGAGTAGCTTTAAAGAGTTTTAAAAAGGTTAATGAGTTATTAAAATCTTACTGTAAACATAGTGCTATTAGATTTACTTTTGATAAATTTGAGAGAATAAAGATATTTACTGACTATTTTATAGATAATTTACAAGTAGATGACCATTTTAGCACAAATATAAGTGATATTATGGTAAATGATGAAAACAAACTTATATTTAATACTGTCAAAGGAGATATATATTCTAATCTACCTATGTATAATTTTGATGACTTAGATAGATGTTATGTAAATTTCAAAAAGAAAATACCTAATGCTTTTATGTCAAATGAAATGTTAGGATTTAGTGGACAAACTTATTATCCTTTGGAAATAACAATACCTAATAATGATTTATTTACAAGTAGTACAATAGGGGATTATGTACTTGCTAAATGTACTTTTGCACCTTATACAGAATTTTATGGTAGAGTTATTATTAAAGAAGCACCTAATAAAGTTAAATTAACCTTCTTTGCTTGGGATAAAGATTATAGATTATTAGTTCAAGGTAAAGAAAAATATATCAATAATTTATTAAATACAGTATCTAAACCTATGGATTTATACTATGTAAGATTTGAATTACCTGATATATTTAGATTTAATAGAAATATAGGGGGACATTCAAGAGAATTTGCATTAGATTATCCTATATTACCTAGAGTAAATGGAGAACCTTTATATAAAGAAACAATAGATATTACTTTTGGTAGTGCTAGTAATCTTAAAGTAGGTAGTTATAGTGGTACAGTAGAAGATATAAATAAAATATTTGGAGTATGGGATAATCAAAATCTTAAATATAATATGGAGTATGCACAATCACACAGTTCTACTACATATCCACCTATATATATGCTGTCTAATCATATTACAGAAAAGAAATTTGAAGAGGGTTGGGTAGCTGAATATACTACTTTTGATAATTCTGACATTCAATTAACAGTAGAAGAAAATTTAAACAGTGATAAGAATATTGATGCTACTCTTATACTAATAAATACAAGAAATATACCTAAAAATCAATTATTTGTAGACCAAGAATTAGATAGAAAAGGTAATCAATTTTTAAGAGTATCAGATATTAGTTTATATCATATTGGAGATGTATTAATAGTAAATAAACCTGAAGATAATCCTACACAACAGGAATTAGAGGAATATAATAATACTTTAAAAGGTATTAGATGGACAATTAAAGGTAAATATTCAGAAACTGTAGGTAGAGAAACACATCATTATATTCTTGTAGATAGTCCTTTTGCTAAGAGAAATTATGGTAAGAAATATAAATTTACTAAATTTCCTAATGAAAGTGTAGTATTTTTACAAGAATTATATATTAAAGGTAATCCTATTATTCAACATAAACAATCTTTTGTAGGTGTTTCTAGTGATAGAACTAAAACTGGAGAAAGTTCAAAATCTTTATATGAAGAAAAAGATTATGATATAGGTAGTCAAGGTTTATTAGAAAAGACAGAATTAGAAAAATTATTAGGATATATATTAAATAACTATAATGCAACTTCTAATGAAACTACCAAATATAAATTGCCTTTAAAACTCTTTAATGCTTTACATATAGAGCCTTTGGATATAATAACTATTGATGACCCAATATTTACTAATATAAATAAAGATACTTATAAATGGATAGTGTTATCAGTCAAAATTAGTTCAGATACAAATAATGTAGAATTAGATTGTTTAAATATAAATAAAAAGAATACTAAACCTTATTCTTTAGATATTAAGAATGTACTTGAATATAAACCTATTGAAATACCTAAATATTCAAATACAGGTACAGAAAATTTAGGTAACGGACAATCTGATTCAATAAAAGATGATGATGTAGGTCAAGTATGGGTAGCTAAAATAGATGAAAAAGAATTTTCTGCAATAGTAGAAAAATATAATAATGGTTATATTTGGTTTAAAGGTTTTGATGGTACTAAACAAGCTGAATATAAAGATAAATTGTTTGGTAAAGGTATAGAATTTGTAGTAGATATTAACGGAGAGATGATATTAGTAAATTCAGATTTACAATATCGTGCTATGATTAGAAAAAGACAAATGTATGCTACAAATTATAATGAGATATTGGCAGGACAAAAAGTAAAATTCTTAGCTATAACAATACATACAGATGTAGATGGTACTTTATATGGTAGAAGAATACATATAGGGGATAATAAAAACTATTTCCACTACGATATGATAAATGGTGCTACTTTTAAAGGTAATTTCCAAGTAGGAGAAGCTAACCAAAACAGTGATAATGACCTTTATAATGCTTTGCAAAATAATAGAGTATTTAGAGATAGTAGTAAACCTATAAATAGTGCTACTGTTAGACTTAAAAAGGGAGATATTTGGTATGACACTGCTAATGGAAATAGACCTTATGTATATGATGGTGCAAATTGGCTATCTACAAGAGATGGTAGTTTAGAAAATAATATTGAGTTCTCTAAAATAATATATTCAAATGAACCTCAAGTTATAGGTATTCAAGATAATGATTTTTGGGTAGATACAGATGATAATAATAACATATACATAAGAAAAAATAATACTTGGGTATCTTTTTATTCTGCACCTACTTTTGCTAAAACAGGACAAAAAGTATTTCATCAAACTAACGAACCTGTATCAGATTTTAATTATCAACTTAAAGAGGGAGATATTTGGTTTAATGCTGATGAAGGTTTAATTCGTAAATCTTTTAGACATAATAGATGGGAAGATGTTAGAGAACCTTATGTTATATCTACATTAAATGGTAGATATATTTTTATAGGTGCTAATACACCTACTGTATGGAGAAATAAAGATATTTTCATAAATGTAGTAGATAAACATACATATATAAATAATAATGGAAATAGTGAAATATTAGGAAACAATGTATTAGAAGTAGAGAATAATAATAAAATTCATTTTGTAGATAGTTACCCAAAAGGTATTGCAAAAACTGGGGATTTATGGGTAGATATAGACAATAATTATATTATTTATTTCTATCATAATGGAAATTGGGAAGGAAAACTGTTTAATTAAATATAATTATATTTAATTAAAACTTTAAAGAAAACCCCTACTTTAACAGTGATGTTGAGGTAGCTTGAATTTAAAACTAGGAAACCGTAAAGACAAGTTAAACCACAAAGTAATTAGAAATGATAGGCTTGAGGGTTACGAAAGTAGAAAAAATTAACTTGTATGTCCTATGATGAAATAAAAGTTATAATTAAAATAGTCTTTTTATTAGTGCAACCTATTTTAATTATAATTCTAAGGGAACACTGTTTATAAAAGGTAAAAGATAGTAAACAGTAAAGTTAATCGGTGTTTAGTTACCAATGCTCTAAGGCAAAAGCTATGAGTAAGGTTCAACGACTAGGGGATTGAGTCCCCCTCTGTAAATAAGAGATAACTGTTAAACAACAGTAAAGTAAAACCACAAGCAGATATATTGACATGACTTTATATTGAGGGTGGAAGAAAAATATTCATATCTTAATTTATTAAGATAAACAAATAGTCTACGCTTATGTGAAAGCATAAGAGGTCTACTCGTGAGAGAAAGACTGCTTTAAGAGTTGCGACTTAAAGTGAATACACAAAAAATCTATTAAAATAAATTTGACAATTAAATACATTCGTGTTATAATATACATATCTTAATTAAAAAGGAGGTGTGTATGTTATAGGTATAGAGTATACATTTATAGGTAGTAAAATAAGATTATTACCAACTAGAGAACAAGAAGAATTATTATGGAAATCAGCTGGTTGTTCAAGATTTATATACAACTGGGCTTTAACCAAACAAATAGAGAATTATAAAAATGGAAATAAATTTATTAAAGATACTGAATTAAGAAAAGAAATGACATTACTTAAAAAAGAAAAAGACTATGAATTTTTAAATGAAATAGGAAGTAATGTTTTAAAACAGTCTGTTAAGGATTTATGTTTAGCTTATAAAAAATTCTTTAATAAAAAAGCAAGTTTTCCTAGATATAAGACTAGAAAAAGTAATATAAGTTTTTATGTAAATTATGAAAGTATGAAGAAAACTCAAAATGGTGTTCAATGTGAAAAGTTAGGAAATATTAGAACATCTGAACAATTACCAAAATTACTTAAAGGAGAAAAGCATTACTTAGAACCTCATATAAGTTTTGATGGGAAATATTGGTATATAGATTTCACTAGAAAAATAAAAATACATAAAACTAAATTTAATGATATTACAATAGGAATAGATTTAGGAATAAAAAATCTAGCCACTTGTTCAAATAAAAAAGTTTATAAGAATATTAATAAAACTAAAAAAGTAAGAAAGTTAAAAAAGAAATTAAAAAGATTACAAAGAAAAGTTAGTAAAAAATATCTTATGAACAAAGTAGGTAATAAATATATAAAAACTAAAAATATTATTAAATTAGAAAGAAAAATAAAATTAGTACATAGAACTTTGACTAATATTAGAATAAATCATATTCATCAAGTAACAACAGAGATAGTGAAAACCAAACCATCAAAAATTGTTATGGAAACATTAAGAATAACTAATATGTTAAAGAATAAACATCTTTCTAAAGCAATATCAGAACAAAGTTTTTATAGATTTATAAGTTTTATAGAATATAAATGTAAATTATATGGAATAGAATTTGCTAAAGTTCCAACATTTTATCCTAGTTCTAAATTATGTTCAAGGTGTGGACACAAGAAAAAGGATTTAAAATTATCAGATAGAACTTATAGATGTAGCCATTGTGGGCTTGAGATAGATAGAGATTACAATGCAAGTATAAATTTAGCAAATTATAAAATTAATTCTTAATCAAATAAAAGATAGAATTAATATGTACCGAGCGATACACGGGAATTTAAGTCTGTGGAGAGTTATACCAAACTAGAGTAGTAGAAATATGAAATAGGACTTAATGAAGCAGAAAGTTAAGTAGAAATGCTTAACAAATGGAAAGTTTATTTAGATTTGAATAGATTTTTTGTATCGGATAGTCAGTTTAATAATATTAATTCTTATGTTCAAGATAGTATTAATATATCTAAATCTTTAAATAAGTATGTATCAGATACTATTGTAAATATTGAAAATATAGGTGGAGATAATAAAATTACACCAATGGAAAAACAATCTCTTAAAAAAGAGGTAGAGGTATTAAAGGCTAACCATAGTGTTTTAAAAAATAAAGCTGATGTATTTCCTGAATTAGCTACAAAAATGACAACTGTAGAAAATCTAAAACAAAAAGTAATAGATTTTACAACCCCTTTATTAACAGATATGAATATAACATCTAGTGTAGTATCTAATGAATTTAGAAAAGTATTTGTGAATTATTATGAAAAGTATAATGATTTATTAACAGAAATAATACAAAAATCATCAGATAAAGCTAAAGATGAGGCTATTAAAGATGTAAAAACTAGAATAGATAATATTAAAAAATTAGTTGATGAAACAATAGGACAACAAACAGATGGTAAAATACAATCTTGGTATCAACCAAACGACCCAGCAATAAATTGGACAACAGAACAAGGTAAAAAAGCACATACAGGGGATATTTGGTATAAATCTGATGACACTACAATGTGGAGATGGAATGGTACTAGATGGAATACACTACAAGCAAGTTCAGAAGATAATATAGCAAGACAAATAGCACAAAAGAAAGCTACTATATGGGTTAACACTCCTAATACTCCTTACAATAGAGGAGATTTTTGGGTAAGAAATCAAGAGTTATACATATCAGTATCTGCAAGAACTGTAGGAGAGTTATTTCATTCTGAAGATTGGATTTTAGCTACTAAATATACAGATGACACTATTGCTAATGAAACAAAAAATAAGGTAGATTCAGGAGCTATAACTTTGAATGGTAGAACAGTAGTAAATGGAGATTTTAAAGTTAGGGGTCAAAATGTAGAAATCAACGGACAAACTACAATTACTGGTCTATTAAATTTATTTGGTGGACAAGGATTAATTGTTTATAATGGTACAACAGAACAAACCTCTAATAGAAGAATAGTTATACAAAATGGGGTAATATATGTTCAAGCAAGGAGTAATTAATAATGCCTAATTATAGTGGTTATTGGTATACAATAAAAGCTTTTAAACAAATAGATATAATAGAAGTAAAAGTTAATACTAATTTTAATTTATCTAGTGTAAGTAGATATAAAACTTGGGTAAACCCTCAACTTATACCTACTTATAAGTATTTTAAAGGTGTATACCCATCTACCACAGCTAGTCTATCTGTTGTAGGGTTAGGTAATAATACTTATAAAGTGCAAACACAAGATGTAGATAATGGAAGTATTGCTTATGTTCTATGTATAGAAGATGATTTGGTTTTATCAGATTATCCCTATGAATACCCTTTGACAACAACCTTTACTGGTTCTTGGGAAACACAACATATACTTAATGCTATGGAAGTATATACAGTTAATTCCTCTAATGATTTTACTTTTATTTTACCTAAAAATACTAATAATATAAAAATATTTCCTGTATTTGATTATATGACTGCACCTTTAGGTTTAAGAGAATTTACTTTTAATATTACAAAAGTAAACAATCGTTCTTGGAAAGTACAACCTATGTTTAGATATAGTTATAAAACAGACTTTTATAGATATATAAATAATTGTGCTTTAACAGTATATAATGCTAGTTTAATAAGAGTAACAACAAATATATATTATAGAAAATTTTTAAGGAATAATGATAATAGTCCCTTTGGTGTTAGTACAGTGTATTACAATATTGCAGGTTCATCAAGTAATTATACAGTGTATCCAGACCCTAGTGATTGGGAAACAAGTTGGGTACAAAGTGGAGCTATAGGTACTCTTTGGCATCCTGTGGAGTATCAAACTTTACCTTCTACGGAATCTGTTTTGGTAAGAACTAATGAAATGAAACAAACCTCTTTTAATGTAAATGTAAATACCTCTTTAGGTAAAAATGCGACTAAAAATGAAATTATTGTTAGTGTAACTAGACTAGGAGATAGTTTAGTTCCTTACAATAATTGTGGTTTAAAAATATATGTAATATATGAATAGGAGAAATATAAATGGGAAATTGGTATAATTTAATGACTTTTAAAAGAGGTAGAACTTTATATATACCTAATAGTTCTTATATAAGTAAGGATATACAACAAGAACTAGGTAATGGTGTACCTTTTACTAATCCAAAGGTAATAGTAGGTAGTAGTGGTTTTGTATTTGATACAGAAAGTAAATTATATAATAGACATAGTATTAGTGGGCAGACTTTAAATATACAAAGGTATAGAACCCCTATGCAAGTATATTCTGAAAGTTTAAAACAAAAATGGGTATATTCAGTAGGACATACTAGCTGGATAAGTCCTACATCTTGGAGTATCTCTCAATCTAAAACTAAAATGCTTATATTTGATTTTAGTGTAGTAACAGGTAGATATACTCCTAGTAGTGCTATAGGGGGAGGTTTACCCGATTTTTTTGAACCTAATGTACTTTTAATGAATGCCAAAAACAATGCTGTAATAAAACAATATACCTCAAGGGGTCAATGGGATTGGTATAGTGCGAACCCTCAATATAATGTATACAAAAGTGGGGATATGGTATATGAGGAAAGTAGAAATGCTAGATACATTATAGAAACTAACGGGGATTTATATGGAAATAGTTATAAAATAAATGTTCTTCCTTTGGAACTTCAAAATTTAATAGATAAAGGTAGGGAAACACTATTAAAATTATATTCCTGTACTTATTTTATTAATTTATTTGTATATATAACACTTTATTATGAAACTTATGATAGAGAATTGGGTTCAGATACTATAGCTTATGTTTTTGAAGGTTAGGAGATAGAGATTATTTTCTATCTCTTTTTATTTTATCTTAATAAAAATTATTCTTGACAGAATTTAGTTTATGTGCTATAATTAATTATCAAAAAATAAAAAGGAGGAATATATGAAAAGTAAAATAGATATAGAATATATAAATATACTTGGTTTATTTGGAGAAAGAGATGTAAAATTAGATTTTACTAATTTAGTTAATATATTTATAGGAGAAAATGGTTGTGGAAAAACTGTGGTACTAAACATATTAAGATACATATTCCAAAATCAAATATATTTACTTGGTAATATAAATTTTAAAGAAATACAAATTAAATTTAAAAATGAAAATGTTATTAATTTTTCAAGACAAAATATAATTGATTGGAAGTTTGGACAGACTAATGGATATTTACATATAGTGAAATTAAGAAAATTGATTCAAAAATATAATTTACATAAAAAAGTAATATTTTTGTCTACATATAGACAATTTGAAAATAATTTTTACATAAATAATATTAAACCTATAAAGAAAGAAATTAACAATTTTATTACTACTTGTGAGAAATTTTTATATAATAAAAAAATTGAATATAAAAATTTTCAAGGAACAATAAATGATTTAAAAATTAAATATAAAGATAATATAATAAAAGGAGAAAATCTTTCTCATGGAGAAAAACAAATAATTTCTATATTTTCTAAAATATATTTTAATAAGGAACAAGATATTATTGTGCTTATAGATGACCCTGAAATATCATTAAACATAAATTGGCAAAAGGAGTTAATACCTAATATAGTAAATACAAAAAAGATAGGATTATTAATTGCAATGACACATTCTCCTTTTATATTTGAAAATGAATATTTTGATGAGTGTACAAAGGAGTTGATAAAATAGTTATGTCAAGAGAGATTAAAATATTAATATTACAAGATAAATTGAGTTTTTTAGAGATAATTAACCCAATAGAATTAATTATATTACCTGCTACAGAATATAGAGAAGATGAATTAATTATTAGAGATAGTTATACTAGAGAATATAAATTGTCTTTAATTAATAATACAGAATATACTTATACAGTTTATTTAGAAGATACCTTGAATAGTTATACTAATAAGATTAAAAGTTCAGTAGGAATCTCTAAAATATATGATATGATAAAACATTTTAAATTAAGTGAATATAAGAATGAACTGACATCAACACAAAAAACTAGAAGTTTATCTGTATTTATAGATGACTTGAATAAAGAAATAATAATAAAAAGAAAAGATAATTAGTAAATTTTATTTTCTTTTTATTATGGTATAATTAAATTAGCTTAAAAAATAAACATAAACATAAAAATAGAATGAATAATAAAAAGGAGGGCATATATGGAATTAACTAAAAATTTTGAAGTAGAAGATAAAATATTTCTTTTAGGTAGAAAGACTAAGGATTGTGTTATTACAAAAAAGAATAAATTATTTATGTTTACTGTAAAAGGTAAAGAATATAATTAAGGAAGATTTTATTAACATTTTAGATGATAATGAAATAGAGTTTAATTATTAATATACATCACAAGTAAAAAAGAGAGTACCTAAGTAGCTAACCCTACTTCCTACTCTCTTTTTTATCCCCAACTTTTCCTATATCTCCTCATTAAAAACCAACCCTCTCACACCTCGTATAACACATTTAAAACGAGTAAGGTATATAATTATACCTCTCACAAGATAAAACTCGTTAAACAGCCTCTCATAGCCTCAAATAAAAATACTGATAAATAGTGAATATTTTACTTGACAAACAGATAAAAGTATGATATTATTAGTTATCAAGTAAAGGAGAGTGAAATTATGAAATATAAATATCTAAATAAAGAATATGAAACAATAACAGATATTAAGAAACATTTTAGAGAGTTATCAAAGAAATACCACCCTGATAAAGGAGGTACAGACGAGGGAGTTATTTCCTAATAAATATTACTATGGTATAATATTAGAAAATGAAAATCCAATATCAGAGGAACAATTAGCAAAGGATTATAATTTTGAGGTAGCTACTTTTTATACAAATGATAACTTTTGCATATATTACTAATGTATTAGTATTTCTTAATCAAAATGCAAAAACTATAAGTAGAGCAGAATATGGAGAAAATTGTTTATCAAAATGTACCTATATTATTTATGGCAGGTGGAATTGCTAGGCTAAAAGCAGAGGATAGCATAGAGCCTTTCCTTAAATCAACTCAATCATCTATCAGTTATGGCTATATTGGAATTGGAGATGTACTAGAAGTATGTACAGACAGACAACATAGTATAAATGATGAGGTAGGATTAGACTTAGGTTTACAATTAATAAAAACTATAAGTGAAGAAGCAAATAAAATAAAAGAAAATACAGGACTTCCTGTATCAGYAGGAGTGCCAYATACTGMTGACAKTKSGATAWGTGTTTAGTTTGTGAATATATTGTACGAGATTAGTTAAGTAAATGGTGGAGGTGTAGGGGACTAGGACGCTACCTGTTCTTTTTCTGAACATAAAGGGAAACACCTGTTCAGTTTTAGGTCATTATGTTTTATTATAGTACATTGTGTACTTTTATCATACACAATTAATAATTATTACTAATAATATTTATTATTATCTATTAATAACATTTATTTACATTAATTATTATTTTTTATAGTTGAATAATTTTTTAATTGGCTTGTGCTAATAACTTTTATTTAATATAATTTTTATTTATAGTATCTTTATATAAAAATAATTATTATTCATTATAGTTTATAAAATAATTTATTAATAATTTTTATTGATGGTATCTTTTATTTAAGATTCTAATTATATTTATTAATTATTATTCTTATAAGTTGCACAAGAAAAATTATTATACTAATTAAATAATAAATATTTATAATAATAATTACATTTAATAATTGTTATCTTTAAAGTTGGCACTAAAAAAAATAACAAACTATCATTAATAATAATTACTAAAAATAATTATTATCTGTTATTGCAACAATAAAAATATTATTAAATTCAATCTATAATATTTAATTAAAATAATTATTAGTAGTATTATTTATTATTAGCACAAGCCAATTAAAAAATTATTCAACTATAAAAAATAATAATTAATGTAAATAAATGTTATTAATAGATAATAATAAATATTATTAGTAATAATTATTAATTGTGTATGATAAAAGTACACAATGTACTATAATAAAACATAATGACCTAAAACTGAACAGGTGTTTCCCTTTATGTTCAGAAAAAGAACAGGTAGCGTCCTAGTCCCCTACACCTCCACCATTTACTTAACTAATCTCGTACAATATATTCACAAACTAAACACTTATCCCAATACCTAACAATTTCTATCTTTACTGTCATATTTCAATACTTTCATATCCCTTTTTTGAATTTCATTCGTTACACTCACTCAATTATAGTACAGTATGTTTATGTATCTTACTATCTGTATTATATCTATAATAATATAAATCTATTGTTCTAAAATAAACTATTGACAACTATTATATTTTATGTATTGAATCAATTTGTTTTTATTAAAGTAACCTTGTATGTTTTTAATACTCTTATTCTATGTCAATACTCTCAAACTCTCTATTTATCTATCATTGACTATCTTTTTAAATCTGTATATATTCTATACACTGCCTTTTCTCTCAATCTGTTATCTATTTATTATACAGTGTTATTTTATCGCTTTTAGTACATCAATCCTGAAATATTACAGCCTCAACTCCTCTATTTATGCACTGTCTAGCTTTGAACCTCTATAATCAATTTTAAAAGGTGTTATTTTATTATTTGATATAATAATACCTTTTATGTCTATAAACTCTCAAATTATGTCTATTAATTTTTAACAGTCCATTTTATGCTAGGTTGAAACCTCTCCAGCATTAATTATATATGATTAAATTAGTATACTAATAATTTATAGCCTTTTCTTAAATATAAACTTATTATTATACTATAAATTATTTTAATTGTCAATATGTTATTTTTATAAATTTTTCTTTCTGCTAGTGCAATTAAAAAAGATTATAGATTTCTTGAATCTATAATCTTAAATTATTATATAATTTTATTGAACAAAAAAAAGCTATCTAATATCTTACTTAGATAGCTTTAATCTTTTAATCTAAGACATCTACTATAATACTATCTAATATCTTAGATGTCTTAATACTTTGATATTCAATTTCAATTCTATCATTTTCAAAATCATGATAGAAATTAATATACATAGAGTTCTTGAATCTCTTAAAGAACTCTTTAATTTTTTCTATATCCTCAGTATTTACAATTTTAAAATTGTAAATACCTTTTTTATATTTACTATGAACCTTATTTTTAAATGTTAAGGTATCCCCTAACACCTCTAAAATTGCAAACTTGCTTTCTATTTTCATTTTAAAACCTCCTAAAAAATTTATTATTTTACTATATAATTATACTATATTTTTAAACATATTGCAAGAAAAATTTTAATAAAATTAAATTGATTTTCCTGAACCAAAATAAAAAGCTAGTGTATTTCACTAGCTTTTTTTATTTTCAATTCTAATATTTTCAACTTTAAATTGATATAATAGTTCTTTCTCTTCGTCTATTATTTCAACTTTGTTTCTATCTTTTAAAATATTGATAAAAACATTATCCTTGTTTCTTAAAAGAGTTCTAACTGTTTCAATACTCTCTCTATTTTTTAATCTAAATGCTAATTTATCCCCATCTTTAAAAATTAGTTTAAAACATTTACCAAGTCCTAAAAAATAATCTAAATTTTTCATATAATTTACCTCCATAAAATTTAATTTTCTATACTATTATAATATCATACTTCTTTTAAAATTGCAACTATTTTTTTTTAATTTTTATAAAAAATTTTTAATCTTACAATTTATCTATATTTCAATTAAATTTTTATGAATTAGTTGCAACTAAAAAAGCTAGTATCTTTAAATACTAGCTTGAATATATTTAATTTATCATTAAACTTGTTATAAATATATCTTTAAAGATATATTTTTCTATTTCTGTAATTTCTACAGAAAAATTTAACTTATTAAATTCATGATAGAATCTAACATTTAAACTATATCCTTTTTTATCCATATAATCTAATAATTTTATTAGATTATATAAATTTTCTTGAGAGTTTTCATTGAACTTAAATTTTAAGTTTTTTATTATAATTTCTCCAGTATTCACATTAATATTTACATAAACTCCAAATATTAGCCATTCTTTTTTACTTATTTTCATTTTTGATACCTCCATTTTTTTAGATGTCTTAAACATCTTTTATATTTTAATTATACAGTATCTTAAACATAATGTCAATAAAATTTTTATAATATTAACATATAACTTGTATATATTAATCATTTATACTATAAATATTAAAATAAAGATTCCAACAACAAATTTAAGACATCTAAAATACAAGCTATATAAAATTATATCACTTTTCTTTTAAAGCTTTAAATTCGGCTATCTGATGGCTTTAAAATAGATATTAGATTTAAGATTACATCTAATTATTTTAATCTATAATTGTCTATATCCTCAAATAAATAAAAAAAAACGGCTTGTTATAGCCGTTTTATTTACATCTTAGAATAATTATTATGAAAATAATTACCCCCAAGTACACTCCTATACTCTCCATTTTTCCACCTGCCTAAGAGTATAAACAAGCTAACAGTTTATACTCTTTATAAGTAGCAACTAACTTGCTACTTTTACTCTTTATTAGCTTTCTCTTAATACTTTTTAGTATTAAAATAATTTCTTTTTTGTTCATTCTTTTCAACTCCTTTTTTTTTATTATAAAATTAATAGTTTACTATAATATTTATTACAACAAATATCTTCTATAACTGTTTTTAACTGTCCTTGTGCTATTAAATCCCCTTCATTTGTGTAAAGACTATATTTATAACCTTTACTATTTCCCCAGCACTTGAAACTATTATTATAAGTTCTATAAAGTTCTAATTTTATAGAATGTGTTTTATTCCATTTTACAACTTTTCTCGCCAAACTTTCATAATCTCTAATCATTTTAATCCTCCTGTTAGCCGATTTTACGGCTTTTCTTAATTTTTTACAAGTTCTCTACTTGCTTGAATATAATATACATTATTTTCTAAAAAATGTCAATATATTTTATTAAATAATTTTAAATTATTTTTAACTCTCCATTTTTCCAGAACTTGCAACTAATAAAATAACATTCTATACAATAAATTTAATAAATTTCTATGAACTTCTTTTAAATTTTATGAATACATCTATATCTAATTAACTATTTATCTATAAATTTAAACTTGAATGTCTATAATATGCTTTAAAAGAATTTTAATCTATATAGCTATATAATTGTATACCTTGCTTTTAAAATTCTTTAAAACCATATCACAAGCCTTTTAAATTGATATAACCTTTAATAGTCCATTTTATCAATAATTCCTTTGTATTGATTGAACTTGCTAGAATATTGAATATACTAATATTTAAGATATTGATGCTAGGACAATTAACCTATTATTCTATATTTCTAGTATATTGTGTATTATAATTATACTACATAATTAACTTGAATAAAAAGACATCTTTAATTTTTATATCTTAGATTCCAACACCAGCAACTTTTATAATTCTAATATAGAATCTTAAATCTAATTTAAAGCTATTATACTATGTTTTAAAGCATTCTATACATATAGATATATAAATTATAGTTTAATATCTTAGAACTTTAAATAATAGTATATTATAACTTTAAATTATTGTTTGTTTTTCCTGCACCAAATAAAAAAAAAGGTATCTAATAATCTTAGATACCTTGAAATTTTTAAAATTTTATAATAAAGCTACTGCTAATAATGTATATTATTGTTAATGTATAATACCATTTATTCATATATTCCACCTCCTGAACCAATTTTATGAATATATTTAAGATACAGAAATTAAAGTTTTATTAGACTTCAACAATGTATTGTCTATATGTAGTAAATAGCACTTTTTACCTGTTTTTGTTTTATACTTTATATTCAAATGTTTACTATTTTCTTGAATATCTAATACATTTACTCCATTTTCTGCTAAAAAGAATAAATAATTATTTAAAATCTTTTTAGTATTTTTTCCAGATAAACCTAATTTTTCAACAAGTCCAACTAATTCTAATTTTTTCATTTTTCATATCCTCCTATTTTTTGCACTTTTAGAGTACCATTTTTTCTGATACTCTAAAAGTATTTTTATTTTTTAACTGTGAAATAAATTGCTAACACTATAAACAAGCAAGGAATAAATAATCCCTTAACTAATTCAAACATCTAAACCTTCTGAAATATCTGAACCTAAAGCTTTAAGTTCAGATAAAATCTCAAGGTGTTCAGTTTCCAAACATTCTCCATAAATGTCTAAAAACTCTGAAATTATTTCCTTTTCTTGATTTAATATTGATTTTTCGTGTTCCATTTCTAAACAACTTTCAAAGTTTCCACAACCATTGATATAAAAATAATCGTCTTGCCAGTTTTTTATATCTCCAAAAAAAACGGCACTAGCTATTTCTTCTCCTTCATATCCTGAAAATTCAATTAATTCTTCTATACTACTAAAAACATTAATAATGTCTTCAAATGTACCATTATAATTGCATACATATCCTGCTAGTATTTCCAATAATTCAGCTTTTCTTTTCATTTAAGACCTCCATTATTTTTTAAGATAACTAATTATACTATAAATTTTATAACTTGTCAAATATTTTTTTACAAGTTGCATAAATTTTTTTATTAACTTATGCAACTTGTGTATTTTCTTAAACTTCTTTTAATACATAACCTTGCAAGTCTTGATTATATACCATTTTTTCAGATATAAACTTTTCAAGACTTTTTAAATCTGAAATTTCTGAAAAATAGTTTGTAAAAAACAAATTTCTATATTTTCCAGTAGTTTTTGAGGCTTGGTAATTACCTCCAACAAATTTAAGTTTTCCATATTCTATAATAGCAATAATGCTATTATAAGATTGAAATATAACTCCCTTGTCTGTAGCAATTACATATTGATTTTTAACTCCAAAATCCTCAATAACTCTTGTAAAATCTTTCATATACTTCTACCTCCTAAAATTTTAATATTCATTTTCCATTGTTCTTAACCTTATAAAACTATTATAGCATCTTTTTAAATTTATGTCAATAATTTTTTTAATTATTTTATAAATTTCTTTTTCTGCTATCTGTTTATCTAAGTGTTTACATAATACCATAGATTAAAAAGTATGTCAATACATTTTTTATAAAATTTTTAGATTTCTCCAGAATGAACCATTTTATCTGTGTTTCCAGCATCAAAAAATTTTTATCTGTTGTAGAAGTTGCAACTATTTTAAATCTTTTCTTAAATCTAATTATCTAAAATTCTATAATTACACTTGTAAAGCTATCAGATACCTTTTAAAATTGTTTTATACATGTAGGCTATATAATTATATACCTAGCTTGTATAAACCTTGTTAAAAGCCTTTTAAAATTTAATAAAAAATATAGGACTTTTTATAACCTGCTTCAGTTTCCAGCAATGCAACAAAAAAGACTACTAATAATTTTAGTAGTCTTAAATAGCTTTACTCTAATATTTTATAAATAATTTCATTGTTTATAGTTTTAAATGTATTTTCATTTAAAACGATTATATCTTTTTTTGCATAATAGCAATTATTTATAATTATATCTTTACTTTTTACTTCTGTAGCCAAGTTTCTTTTAAATATGTTTATCATTTTATCATAATAAATCATATTATTAGCAATATTTAAAGACCTATTTTTTGTCTTTAAATATGAATATAAATTAATATAACCATTTTCTATTGTATAATATATTTTAGTTTTTTTAATTTCATTTTTCTTAAAAAAACCTTGATTATACCACCAAACAAGCACTTCTTTTATCTGATTATTTCTTAATTTTTCAATTTCTTTTAAATTATCAATTATAACCTTTTTTCCCTCAACCTTTTTATAAAATTCTCTTTTTGTCATTTTCTGCCTCCATTTATTCCAGCATTAACCTAAAATGTTAATGCTTTTAAATATAATTTTTCTCTAAATATCATACTATTTTTATTTCTATCAAAAATAGTAAGCATATTAGAATTATTATAATCACATATAAAATTACCATTTTCATTTGTATTCAATACTTTTATAAGTTCATTAAATACATCTGTATTATTATTTTTATCATAGTCAAAATATAGTAATTGACTATTTCCAGTATATGAATTTTTAATCTCTAAGTGCAAACTAAATTTAGATGTCTTAAATATATATAAACTATTATTATATGTATTTATAATTTTAAATTCTTTTATATTTTCCATTTTTTAAACCTCTCTTTTTAAATAAATTTTGATACCTTTATATTAAAGTTTTTATCTTCTCTATCAAAGACTTCTACTAAAAAATTTTGAGTAAACTCTGCTAAAGCTACATTAATATAATTAGCTTTTCTTAATAATTTTATATTAAATTCTTTTTCCATTTTTATAATAAAATCATTTAAAACCTCTCCTTTATCTCTGTATTGTCCCTGTTCCAAAACAAATATTTTCTTTGTTTTCATTTTCTGCCTCCTATTTTATTTCTATTCCACTATTTTTTAACAAATTTTTTATATTATATATAAATTGTATTTTTTCCCTAAGAATTTCTACAATTTTTTCTTTTGCTTTTTCTCCAACTTTTATATTTTGTTTATTGCATTCAAGTATAACACTATCTAAATAATTATAAATAGTATCGTCTTCATATTCTTTTATCCCTAAATCATAAGAAAATACATCAGTATATAAATAGTTTTCTATATCCCTATAATTTTCACAAGTATTAAGAATATACTCTTTATCTTTACTTGTTAATTGTTCTCCATAGTTAAAGTTATAAAATATTTCTCTTCCTAACTCTCTAATAACATTATAACATATTTTTTCAATCTTTTTCATATAATTTCACTCCTTTAATCTTGAATTATCATTATTTCATAACTATCTTTTAATTTTGTGATAAATACATCAGTATCTTTTGTAAATTCTATTATAGCACTATTTTTATTAATGTTTTTTCTAATTAGTTCTAATCTTCCCATAGCATTAATTAGAAAATCTTGTATAAATTCGTTACAAGCCTCGCTTATATTTTTATACTTATTTATACTTACATTATAAATTTTTTGAAATCCCATTTTTCAACTCCTTTTAATTTTGATACCTAATTATACACCTAAAAATAAAATATGTCAATAAAAAATTTTAAAAATATTCATAAATTTTTAAATACACTCTTAACCTTACATAAATTCATAAGTTTATAATATAAAATATTTTTATCTTTACTATATAATAGTATAGTATTTTCTTTTTACCTGTTCCAACTCTACAATTTACCTACAATTAAAAATTATTTTAAAATTTATAAAAAATTTCTTGCAATATTTTTTAATGTATGCTATAATGTTTTTAGTTAGATAGATAGCAACATATCTAACAAGGACTTTAGAAATTAAATAAGATAGAATATAGCAAGTTAGTTGCAACTTTTAAGACCTGCTATATAATATCACACATTTAAGATTTTAGAAATGTAGACCTCAAAAATCAAACTTTTAAAAACCATTCAATCTGTTCTAAAATTAAAATGTCTAAAAATAGAACAAAATGTACTAAAAACGAACTGTTCAGAAATAGCACATAATGTTCTAAAAGTAAACAGTTCAAAATTAGAACAGACTGTCTTAAATGCGAACACCTAGAAACTGCCACAGGCGACCGACCACTCCCGTCCTCATATAGTTAGGAAAAAGCCCAGCGAGGTCGAGGCTCGAGAGGTCGTGAGGGTTGAGGCTAAATCTTAACTTTGGTCGAGATATTTACTAGGTAGATATACATATCTTATTTAATAAAATATTATTCATTCTTTTATTTCCTATTGAATGTAATAGAATTTTTATTTTTCATTTTACAAGTCTAGGAATACACCTCCAAAAATAAAGTATTCCTAGCACTCCCTAATTAATAACTCTAATTACAGTAGAGTTTATTATATAAATCACTTGACTTCTTTAACTGTCGAGTATCTAAAATTTCTTGTTTTCATTATTTTGAACCTCCTTTCAAAAATAAATGAATATGAAAAGGACACCTATTAATTAGATGTCCTTTTTGTTTTAATCATTTAACATTTCTAATATTTCTTTATCTGTCTTTTGTACTCCATTACAAAATATTCTTTGATTGGTGCTACCTCTTAATAATATCTTTAAATTCCTATTCTCTACCTCAAATCTATCTGTGATTAAAAAGTCTATTATAGATATATCTAACCACTGTTCAACTTCTTCTTTTGAATATCCTGTCCATACATAAACTATTTTATTTAATTCCTTAGAATACTTTACTAATTCTATTGTTTCTTGTCTATGTATATCTAGCATAGGTTCTCCACCAAGAAATGAAATATTATGGCATTTGGTACTAGAAATAAAGAATTTTAATTGTTCTAAATCATAGGGAGTACCACCATTTATATCCCAAGTAGACTTATTATAACAACCTTTACAAGCGAATTTACAACCATTACAGTATATACTCAATGTAAAGCCTGTTAAACTATTAATGCTATCATTATCTACAATACTAGCAATTCTCATATTATCATATCCTTTTCAGTTATTTCAAAATGTGAGTCTACTCACATAATATAGTAAAATAGTGTGATTTTACTCACACTATTTCTTTTGTTATTTTTTTGTTTCTAACCATATTTTATATGCTTTACCACTATTAGTTTACTTTTCTTATTTCTATTTTTCAATTTCTGAAATTTCAAATTTTGAAAATCTGAAAAAGGGAATAGGGGTAAAGGGTAATGGCACTCTACCTTTTAAGGTAAAGGGGGTTATTTCTTCTTAGGTAACCAACCTTTCATTCCAGCATAAAACATTATTAAAAAGAATATAAACCATAATCCTATCTCTATTAATAATATTGTTCCTATTCTATTTACAGTAAATATACCTAATAAATTTAAGAACCATAAGATAAAAGTAATAGGTGTTATAATATTCAATACCCATACTCCTATAACAATTATAAACACGATTGCACTAATTATAATTTCCAAAATACACCCACCTTTATAAAGTCTTGTAACTCTTCCACAGTTATTTGTTCTCTTGGTACATTATATTCTCTCATAACATAATTTATAAAAGGTTCTACATTATATCTATACCAAAAGATTGTAGCCATAGGAACACCTTTAATCTTGTTATCAGCAAGAGTTTTAATTCTATCCTCAAATTCTTCTTTTGCTAATTCTTCTACAGTCTTTTGAGGTTTTGATTGTTCCTTTTTCTTATCTCTCTTACTTAAAATAACTCTTCCAGCTATCATAATTGCTATTAAAAACACCAATACTAAAATAAAAATTTGCATAAATACCTCCTATATTTCTTTTCTAAAATGTCCATAAATACTTGTAGTAATAGTAAAATACTTTGTTAGTTCTTCTAAAGATATTTCATAAGACTTATGTTCAGCCCATTTATCTGTTGAAGATACCCAATAAGTAAATATTATCTTATCTGCTATACTAATACTTAACCCAGTAATATCTAATACAGCATATAAATCCGTTGTTTTCATAACATCTTTAAACTCAATATTTATATTGTTTTCATAATTCACATAAATATTAGACACTCTTAAATACTCTCCATCTCTAAAAAGCATTTCTATTACTTCTAAAGTATTTTTGACATATTGTTCATTACATTTAGTAAAATCAAATTTATCTAATATTTTAAATAAATCTTTATGATTTTTTCTACTCTTACTATGTATCTTAAAGTTAAAATGTCCACCTAACACATCATAAGTTTGTATGTTTGTTTTACTTATACTCATTATATTAACCCCTTTTCTCTTAACTTTACTACTGTATGTTTATCTATATTAGAACATTTCATTATTTGATTAATAGTAGTTTTAAGTATATATTTATTATAACTAGACATAACTACTAACTCTACTGTATCATCAAAATCTGAAATTCTAATTTCTGAAAGAGATAGATAGGGTAATACATTTGTATTTTCAGTAAAAAAATACATACTAAATCTCTCATCTTTGAAATATTGCCAATGAATTGGAATTAATAAATTGCTATGAAACATCTTTTGTAATATTTTACAAAGATTTTTACCACAATTATCTGACATATTTACTACTTCTTCATTCACTATTTGGTCTACAATGTTATAATATTCTTTTTTCTCTGTTGTCAACCAAAAATGAAAGTTTACATTATCGTGATAATTAATTCTAACATCTGCATTAACAATTTCTCCAAAAATATTCTTATTTGTTTCACTGTTATTTTTAATCTTAACCATAAAATCATCTCCCTATAATATTTATTTTGACCTTATGAGATAGCCTTAAAAACGATTTTAAAAGATTAGACGACTAATTATATACCTAACCTTTTTAGAATGTCTTAAAAAGCCTCTCATAAGTTCATTTATTTTATACACATATTATAGCATTAATTTTATAGTTTGTCAAGAGAAAATTTTATTTTAAAGGTTTTATGTGTTTTACTCTCTTATCCATTTCTTTAATTCTACCCCTAACAGCTTTTGTGATATTATACTTAGCCAAGTATCCACAGCATCTAAGTGTAATATCCAATTTTAGAGGGTTTGAGTTATTACAATTTGGACACACATAAGTATTTTTCTCATTATCATAAGGAATATCTCCTACATAACCACATTCAAAACACTTATTGCTAACTGTATTAACTCCAAAATATTCTATACCACATTCATAAGCCCATCTCATTAGCTCTATTGCAACTTGCCAATTTTCTAACTTACCTGAGTTTTCTACATAAGTAATATTTCCACCATTAGAGTATTTATGGAAATTAGCTTCTGCTTTTATTTTATCAAAGGCATCAATAGGTTGTTCTGATGGGTAGTGAAAACTATTAGTATAATATCCTCTATCTTTTAACCATTGAGGTATTATATCTCCATAATTTTCTACATCTGTTACAAAATATGTATATATTGAACTTTCAGCAGGAGTGCCATATACTGATACAGGAAGTCCTGTATTTTCTTTTATTTTATTTGCTTCTTCACTTATAGTTTTTATTAATTGTAAACCTAAGTCTAATCCTACCTCATCATTTATACTATGTTGTCTGTCTGTACATACTTCTAGTACATCTCCAATTCCAATATAGCCATAACTGATAGATGATTGAGTTGATTTAAGGAAAGGCTCTATGCTATCCTCTGCTTTTAGCCTAGCAATTCCACCTGCCATAAATAATATAGGTACATTTTTAGGTTTTAATTTCTTTACTTGATTATATCTCCATTCCATAGATTTTTGCATTAATGGAGTATAACTTTTTATCTTATCTTTGACTTTATCTATTCTTTCTTGATAAGATAATTTATTCCAATTTGATGTTTCTCTTATACAACTCCACAATAGATTAGGTATTGAGAGTGTTTGCACTCCAAAATTAAATCTACCTTCTTGTTGATATTCTCCTTTTTCATTTTTGAAATCGTGATTTACTCTACTTCTGCATCCCATTCTACTATAATATCTTCCATTGTCGTAGTCTTGTTTACTTATTGCTAAAATGTCGGGATAAACACAGGTCATTTGTGTCTTTGCGACCTCTTTTGTTATATAAAAATATGGGTCTGTATCTCTTAAATTATACCCATCAACTAGGAAATAGCTAATTTTTGGGAAGATTGTTGTCTTGCTACCTGCTTCCTTTCCTAGCCCTCTTTGTCTTACTTTTAAATATTGTAAAATTAATTCTTCACTTTCCCAAGATGTAGGAACACCAAAGGAAATGGTAGAAAATGGTGTTTGCATAACCCTCTAAGTTTCCTTAGAGGTCTGACTATATATTCATCCTTATAGAAATATAAGGAGTATAGTTATTCAATTTAAAGGGTTTTCTCCTACTTAATATTTCAATTAAGCCTTACTCCTGATGACAAATTATTTATAGTTGCTTGTCCAAAGGGATAGTCGATGCACCTTTTATACTCTAATAAATTCGGCACAGTATTACCTGCTATCTATATTCCAAGACCGTAGGCTCTCTTAGTCAGCGTATTCGTCTGCTTTTAAAAAGCTCAAAAATTGGTTATCGTCGAACCAAAGTCTTATCTAACTGATACTGTTAGTTTTAAAATATTCATAACAGTTCAAATTTTAAATGAGGAGCATATCTAAATTCACTATGTCTACTTAAATGCCTACTAATAGTTACTTTTGTAATTGCTCTGTAACCTAAATTAGTATAATATCTTGCACATTGAGTTATGGATTCAAAAATATTACCATCAAATAGACATTTTATTTTCTTATTACAAGTTTCTTTAGTTTTTTGCCATCTATCTATTTTTACATCTTTTATTTTTAACCAACTCTCATAATCTATTTTAAATATAAATTTTAAATTACTACCTCTAGTCAAATCAAAAGCGACTGTATGTAAATTTTTATGATGTCCTAAACATTGTCCTCTTATACTTTGATGAGAAAGATTATAGGCTTTTCCACATTCCTGATAACTTTTATATTCTTTCATATCATTTAAACATAAAATTGTTTTATCTTTTATTTCTCTTGATTTTAGAATTTGTTGTATTTTCGGAGAATTTATATAATTTGGGTCATCTGCTTTAGTCAAAATAGGTTTATCATTTTCATCTACAAATCTAAATTTATGAGGTTCATCTATATCTATTAAGCCTTTACATTGTCTATAAATTTTATCATCTTTTAAACCTAGTAATGTAATAGCTTGTGTGCCACTTTCATATATAATACCTGTAGTTAAATCTATAATTCTTTTACTGGCATTACTTTGACCCCACTTCTTACCATACATATGATTTTTCTTACCTATTTGTGCTTTTCCTATTTTATGTTTAACTAAATCAGTACAATAGGCATTGCTTCCTCCACCTTTTAAATTATATCCTATTTTTAAATCAGTAGAATTATAAAATTCTATCCAATAAGTTTCTCTTTCATTTAATAAATCTATATTATCTACTGTTTCTAAAATTTCCCAATCAAAACCTTCTTCTCCATATTTCCTAAAAGCCTTATCAAAAATAGACTTACCCCATTTTCTATGTCTATTTCTTTCTTTTAAAGTATGAACTGTCTGTCCTATATAAATTTTACCATTTTTCTTATTGGTAGCTTTATATATTATCATTTTTTAACACCCTCTTTTAAGGTTTTCTATATTTTTAAATATATCTTACGATATAAGTGAGCCAAACATCTCAACTCTGACAACTAATACTATTTATCTGATACTCAAATATTTGACAAGCATCATATATATCTTTTCTTGTCTTATTCTTAGCTTCTGTAAATTCTCTTTCATATATTTTTTCTAATTCTTTATTTCCACTATCTATTCTACCTATGCTATCTTCTAGTTCTAATATAGTTTCATCTAAACTAGCAGTAGATATGTTATGTAATAATCTATATACATCTATAAAATTCTTTCTAAAATTCTTTTTAGCAAAGAAAGATAAGGTTTCATTGATATTATGGCTTGATATCCCACCAAATTCTTGATTAGCCGTAGACAAAAATATTTGACTTACAATATTAAAAGCAGTCTGTACACTATTAGGTTGATTTATGACTGCATTAGTTATCCAAGTTCCATTCATTAACATATCTTTAATATTTAAAATACAGCAATTTGTGAGCTTTTCCCATTGGTCAAAATCGTGTTGATAAATAGCTTTCTTTCTATGTGCTTCTAATAAGTCTTTAGGTAGCATTTTCTCTCTTCTCTTTCTAAAATACTCTCCTGCTATTAAATCTCTTTTAACATTAGCTACATCAGTTTTCTTATTAGAGTTTTCATCATCTCCATAATCTAAGAATCTTTCAATTTCTTTATCTAACTTCTGTTCTCTCAATACAGTTCTCCTAGTTCTATATCTCTCAAACTCTCTCGCAGTGATTACGAGGTTATTTTTAACTAAGATAATAAATACTAGGTCTTGTATCTGCTCCACTGTCATACCCTCTTTAATCGCTTTACAAACGATTTGAGATAATTCCTTAGCATTACCTTGTTCTTTTGTTTCAGATAAGGCTTTACTAATTACCTTTTCAATCTTTTCAGGATTAAATTCCTGTAATTCTCCGTTTCTTTTAACTATTTGCATTTTGTTCTCCTTTTGTTAATATAATATATCTAACAATATTGATATTATTGTCTAATTCATCTTTATTAAATGTATCTGTTTGCCATAAAGATAAATAACATTCAATATCAGGTACTAGATGTCTTTTACCTATTATTGTTAAGTTTTCTTTCATTTGTGGTTGTTCTACTGTATATATTGCTATTTCATACATATTATCCTCCTTAGATAACAAAAGAGTGTCAAAAGTAGACACTCTGTATATCATATATTACTTCTTTTTTACTCTTTTACCATATAATTTATTAATATTAGTTATTAATTCTATATATCTTTTAGATTGTCTTTCTTCATCTGTTAATACATATCTATCCTCTATTTTCTTTTGGTTAAGATTATAGAAAGTTATTAGTAAATGTGTCTTAGATACTACCAATAACTTTCCATTCATTAATAAAAAATGATATACATTCTTAGTAGGTTCAAGATACACCTTATATATAGGTGCATAATACAATGCTCTATATTTTCTTTTCCTAGAATGTTTACTATTTAACAGAATGAAGTTTAAATCCAATCCTTGTACTTCTGTCATATTCTCTTTTTAGTGGTCTTTTTTAACTCTTTATAAGGTATATTTACTTTGTCCTTATAAGGTTCAAAAGACTTCATATTCTTAACTAATATTAATGGGTTATTATTAAAGTCTACAACCTCAAAAGCAAAATCTTTAAATGTATAATAAGCTAATGTAGGTTTATCATCTACTACTTGTAATATATTCTGTTTATTAATTATTAATTCTTTTGGTTTATAGGTAGCAGATATAGATGTATGTTGTGTATCATCATACATAACTACATCTATTGATTGTAGTCTACCTTTAATAATCTCCTCTTTCTTTATATTGGTATTTTTTGTTTGGTGGTCTGTAATTAAATACTGTTTGTAAATCTTAATAGATTTTAATTCCTCTCCTTTTGTGTGTATAATACATTGTTGTTTAGATATTCTTAATCTCCCTCTATTAAAATTTAAGAATATTGTTGTTTCTAACATAAAATCATCTCCTTTAATCTTCTTTATAAGTTATAAAAGCTATATAAATAACTTTATTATATATTACTTCAGTTTTAAATGTTATAGAAATTATTGTTTTATCTTCTATAAATTTATTAATTTCATATTCTAGTAATTCTCTACTAGAATCTTTAAATATTGTTACTTGCATAGTATTTCTCCTTAACTAAGTGTAAAAAGTTTATATCTTCTTTTAATTCATTTACATCTATTTCTATTTTGTTATTTTTAGATAATAAAACATAAATTGTATTTTCTAAAAAAGCAATAGAGTTATGATATATAATATTATCTACTTTGGTCTGTACACTTAATTCTATCTCAAGTTTTTTATCTAATAATTTTCTTTCATTTTTAGATTTAAAATTTATCTGAATATTTTGTTTATGTAATAACTCTAAAGTTCTTAAAAAGGTTTGCATTGTAGTTTGAGAAATATTATTTACATATATCTCTTGATTTTTCCAATCTTTAAAATCTAATATTTGTAATAATCTATTACATCTCATGAGGTCAATATTAAATTTATAAATATGTTCTCCACACTTTATTGATATATTTGTATCTAGTTTTAACATTTTCATTTTATCTCCTTTTTACATTTAATAGTCATTAATCCCTTCTCCATAGCCTAGTAAAATAAATATGTACTAATTCATCTTTAGTAATATTATACTTAAATTGTATATAATAATTTGAATCTTGGGATATGATAACATTATCTCCCTCTTCATCTACTGTTATTTCAATAGGATAATCACATAATTCTTGAATATCATTACTTAAACATATAGAATCAAAATAACTATCTTGTATTTCATATATTAAATTTACCCAATCTTCTCTATTCATTTTTCCACCTACTTTCTATGTAAAGAAACTTTATCTATATAATATAACTGTTGTATTCCATCATCTTTCATAGAACCTACAAAACTTAAATAATGGTCAGAATTTTTACAAGTTATTGTAAATTCCAAATAGTCTTTTGTATTAAACTCTATTGGATATTTACATAATTGTTTAATATCATATTTCCAACTAGAATAATCAAAATAATTATCTTTTATTTGTTGTTTTAATTTTACCCAATCAGATTTAAACATATTAAATCACTTCCTAACTTGTTTTAAATATGCTTCATATACATCTACACATTCATTTTCTTCATCAATATCTACAAGAATTTCTAAGTACCATTCTTCTCCATCATATTTATATCTATTTTCTTGTAGTACCCATACATCTTTTTGTTTATGTTCTAATATTACTTCATATTCAGTAGGTACACTACATATAATATCATCTTGCCAAGTATCTAAATCATAACTCCACATCTGTAATTCTGTTTGTAATGCTTCCCACTTATCAAGAGTCATACACTCTAATTTAGGTTCACTAGGTTTTATTATTTTGTTTTTCATATTATCTCACTCCTTCCATATTTAAAGATTTAATACTCTTATCTATTTGATGTAAAGTAACAGAGAATTTAACATATTTACAATTATCTTTAGTGTAAGACTGTTCTATATTATCTATTAACTTATCTAAAGAAAAAGTTATAAACTCTTCTTTTTTAATATCTCCATATACCACTCTAACATACTTAGTATTCAATGTCTTAAACATTCCTAAGGTTAAAGCTAAGGTAATATAAGATATAGGCTTGTTTAATTCTATTATCATATCTTTTGTTTCCATACTATCACTCCTTTTGTACATTAATTTTTATTTTCATAATTCATTATAGCATATTAGTTAGAACTTGTCAAGTGAATATTTTATTATTTGTACAATAATTTATTTTGTGTTGGTATATAAAAGAAAAATAGCACTCTGAAATAGACTAGAAATGGCTAGTTGTGGAATGCTATTTTATAGTGTTATTTACTACTTTCTTTTATATTATGTAATACTTTATTTTTATCTATATATTCTGCTTCAAAATCTTTATCTATGAAATTTGTATCTTTTTATTAACCTTTATCTTTATAAGAAATAAGTAAAATTTTATGAATATGGCTATTTTTGATTTTTCCTAGTCAAAAATTTTCAAAAATAAAATAGGTATATTTATCAACTAGGCTATTTATGGGAAGTTTAGAATAGGCATAAATACATAAGTAGAGAGATTATTTTATATACTTGAACGATAGTGAAAGTCAATAATATCAAAGAGATAATAAACATTTTGATGTTACTAATGAATTATTGGGGGTGAGTCCTCGCCTCGACCTGCTGACCCCTTTATTATATACACATATAAAATATCCTCCCCTATTTTCTCCTCTTTCATATCTCCCTCTCTCAATTTACTCATTTCCATACTCCCTTTTCACTCATTTTGTCTACTTTTCCTCTATTTTGTTCAGTTTCTGTACTTTTCCTCTCTGATTTTCGTTATCACTCAAATACTTTCTTACTAATATCTCAATTCCTCCTAGTTTTACCCTTTGTCCTATCAATACCTTTTGATTTCTTTGAGTTGAGATTATCTTATTTCATACTCTCATTCTGCATAACTCTAACATATTCTACTCTGATTGTATGGTAGCTCCTACTTGTCTACAAGATAAATCGATTATTCACTCTTTCCAATGTTCTTATAAAATATCTAAGAGAGTTGTAGCTCTCTAACTTTATAACCTATTATAACATTAAAAAAGGAATATGTCAATAGTCAAGACAAAATAAATTTTGTCAAGTATTTTCTTTCATATTCCTTTAATTATTTTATTTATAGTATATTGTAGTATATAAACTTCTAGTTTGACCTTCAACTACAAGTCTTGTAGTTATATCCACTATCTCTTTCATATCCTTAATATAGGCAGTTAAACTATCACTATGGATATACTCTAAATAAGGATAACGAGAAATATTATTCTCTGAAGTCTTTACTATCTTTTTATTATACCAAACTGCTTCATAAGGTTTTACTTCATATTCTAACATAGTTATAATAGATTCCCCAATTACATTAGTATTAATTATATAACTATTTGGGTACACAAATAAATAAGAATTTACTGTTTGTTGATGTCTTTCTGCAAGAATAGACATATCCTCATTAGAAATTCTATCACTTACTACTAATCTTGTCTTTTTAATCATAATTAATCCTTTCTTAAATATCTAATACTATATATTTAGGTTGTTGCACTACACTACCACATAGGTAATCTGTACCTACCTCTACATATTCTATATTTTTAATGCCTTGTATTTCTAATGGTTTACTGAATTTAATACTTAAACCCTTCTCTCTGTTTATATTTCCTTTTCCTATTGTAAACTTTATTTGTTTCCTATCTGCTATTTCACATACTTTTAATATCTTATTTAATAACTCATCTTTAATATCCGTAGGAAGATTATTTATTTGTTCTATATTATTACTCATTGTAAAATAATATTGAGTGTTTTGTGTTTCTTTAATACCTTTCCAAAACTCTTTTAGTTTAATTACTGTTTCTTTTGCTTTTTCTATATCCTTAAAATAATTACCTAAGTCATAATAAGTATTGTCTATTGCACAAAATAAGTCTTTACTTTCTCTTATTGTTAAATCAGAATCTATATAATAATATTTTTGTCCTTTTACTCTATCAGAATTTAAGTCTTTATTAATTTTATTGATTAACTCACTTAATTCTTTTAGCTGTGTTTTATTTATAACTCTATTTTCTGAATAATCTATGTGAGTAATTTTATCTAAGATATTCCAATAAGCATTATGTTTATAAACAGAATAATTATCTGTTTTAACATAATATATTATATCCTCCCATTGTTCTACACTTTCAAAATTCATTTCTAGTGTAAAAACATACTTTCCATTAAATACTTTTTGTGTTTGTAATATTATCTTTTTCATATTAAACCTCCTTATTATCTTTCAAAACTTGTTGCAATATATTCCATACTTTCTCTGCTTGTTCATAAGTTTTAAAATAATTACCCATTTCTTTTCTTTGTTTATCTACATTTGTTGAATCATCTCTGTCTTCCAGTATTGCATTATTGTTATACATAGGTATATAGATATAATAATACTTATTATTTGTATTATTTATATCTTCATTTATATAATCTCTTAATTCATTAATCTCCTCATCAGTTAAACCTTTTCCTGTATCATATAATTTATATGTTCTATCATAAAAATACTTTATATAAATGTATTCCTTATTATTATAAGGTAATATCTCATAATCTCTACCTTTAAGTGATAATTCTTTATCTAATATTTCAAGATTCCATTCCCAAGTGTTATTAGTTTCATAAAAATGAAACTGTTTTATTCTTATCTTTTCTTGCATATTATCCTCCTTTTTAATATCAAAATCAAATGGAATTATATTCCCATCTTTTGTCTTTATCCATATTCCTTTCCTATTAGTTCTTTTTACATCATAATAGTCTAATAATTCATCTAAATATTCTTTCATATTTCCTCTTTTATATAATCTATTACATTTTCTAAATTATTAAATATTACAATATTATCTTCGTCATCATATACCCACTCTATTTGAAATATAATATTATTTGCAATTCCTATTATAAATCTATCCTCTTGAAATTCAGTTTGTTCTTTATAAATAATATATTGTTTATCTTGTATTATTTCTAATCTTGCTGTTGGGTTTGTTCTTAATATTCTATCATATTTAGTTTTCTTATATTCATTTACCCCCGTATAAATATATCTATATTCTAATTCTTTAGGTAATGCTCTTATTACTATATTCTTTTCTAACATTAATTCTTGTAATTGTAATAATTTATCTTTCATATCTATTCCTCCTCCAATATCCATCTTAGTTCATTTATCTGTATAGACAATTCTTCTAATAATTGTTGTTCCATACTTATCCCTTCCATTATTCCTTTTCCTTTTCTTTCTACCATATGTTTAAATATATTAGTAAGATAATCCTCTATTATTTTCTCTAATTCTGTAGCCTTACTTTCTAAGGCTTCTAATCTTTTTTTGATTTCATTCTCTTTTCTCATAATCTATCCTCTCCTAAAAACTTATAATTCCAAAACTTCTATATTATTATGATACCAATTTAATATGGTAACACTTGTCCCCCATATAGATTCTCGTGTATTTATATCTATTTTTTCTAATAATACCTCTGTTAATTTAACATTTTCATCAAAATTAGTCCATAAGTTAAATAACTGATATTCATTATTCTCATATATTATTATTTGAGTATGTTTTAATATCCAATCTCTATATGAATTATATACTAATTCTTGTACTAAATTTTGTAATTTAATTAATCTCATATTTTTAACCTCCTATTACTCCTTTTAGTGTTTGTATTTTAGCATAATATATTTGTATCCTTTGATTTGTAGCATTAATATTATCTTTATTATTAGAAGTATTTATCTCATTACATAAGTCTTTAACTTCTAACATTAATTCATCTACTAAATCATTTATTTCTTCCCTTATTTCCTCTTTATTTCTCATTATTCTCTACTTCTCCTTTTATAATATCTATTATTTTATTATATTTCTCTTGTGCTTCCCAATAAGTATCAAAATAGTTATTCAATCTTTTTCTAGTTCTATCCTTATCTAAATCTCTATCATAATCTAATACTATACTTACTTTATCTGATATGTCTATATAAAAATATGCTTTATTTATACAATCTACTATTTCTTTAATTTCTTCCATTGCATAAGATGTAACTTTTTGTGTAGTAGAATATATTTTTGTATTATATTTATCTTCCTCATTGAACTGTACTATTATGAAATCATTTTTGCCTATATTAAATATATCATAACCTAACATATTAAAATCATACCCTCTGTCTAATATATTTAATTCCCATTTATATAAATATTCATCTTCTTTTGGTAAATAAAAATTTACTTTTATTCTCTCTTTCATATCTTACCTCCTTGTTGTTTTAAATAATGTTTACATATATCTATGTATATTTTTGTTTCTTGTTCTTCTTTATATTTATACTTTTCTTCCTCCTGTTTATAATAAATATTTAATACTCTCTTGGCATATCTATATTCCTTATAATTATTCACAGTAATTATATAACATAAATGATACCATATAAAAGAGAATATAATAAATATAATAAGTAACACTAGCCATAATAGTATATAATTATAGTTTTTAGGAATAAAACAACCAATAATTATTGTTGAAGCTAAACCAAATACTAAATGAAAACCTACAGGTTTATCTGAATTAGCTTCACTTACTATATTTTCAGATTTTTGTATAAGATACTCTATATTATTATCCATTATAACCACTCTCTTATACTAATATCTACACTTGCATTAGGTTCATCTATAACTATCAATAAATTATTATTTTGAGGAATATTTCCTCCATTATATTTACCTAATTTGAACTCTAATATTACAGTGTATATTAAATTTACAGTATTTACTACTGACATCTTATGTGTTCCGTCTAATAAAACTATATCCCCATCATTCATAGTTACTTTATATTTAGGTTCATCTAATATTATTACATCTCTATCATATTTATTTTGTGAATAAATACCTAATAATAATTCATTACTAGCCTTTTCCACTTTTATTGGGTTTATTGTTTCTTCAAAACTAAAATCATCTACAATATTTATTATTTTTATATCTCTCATATATTCACTCTCCTTTTATTTACTGAATAGTTTACTGAATAAACCAAATATTCCCATTTCTTTTCTTAGTTCTTCTTTAATTACTTGTTTAGCTTCTTTTAATTGTATTTCTGCATATAATCTATTATACTCTTCTTTACTAATATCCACTAAATCATATTCATATCTTTTCCAAGTACCTTGCATATATTTAGTATTTAACTCTACCTTAATACGAATTTTTAAATATATAGACCGAATAACCAGTTTTACATTAAAATAATTACTTGTATATATACTACCTAAAATATAATCTGAAACCTCATTTTTATATACACTATCTAAGTCATCAAAATCTAATACATTTAAAGTTATATGTTCATTTACTGTTGGTTGGTATTCCTGTCTTAATTCATCTAATTTCTTATACATTTCAGCTTTTGCTTCTGCAAATATTTTATTTATTGGTCTATTCATAGTATCATCTCCTTATCTTATTGCTAATCTTTCTTCTTTCTCTTTCTTAGCTATCTTTTTATTTCCCATCATATTTCTCATATCTTGCATTGAATAACTACTACACTTAGTTACTTTCTTTGTACTTCCACTATAATAATATTTACTATGTTTACTACTCCAAAAGAAACCTAAATCTTTAAGTAATTTATCATTATCTCTACTTGTATCTACCCATAACCAATCTCCTACTACTTCTAATTCCATATCCTCATAGTACATTAACTCATCTATCAATGACTTTACCATTTCAGACATTCTAACATCTTTATATTCTTTCTCTACAAAGTGTTTGATAAGATATTCATACTCATTATATAATTCTCTAAATTGCTCGTCTGTACCTCCTTTATCAGGGTGGTATTTCTTTGATAACTCTCTAAAATGTTTCTTAATATCTGTTATTGTTTCATATTCTTTATTTAGATATTTATATTTCATAATTTCACTCTCCTTTACTTGATAACTAATAATATCATACTTTTATCTGTTTGTCAAGTAAAATATTCACTATTTATCAGTATTTTTATTTGAGGCTATGAGAGGCTGTTTAACGAGTTTTATCTTGTGAGAGGTATAATTATATACCTTACTCGTTTTAAATGTGTTATACGAGGTGTGAGAGGGTTGGTTTTTAATGAGGAGATATAGGAAAAGTTGGGGATAAAAAAGAGAGTAGGAAGTAGGGTTAGCTACTTAGGTACTCTCTTTTTTACTTGTGATGTATATTAATAATTATCAGTTTTTTCTTTCTAGTAGTTGAAATTCATATCCTATTTCTTCTATTTCTTGTATTGTTAATAATATTTGTCCTTCCAATAGTCTACTCTTTAACTTGAATATAATTGCCTTTTGTCCTACTTCTTGTTTAAATTGTCCTCTATTCATTGGTACTTCTGTTCCTAACAATATACTTATTATTTCTGCTGTTGCTTGGTGTCCTATGTAACTTATAAATTCATTTTCATTAACTAATTTTTGTGCTTGTTCTAATGTTATATTACTTAATTTATATGTTCCTTCTCCTGTTAATATTGGTGTGTTTAAAATTCCTATTGTCATATTATCACTTCTCCTTTTATCTTCCTAAAAATTACCAATCTACATTACTTGCCACTTGTTTTCCATTTAATAAATATATTTTATGTTCTATGTATCCATCATAATGGTCGTTAAAATATGTATCTGTTCCTAAATGTGTCCCACCTTGTTGTTCTATTTCTTTGTTTGTTAATTCTACTAAATTGTATTTTGTTAAGTCTGTCATACATTACCTCCTTATAGATTATTAATACTTATTATTGCTATTACTACATAACCAACTAACATACTTGTTATTATCATATTATCATCTCCTTTCTTAACTTTATAATTCATTATAGCATATCGTAAAATATATGTCAAGTGTTTTTATAATTTATTTAATAAAGTATTTAAGTCACTATCTATACCTATATGTGTATCACTGTAAGAATTCACATCTATATAATAATTATTTATAGCATTTATTATATTCTGTTTATTTTTAAGTAGTTGTCCACTATTCATATCCTTATAGATTGTAAGTATACCTAAATCATCTAATCTACACATTATAGCTTTTAATGTTTGTCTATCTTTTTTATTTGCCATTTGTTACCTCCTTTATTTTATATAAATAATTATATCATAACTTTAAATTAATATCAATACTTATTTTTAAAATATTTCAAATCCACCTTTCCAATAATTTCTAGTACCTACTTTTATATTAAATTCTTTATTTAATTGTTTTGCTAACTCTGTTACATATTCCATTGTTGGAACTTTAAACTCACAACCCTTAACTTCATTATATTTTCTTAATGTCCAAAATACATTGTTATAATGTTTTAATTCCTTTGCTATTTCTCTAAGTTCTTCTATTGTTGTATCTGCAAATATTGGTGTTCTAACATCTACTATAACATTGTTTTCTTCACATAAAGCTAATATTTCTTTTTGATGCATTCTAGGGTTATTTATTCCTGTTATTTTTTCTATGTTTTCTTTATAAAATGCTTTATAGTCCATTGCTATATAGTCTAAATATTCTATTATTGATTTTACATAATTATAATTACTTCCATTATGTGCTATTGATATTTTACTATTATAATTTTCTTTCATATATTTTGCTATTTCTAAACTTTCTTTTGGATATACACTTGGGTCGCCACCACTTAATCTTACCCTTCTACCTTTTATAGCTTCTCTATCTATTAGTTCTTTTAATTCTTTTATACTTACATTTCTAGTCTTTATTACATTTCCTTGACTATCTATGTATTGACAATCTCTCTTGCAATATGGACAGTGAAAATTACACCCACCAAAAGAAATTATAGCCATTTCTTCTGTTTCTCTTTCAAATGCCTTTAAAAAATATGCCTTTCTTATTTCTAAGTTATTTCTATTTAATAATTTCATAATATCATCTCCTTTTATGTTATATCTCATTATACACTATTTATAAAATTATGTCAATATATTTTTTTAGTGTATATTAAAAGAGATAGAGGGTTAGTCTATCTCTTAAATTAAATATAATCTCTTGTTTCTGTATTATAAGTCTGTTCTGATATAACTTGAAATAAAGACATAAATTTATTTAAGTCTAGGTAATTTATATGTAAATCCATAGCTCTAAAATTTAAAGGTCTAAAGTAATTTGCTAAATCTTTAATTGTACTATCTAACATTACTTGTTTATTTCCTTGAACACCTATACAATTATTATTTCCATTTAACCATTCATCTAATCTAGGAAAATAAGGTTTAAAATGTTTAAACACATTCATTTTATTACTTAAATTAAAACCTATTGCATTTTGATATAAATTTTCTTTCATATTAAAATTAAAAGTTTGAGTAAATGGTAATGTATATACTGTTTTTATCTTATAATATTCTTGTATATTTTTATAAGGATTTTCTTTTTTCAAATAGGAAATTAAACTTACTCCATTACTTACTAACTTAGGTACTACTGAAAGTTTATACTCTGTATTATCCTCATATGTGAAAATAAAACCTGAAATATAACCTACACCATATGTACTCTTATTAGAACTATCATATATAGAAAGGAAATCTATTTGTCCTCCACTTTCTTTAAAATTCATCTTAGGGTTATAAATAGTTTGCCAACCTGAAAAGAACCCTACATTATGATATTTTATATTTGAGAAATAAACAGAATCTTGTAAACCATTATGATATATACTAATACCCCAATCTTCCTTTGGGAATTTTACAGGAGTCATACTAAGTTCATAAGTTTTGTCCTCTAAATTAACATATACTTTATTATTCTTAACAAAAAATATATTCTCTAATAGTGAAGTTTTTTTCATTCTTACATAATTTTGTTCTCTTAATACATAAGGTTCTGAACCATATAACATAGAATTACAATCCGAATAAGCATATAATTGTTGTGGGGATACTAACCCTATTGTACTTTCTGATGTTCTAACAATATATAACTTAGGTAATACTACTTTATAATCTACAGTACCTTCACTTGAATCCCCTGAAACTTTAAGATATACTCTTTTAGTTCCTAAAGATTCAAAAGAAGTATTAGAACCTACCCCCTCTAATTTATATATTGAAACATTACCACTTTGTCCTGTACAAGTTATATTACTCTTAATTTTGTGAATAACTTTTACATTTTCTCCATTTAAAACCCTATCAAATATACTATATAATCTTTCATACAGAGGATTAGGTCTATAATTAGGGTATTTTTTACTCACTGAAAGAAAATCTACCAAAGGTACAAGTTTATATTCTCCTTGACTTTTAACTACAAATGAATATACTGGAGATTGTATTAAAAAAGTATTATAATAATTATTTCCTTTATCTCCTACATTTCCATTTAATTTATAATATATTTTACTATCTGATATAGTAGCTGGATACCCATTTTGGGAATAAAAATAATAATCAAATTCCCCTATGTATATTTCATTTTCTTGCAGATTTAATCCCTCTAAGCTTTTAAAATCAAAATTCATTACTTCTTCATATTTACTAATATGTTTAATACTTTCATCCCTAGTTGCCATCATTAAATATCTTAAACATTGTCCATTATCTAAGCCTGATGACAAACATATGCTTTGAGAAAGATTAATCATTTTACTTCTAGTAACTATTTTTAAATCAAAAGTATCAAAATATGGAATTTCATCTTTAAATTTTTCATAGTTAGATTCTGATAAATCTACTAATTCTTTATGTGTATATAATCCCTCTACTTTAGTTAAATCCTCTATTTTCTTATCATTTATACTCTCTATATTAATATTTTTAATAGGTAATCCTGTAGATGTTTCCATTTTTTGTTGAGAAGTATATAACATAGTATTTATAGGTACACTTCCTCCTCCACTTCCACTAGGTAATTCTAATTCTTTACTTAAACCTACAAGACCCTCTTTATACTTTAATTTTCCTTCACTTATACTTATATCTTTAACAACTTTATCTAAGCTTTCTGAAAGGTTTTTAGTGGCTTTAGTAGTAGCTAATATATTGCTATCCCCTAAATTATAATCATCTGATTTATCTTTGTTAAACCCAGTTTTTTTTTCCTCTATTATAGGCTCAAATCGTTCATTTGCCCAATTTTCTGTAACACTACTAGGTAAATTTAATTCTTTATCAATAAATCTTCCACCTTGTTCAACTTTGTATTTAAGAATATTACCATCTATACTTAATTGTTGAGGTAATTTAGTTAAATAGTCTTTATTTATACTATTTTCTTTAATATTATATACTAACTTTGTACTAGCAATAACACTATCTGAATTAGAGTTTTCGTCTGAACTAATATCTAAATTCCAACCACTTTTTTTATTAAATTTAGGTTCATAATATTTACTACATATAGTTTTTATTTGTTCTTCAGATAGACTACCTCCTACACTATTACCATTAAGAGATTCAACTGTAAGGTTACTTATTATTAAATCTGTAATTTTACCTTGATTATCATATAATTCTTTACTTTGATGATAAACATAACTTTTATTTTGAAAATCTTGAATAAAATTATCTGTTTCTCTTTGTTTATCTCCTATGTCCGATATATTTCTGTCAAAATCTTCTTGACTAACCTTATTTTTTATCTCATTTTCTATTTTTTCTGCTGTATCAAAATTAGAGGATACATTTCCTTTATCCAGTTTTCCACTTACAGATTCTACTATACTATTTACAAATACTTGAAGTTTATCTATTATCTTATTTAATTTAATACCCCATATATTCTCATCTGCATTTATAGTAGGTTTATCCTCTAATAAATTAGGTTTTTGCATTTAATCTTTCTCCTTTTTATAATAAAATCTACCTTGAATAAACAAGGTAGTCTTATATTTATATATCTTTTTATTCTTTGTTGTAAATCAAATTTAATCTATACTAAAAGATTTTGCTTTACTAAAGGCGTCTTTCCATATAGTATCCCTAAATTTAATAGCTAACTCTTCAGTTTTAAAATAATTTCCTAAATCATAATATATAAAATCTCTACGAGTATTCATTTCTGTATATATTTCTATATGTCCTAAGGCATGTATAGTATAATAATTTTCATTTTTATTCGCTCTCCATCTCTTAGGTACACCATACTTAGAATTTATTTCTTTGACAAAATTTTCTATTTTTATTTTATCTTCCTCATATAATAACATATCCTCGTCTAATATATCCCAAAGACCCTCAAAATCATCAAAAATATAAATATTATCTTTATGACTTTCTACTAATTTTACTTCTTCATTAGCTACCACTGATAAAGTAAGATTGAAAGGTATAGTATTTTTAACTATTCTCCAAGCATATTTACCCCAAACTTCTTTAAATTCTATCTCTAATACCTTTTCTTTTTCCATTATTTCCTCCATTATTCTAGTGATTCAATAAAATCTATTATATCCTCAAAATTAAAATTTTCAACAACTTCATCAAAGTATTCCCAATTATCTACTCCACCATTTATTAAAGCATTTAATTTAAAATCTGATTCCAATAACTCTTCTAAATACTCTCTTGTTATTTCATAATTTCCATTTTTTAATTTTTTAATATCCATATAACCTCCTATTTATCTCTTTTTAATAACCAAATAACAAAACATATAATTACACATAATAAAATATATCTTATATTTCTATTAGGTATATATTCTTGTATTAACTGTATAATTCCCATTAATTCTCACTATCCTTTAATATATTATCCCAAGTTTCATCATCTTCTTTAATTAATAATCTAATATTATTCGCATAAACTTGAATTATCTCTTTAATATCCGAATTGTCTGTATATTCCTCTAAGCTCTCAATAGCATATAATACCTCACTATATCTATTGGAATAATCATTTTCTAAGTAATTTCTTATTTCTTTTAAAGTTGTAAATATTGCATATAATTGAGATTCTTGACTAAGAAGTCTAGTATTTAATACTTGTTTAATAAATTCAATTTTACTTTCATAATTCATAAATCTACCAATCTCCTCCATCGTTTCTCCATTTTACTTCCAAGCATTCTTTATATTCATATTTACTTTTATAATATCTTAATTCCATTCTATCTTTATATAATTCAATTAAATTTATTATATCTTTATTTTCCTTATTTAATTTATATAACAATTTTTTATAACTATCAATTATATCTGAATAATATAAAGTAATATTATTTTTTACCTCGTCGTCTAACTCTTTATCTAACTTTTGAAGATAACTATTTATTTTTACTACTTGAATTTGAGAGTTACTTGTTTTAAGTTCTTCTAGTATATTTGCTACTAAAAATATTTTTTTATTATAATTCATAAATATCCCTCCATTGTTCACTTACACTTTCTGCAAATTTACCTACTTCAATATTTAAAGTATATTCCTGTTCTGTTACAATATCTTTACATACTACAACTATTCTCTTTGATGTTTTGCCTATGAAAAATACATCTATATATGTAGTTTTAAGTAAATTTCCTTTACCATCATCTAGTTTTAATCTAAAAGTCCATTGAACTTCCTTATTTTCAAAATTTCTAACTTGATGACATTTCTCATAAAAATCTTTCATATCATAAATAGTTATTTGATTATTTAGTAAAGCTTCCTCTATTATTCTAATATTATTTATTGTACTTTCATTACATTTACTACCATAAATAGCTTGTAAGTCTATTTCTGTTTTATTATTTAATATCTCCTCTATATCTAAAATATTTGTAGATTGTAAAATAAAATCTTTTAAAGTTATAAATTCATTTTCTGTAAGAGTATCTACTTTTTTAGGTAACTCTGCTAAAAATTTCATTCCATCTTCAACAATTATATCATATTTGTTTGTAATATAAATATTAATTTTACCCTCACTATTTCTTAATCTATACTTGAATACACCTAATCTATTATTAGTTATTAAATCATAATATGAATTTAGGATTGTGGGTGCATATACCCATTTTCCTTCTTGCTTTAAACCATAAACAGAAAGTATATCTTTTACTATGTTATTTAATTTTATTTTGATTGATAATAATTCTTTATTCATATTTTACCTCCTTATAAAAATAATATATCTTGTATATATAATTTATGTTCTAATTCCTTTTCAATAATAACTTTTTTAAGCACATCAAATTGTTCTTGTGTTAATTTCTTTTCAGTAGCTATTACAGGTTGAACTACACCATTTTGTTGTCCCCACATAAGTATTTTACCTTTTTTTCTTATACAAAAATAGATTATTACATCATCTATTCCACAAATTATTGTATGTATTCTACCATCTACCAATAATTTTCTTTTAGTAGAAAATTCACAATTTTCATAATCCCACCATTTTGTAAAACAATTAGTTTTATTATAGACTTCTTTTAAATATTTATCCTTTTCCTTTTTTAGTATCAATCCTATTTGTTTTAAAATCTTTTCACTCATTCTAGTTCTCCTTATATTTTAATTCTTTCATTTGATAATCCCCAAACTCATCTTTATCATAATGTTGTATCATATAATTTTTTAGTTCATTCATTTGTTTTTTAGTAAAGAACTTACCTAAATGAGTATATACACACTTTTCTTCCTCTCTCATATCTTTTCTATAAAGAGTATGTATTATTATTTCTCCTGTTAGCCAAACATAAATATAAACAGCTAAATTTTTATTAGGAACACAATAAATATCATCTAATCTACGATTAATTCTAGCATTATATTTTGTGTCTTTTCCATACCACCATACATAATTGTCATAGTCTATATCAAGTAATTGTTTATACTTATTTATTTCTGCATTACCTAATATATTTATTTGTCTAAAAATATCATCTAGTGTCTTTACCCTAATTTTTAAAGGGTGTTCATTAAGCATAATAATCTCTCTCTTTCAACCATTTTCTTATTTCTATTTCTAGTTCTTCTAATCCTAGTGTACTATCGTTAGATGTCAACCAAAATTTATCATCAAATTCTATTTTTTGATAATTATTTAATCTTTCATACCAATCTTCTCTACATAATTTTTGATATAACGAATATTGTTCCTTAGTCATTTGCATTCACTTCCTTTACATATCTCTTTTTAATTTCTTTATCATAATATTTACTCCATTTTTGATATTCTTTAGATTTCTTTTTCTCATACATTTTAGCATACTTTTCTTTGATTGTCAATATATCCTTATCAAATTTCTTTTGTTGTTTTTCAGTTAAACTAGCATAACAAGGACATAATATATCTCTAATTTTTGCCATTTGTAATTGAGATTGAATAGCCACATTTAATAAATTCATACCAACTAAATAATCTTCATTTTTCATATTTACCTCCTTTATTAATTGATAACCTATTATAACATATAGAACAAAAGATGTCAAGAAATATTTTTACAAAAAGAAAAGAGAGTGTTACCTCTCTTATTCTTATATTTATCTATGTGATTTCTTATTGACAAGGCATTAACAATATCATAAAGTCATCTAAATCAAACACTAATTGAGAAGTCATACTCGCATTTGCAATTCTTAATGTTAATGTTTTGCCAATCAAACTATTTAGTATCCACTCAAGAATATTCATATCATAGTGTGCCACTAAACTAGGATTAGTTTTATCTATATTGACTAGACTGTCTGTACCAAAAGCTATTCTTATAAGAGTAGAGTCAATCTTAATATGTCTATCCTCTGAACAATTTTGAATAGACATATAAGCCACGAGATTATCATAGTTAAGAGTAAGATAAAATGAATTAGGTACATTTGTTACTCTATATAAATCTATTATATCTGATTTAAAGGCTTGTGATATAGTTTTAAGCTCTTTGAAACCAGCTAACGACTTAGTAGTTATCCCTATGGTTTGAGTGTCTGTAAAAGCTCTACTAGACACTAATAGTTTGTCTACAAGTAATTCCATAGGGTTATCCTCTTTAGGACACAATACACAATAGTTGTTGGTTACAAATACTACACAATCTTCAGTTACTAGAATACCTACATAGCTATCTTTTCTATCTAGTTTCATTTGACTAATAAAGTCTAAGTTTATCCAATATTTAATATCAGTATTTAAGTTCAAATTTACTATATCTAGGTTTTGGTCTACCAAAGCATAAGTATCTGTCCAACCAATAGATTGGTTACTTATATAAACTTGATGTTTAGGTTCTACTAATTCTTTGTCTTTTCTCTTTTTGTATACTATTTTTAGTATTTGTAAAAATCTAGTTATTTTGGTAGTATCATCTAATTTAAAGACAACTTTATCTATTATATTTAGTTCTTCTAATAAAGATTGTATATTTTGATTATCTTTAAATAAGTATTTTTGACAATCTTTCATAATAGCCCCTTATCTTTTAGTTTTTTAGTTAGCCAATTTACCTTAGCCCACAAGAAAATATTAGATACCAAACTACATAATAATAATAAATTAATAAGCATTAAAGTCAATCTATTCATTATCTACTCCTTTCAATTCATTTGTTATTGCTTCCATTAGATTATAACAATTATCAATTTCCATATATCTAGGAACACCTTTATAGCTATATAATAAAGTCATTTTTATTGTTTCTATATCCTCATCTATTATAGAATAAAACATCTTAGATATAAATATTTCTTTATCTTCTAAAGTTTTAAAATAACTTTCTATGTAATAAATACTATTTTCTCTTTTTTGACTTATAAGGAATATAAGTCTACTTAATACTTTTTGGTTATCTTTTTCAAAGTCTAAATATAAAGTATATAACTCTGCCATTAAATCATTTATAGTTGTACCTTTAAGAAGTCTATACCAATTTCCTACTAAATGTACTTTAAGTTCATAATAAAAGTCATCATATCTAGGTATAATCTTAGTTAAGTACTCTAAATCTAGGTATTTAAAATACTTATAATTAGATAAATCTAAACTTTCTATTTCTCCTATATCCAACTTATCTATACCTTGTTTTAGCAATTCTTTTAACTCATCTTCCAATATTGTTTTTCTCATATAATCACTCCTTTGTTTTAATTGATAATTCATTATAGCATACACTAGGAATAATGTCAATATAAATTTAAAATAAAAAGGATAAATTTCTTTATCCTTTTAAAATTCTCTAAAATCATATACTTGTACTTCTTCTTTTGTTCTCTTAGGTCTTTTAATGTGTTCTGTATTACCCCAAGAAGTACCAATTTCTATATCTATACCTAAATAATCATCATTAAGATAACATATAAAACTCTTTTCAAGTATTTCTAATGCAATCTCTTGTGGTACTTCATCTGATACCTCATAACAGAAACTATCATACACACTAAACATAAAGTGCATTTTATCCTCTAAACTTTTTTCTTTAATCATTTTATCTGCTTTTATAAGTCCTTCATAAAGTAAAAAGGCATTACTAGATTGAATAGGAAAGTTAAGTGCTTTTTTCTTTTGCTTTTCAATCTTTTTCTTAGTATTATAATCAGGTTTTTTATCCTCATTAGGTACATCAGGCATCATAAGAAATGCACCAAAAGGATTAGTGATAAAACCTTGTTCTTTTGCTTTTCTGTGTTGATTGTCAAAATACTTTTTCATTTCAGGATTAGCTCTCATATAGTCATCTATTAATTCCTTTGCATCCTCTACTGAAATACCAATATTTTTTGAAAGTCCTTGCTCTCCAGCACCATAAGCTAAACTGAAAGTGGCTGATTTTGTGGCATATCTAAGGGTTTTTTCAAATTTTTCTTTTATTGCTCCATAGAAATTTTTATAATCATCATCTGTTTTACAATTATCCCACATCTCTTGAAATTCAGGTGCTTGAGTTAATACCTTATTTCTCTGCATAAACCAAACATTCATAGAATGTAAGTCCCAACCTTTATGTATAGCCTCACTAAATCTTTTACTGTTTATGATAGCAGTCAATATAACTATTTCTGCACTTGAATAATCTGCATAATAAAACTTATGTCCTTCTCTTGCACTAAAGCACTCTTTAAGAGGTGCTAATACTCCTCTTGCAGGTATTTGTTGTAAATTAGGGGTATTACAAGTACATCTATTTGTAATTGTCCCTAATATGTTATAACTAGGGTATACATAAGGAAATTGTCCTTTATCTGTGAGTTCTGCTAAAGTAGTACCATCTACTGTCTTTTTATCTTCTTCTGTCTTTTCAACTCCCAAGAAATTATTTAATGCTGTTTTACATTTACCAAAATCTAATAAATCTTGTATATGAGGATATTGTTTTACATATTGTTCTAAGTATTTTCTATCTGTTTTGGGAGTCATTAATACCCTTTCTCTCTTTCCAGTAGTATCATTCAGTTTATATCCAAAACATTTACTAAATATATCTTCTTTTTCTCCTAATATAATAGGTTCATATCTTGATGTACCTTTATCTTCAGGCTTTAACCCCATAACCTCTACAAATAGAGTTGTTTTCTTATCTGTGGAAGTCATACTAAATTCAGTTTTAGTTATTAAATTTCTACTTTGAATAGGAGTAAGTTCTATTCCTTTTGTATAATAGTATTTTCCATCTTCTTTTTTGACTGTTTTACCCTTTTTATTACCTTTTTGTGCAGTATTTGAGAGATAATCTACCATACTTTCGTTAAGTATTTTATCATACTCTTTTACTCTATGTAAAGCTTCACATATCTCAATCTCTTTTTTAAATGCTTGTAAAAAATCTTTTTCAGTTCTATCTCTTGTTTCTTTAAATTGAATACCTAATTGCTCTACTTTATCATAATCTATTTTTACACCCCTACAAAAAGCTTTTATATAAATATCCATTGTTGCTTTCTTAGTTTTAATTATTTGTGCTAATTTATTCAATCCTAAGTCCTTTACATAGGCTTTAAACAAGTCCAAACCTATTTCAAAGGCTTGTAATGTACAAAGTACATCAAAGCAGTTATAGGGTGCTATAATCTCATCAGAAAACAAATCATAAGTGAATTGTTTTACAGATATTCCTAACTCTTTACATATTCTTTTCTTTTCTTTTTCTAGTTCTTCTTCATAATTTCCATAAGGTAGATAATCTCTTGTGAAATCTTTTAACCCTAAACCTCTATCTTCTTCACTATCTCCAAAATCATCACTATCATCTTTTGCTCTATGTGACATTAGCGTATGAAAGAGAATATATGTATCAAAATCCCACTTTACATCTACATTATGTAAGAATTTAATTGTTCCTATATCATAATAAGCATTATGTAATAATATTTTACACTTAAACTTATTCAAGGAATTAAATACTCTTGCTTTTAAATCTTTATCTAAATCTCTAACTACAAAGCAATAATTATAATAAATATCATTATGTTTATAACTCAAGGCAAAGTGAGTTATATTATTATTTCTGGGATATAATTTTCTAGCTTCTATATCAAATGCTAATACTAAATTAGGATTATCTATATTTGCTATAAAATTTTTATACCATTCTGCATAATCATTGACATCTCCTTTAAAACATTTAATATTTTTATAGGTTGCAAGATAATTACCTATAAGTCCTTTTGTATTACTACTGTTAATCTCTATCATAAGCTACACCACACTTCCATTTTAATAATGTTTCAACTAATCTAGTATAATCTAAAAATGTTGGTTTGTCAAGTGCAAAATCATAATAAGTATAATTTTTTTCTTTATATTCAATATAATTTTCTGTATGTGTAGCTAATTTAATAAATCCTAAATAATTATAATCTTTTAATATATAATCTAATATCTTTTCAAAATTTACCTCATACACATCATTTTCTAGTATTAAATCTTGACTATCTATTCTTTGAATAAGTATATTATTGTTTACTTGAATTACCTCAAAGTTTTCAAAATCTAATAAAGTTTTAGTTACTATTTCTTCTTTAATATCTTTTATTTCTCTTTTAGTAGTATCTATAATAGAAATTTTATCTTGATATTGAGAATAAGCATACATATCTAAAACTAGATGAGATTCATCTCTATAATCATCTACATTACTACCTCTATTACTTAATCTTATAAGTCTATCTACTTCATTACAAGTCAAATAAACTACTCTAATATCAAATTTTGGATTATTTAATAATCTAAGACAAGCATAAATATCAATAGCAAATAGATTGATTTTATTCTCATCAAAACAAGTGTAATCAACCCAATTATAATACCCTTGTGGTGCTTTATAACTTGCTATTACATTATCACTATCTAAATCTTCTCTATAATCTTTCATAGCTTTAAATATGTGTGTGGTTTTATCAAATTCATTTCTAGGTAAACGAGTAGTATTAGATACTACCTCGTGAAATTTATTATTACCTCTAAAACTCTCAATAATTGTACTTTTTCCTACCCCACTTTTAGAACAAAAACATATTACTTTAATTTTATCTTTTTCTTTCATTTTTCTTACTCTCCAACATTTTATCTATTGTCTTTTTGAATTTTAAAGTAACATTAGCTGTTAATTTAATATCAGGTACTGTATAGATATAACTTTTACCTCTATAACTTACATAGAATAAATATCCATCTTTTATTATTTCTATATAATTTATTAACACTCCTTGAACCACTTGATTATACTCTGTAGCATCCCCTATATCTTTTGCTTCCTCTTTAAGTTTTAATTGTAATTTTGAAACCTCTAAATTGCACTGTTGTATTCCTAAATGATATACATTATCTGCCTTTTTCTTTGCTTTCAGCATTTTATCTACCACCTTTACTCAATATTATTGAATTTATATAACTTCTTAATTCTAAATCATTTATATCTTTTGTAATTATTTCTGTTAATTTATTTATATCTACTAAATCTAGCATACCACTTTTATAGTAAGAATTTATAATAGAATAAAGTTTAGATTGATTTAATTTAATCAATTTATCTTTAAGATTATTTATAATTTCTTTCTCTCTTGAAATTTCTTGTTGTTCCTCTAAGTCATTTTCAAAATCTGTTAAATAATCAATTTTATTTTGTAAATACTCATCTAAGCTTTCTAATTTAGATAAATCTTCTATATCATATAATTCCTCAAAAGTTAGCATAATATCATTTCTAACATCACTATTTTTCATACTATCTAATGTATTTAATATTTGATTAAATGTATTCTTAATATTTTCACTTGTATGTTCACATAAATAATCATAATTCTTATGTAAAGTATCTTTATTTGTTATATAGTTATACTTATCTATATCCCAAAAGGAAAATAATTGAATATATTTTATAATCTTTTGTTCTTTTGTAGATAACTTTTCTTTATTTTTTATAACTTTTTTCCAAGCAAAATTTATTATTATAGGTTCAATTAACTTTATATAAATAAATACTAAACATACACTTATAATTATTCCTATTACAAAACCTAGAAATACTCTTTCTAATATTAAATTCTTACTCATTAATCTAACCCTCCTATAAAATATAGTCCTATTAATACAAATACACACATTCCATATATAAAGAAATTAACGAGGTTTAACATATTTATCACTCTTCCTTTTTATTCTGCCTTGTTCTACATCTCTTAACAAAAAATCTCTAGTATCAAATTCTTTATTCAATCTTTTTAAATCAAGTCTACTATATTGTTGATATAAGTCCTCTCTTAATATTCCTCTTTCTTCATCTGTCTTTTCAATATCTATAAGAGATTGAGTATATATAGCATATGAAGTTGTATATTTAATATCACATTCATCACTAAATAATTTATAGTAAAACTTTATTTCTTTTAAAGTAGGTATTATTGGTTCTATATCTCCATCAAAACATTGCTTTACCATTAAATATCTACCTACTCTACCATTTCCATCTTGGAATGGGTGTATTTTTTCAAACGACTTATGAAATTTCATTACACTATCTCTTGTCTTATATTCTAATTTATTAAAATGTGACATTATAATAGCCATAGATTTTTTAACATTCTTAGGTTCTGTTGTTTGTCTATTTGCTATTATATTACCAAGTGCTTTATACTCTCCTATATTATAACCTTTTTCTTCATCTACTGTATGTTGTCTTGCTATTTTATGAATAAACTTTACATAATTATCTGTAATAAGATTGTCAAAGGTATCATAAATATATCTACAACATAACCAACCATTAATAGTTTCTGTTATCCACTCTCTTAATTGTTTATCTTTACTAAAATTACTCATTATTTGAGTATGTACTTCTTTTGAGTATTCAAGAGGTAACTTATCTGCTATTTTTTTGAGTTTTAGCACCTCACTCTCTATTATTTGATTGCCTTCTATTGCATTTGTATTAAATATAAAATATGCCCATTGTTCATTAGTCATTATTTCTTTCCCTCCTTTCTCCATTTTTGTAATTTATCTAATTCTATGTAACCTAATTTTTCCCATATAATATTATTATCTAGTTTATCTGAATATTTTATAGGACAAGGACAAATACACACTAATTCATAGTCTTTACCATATTTATACTTAAATATTTTTTCTTTTAACTTAAATTCAGTTGTTTTCATACCTTTAATGTCTATTATATATTTTCCTATATCAAAGTCTGATATATACTTTATAGGTAATATCTTTTTATTTTTATATACAAAACTAGGTTGCAATATAAAAGTCTTTCTCATTCCAAGTTCAACATTAAATTCTTTTGCTTTTAGGTAAAACTCACTTTCCATTTCACTATCAAATTTAATATTATCTATTTCTATTTTTTTGTTTTTATATTTATTATATACCATCTTTACCTCTTATTAAAAGAGAGTAGAGTAATCTACTCTCTATTTTATTGCTAGTCTAGTATTTCTTACTAATCTAGCACCTTGTACTTCTTCTCCATTTTTAATTGCATTTTTTATATCTGTCTTAGATATAGTTTCTTCTACTTTAGTCTTAATAAATTTCTTATCTATAAGGCTTTCATCATATATTTCTACACTTTCTGCATTATTAACTACTGATAATTTTCCTACTGGTGTTTCTATTGCTTTAATATTATTAGCAATCATACACATTTTAATATAGTTACTTAGATTTTCTTTTTTCTTAGCATAAGATTTTTTTAATGTTTGTAATCTTTTAATTTCTTCATCAATAGCTTCTGCATAATTATCTTGCTTTCTTAATACATAGATTAAATCTTTACCTTTACTTACTACCAAAGCATTAATTTCATCTTTGAGGTCAGTTAGTTTATCATAATTTTCATCAACCTCTCCTGTTTCCCAATTAATACTATTTTCAATCATTTCCTCTAATTTACTACCTTGTTCTGTTAGTTGCCATAATGTTTGTTTCTCTGCCATTTAATCACTCCTTTAATCTTTAAATATTATTTCTGTATGTAAATACTCATCAATGTAAGTATATTCAGAATATGCACTTTCTTCTATTGTTTCTCTTTTCATTATATAACTTTTAATAGAATCTATACAACCTTGTAAATTAAATTTTTCTATTATATAATTATTTATTGTTGCTAAAAAACCTTTATATTGATTTTCTAGGAACATATCTTTAATAGATGTGTAACCATTATCTGCTAAATTTATATGTGTAATAAAATCTGTATCTATATCTACATCAAATTCACAAACATAAACACCTTTATTATAACATTCAACCAAATAATTTTTTAAATCTAAATCTTTACTTACTAATTCTTTTTTAATATGTTCTAACAAATTATTCATATATTTTTCTCTATAATCTGCTCTCATCTTTTTACTAAGTTCTATTCTGTTATCTTTTATCATACTACCTCCAATATTTACAATAAAACTCATCATCATCTGTAATAGTTTTTAATCTGTCATACTCTACCCAATCTAGTTCATCATCTACTCTATTTTTAATTCTGTTACCTATTGTATCTCTATAATTAGCAAATAGAGTACCTATTTCTAGTATTTGACTTGAGGATATATCACTTACATTATCTAAAATACAATCAATATCTTGTTCTAAATTAGCTAATTCAGACAATACTTCATCTTCTACCTCATTAGTAATATTTTTAACAGTAGCCTCTCTATCATATTTAAAGCCACTTTCTAACCTATCACATTTGCTTTCCTTAACATTAAAATATGTACACCATCTACAACTCTTTTCCATATATCACTTCCTTTATAGTACATAAACATAAATAGTTATATCTAAATCTTTAAATAATTCTTCTAACATAACTTTAACTCTATTCCAATTAAGTTTATCTAACCCACAAGCTATTCTGGGCATTGCAAGTATTTTTATATTAAATTCTTTACAAGTAATAGCCATATCTTTTAAAGAGTTTTCTAAACTAATGTAAGTAGGTTTTTGCCAATACTTATTTTTAGTTATAAGATTAAATACTTTATTTTTGTATAAAGAACAGACTGTTGTATTCTTAATACTTTTCTTAGTTATATCTTTCATATCAGGAAATTTTTTATCAAAAGTTTTAGCAATTCCTAATCCCATTTCACAATCTCTACTTATACATTGTGCTAGATAGATATTTTTATCTTGCATGTTTTCTTTTGTGAATAAATCTCCTTTTAATTCTATCATTTTCATTTTATAGCTCCTTTAAATACTCCCAATCTGTATTTGTTATAATGTCTATTAATTTTTCTAAACCATAACATCTATATCCGTGTACACAATAAGGAATACCTTGATTATAGTGATAATAATTTTTTTCTATATGCTCTTTACACTCTTTTTCTGTAAGAAAAAATGTATTATGATTTTCACTAGGTTTATAAACCCAATCAAAGTTATATACATCAACTTCTATATCTAAAGCATTTAATATATCTAATATTGTTTCTCTATCCCAATAATCAAACTCATCTTTTTCTTTTAGCTCTAATAAAGTTTCATAATCAGTAATAAACATATCATCTTTATTATAATTATCTAGTATGTACTCAACAAAATCCATTAAATTTTCTGTTTGAATATCTAAATTTATACAGACATAATCTGTATAATCTCCTTCTCCTGTAGGTCTGTACTCTTTAATTCTTTCTGCTACTACCCAAAATCTAGGGTTGGCAGTAAAATGTGTATCTTGTGTCAACATCTCATTCTTTAAACTTTCTAAAAATTCACAATCTTTTTCTGTCATCTACTCACTTCCTTTTTATTGATATAATCTATTATAACATATATAATAAACTAAGTCAATAGTAAAATTAAAAAAATGTTAGGAATTTTAACCTAACATTCTGTATCTTCTATTCTTTTTCTTTAACTTTAAAGGTTTTATTAGTGAAAATATGTTAGTTAAATAATTCCAATCATTACTATCTTGTTTTATTTCATCATAATTAATTACATCAGGTATTTTATTTTCATCTGTGTAATTTAAAATAGCTTTTCTTAAAGATTTATCCTTTAAGTTTTTTAACATATCTCTAGTTTCATTAAAACTATACCACACTTCTAAATCAAATCTAAATAGTTGAACTCTATAATCTTTTGAATATTCTACTGCAATATTTTTACTTTTATCATTTTTACCATCATAATTCAAATATTGAATATTTAGCATATTTTTATAAGATTTATTGAAACTGTTTATATTTTCATTAGGTCTATTAGAAAATTTAACATTAGTAATATTAGTTATAGGTTCTACATTATTATGAAATTTTAATGAATGTATATAAATTCTAAAAAAAGTAGTACATAAAACTATATCTAAGTCTTTTTGTTTATAACTTACTACTTTTTCACTTCCTAAATCATCATAATAAGTAAAGTGTACATACTTATAAGTTGACAGTCTATTTCTTAAATTTCTTATTCTAGGTTTTAAATTAGTATCCATACTCTCACTCCTTATATTGTTATTAAAATTAATTTTTATTATTAATAATTATTATTTATTAGACTTTGTAATTTAGTGTTTAAACCACTTTAAAACTTTTAGACTACTAATTATACCAAAAATGTTTTAGAGTAAGTTTAAACACCATTATAGAGCCTCAAATTTTATTCAGTTATTCCTGTTAATTCTTTAAAGTAAGGTAAAGTTAAAATCCATTTACAAAATTCTCTCCATTGAGGTAATTTATGATTTTTTCTTTGTTTATAAATAGTCTTTAATTGTCTATAATTCGTTGTAATACCAGCTGTTAATTTTAAACCACAAGGTATACTCATTAATAATCTAAGATAATTTGTTGGTGTTGAATTTTCTAAATACTCTTTTTTAACTTGATTAAAAGCATTAATAACTATTTGTGGCGTATAAGGGTCAAACATAATATCCCCCATTTTAACTATTTTGTGCATAGTGGATTGAGAAGAAATAATGTCCACAAAGTGATACCTTTGAAACTCTGTCCACATTTTAATAGATATATTTAAGTCAAATTGAACTATAACTCCACATAAATAATTATCCTCCCCTGTTGAACTTTCTAATTTACCCAATCTTTTTCCACGATTTAAAGATTTTTGTAATTCCTCTTTAAAATCTTTATCTTCTCTCATAGGAAAACCACTAACTCTAAGTGCATTTTGTAACCCATACACTTTTGAATTAGAAACTGTACTTTCAATACCTTCAGTAAATAAATTATCCCCTATTTCAATTATTGAGGGTTCTATCATATTATTTAACATCTTTCATTTTCTCCTTTTTCATTTTCATCTTTTTGTATTTGACATTCTATAAATATTTTTCTCCTAATTCACCATATAACAATTTCTAATCATTTAATCCCTTTTTAAATTATCTAAGACTTCTATTACATTCTTTACCACATTTTCTGTTAATATTGGAGGTATAGCATTTGCTACCATTAAATATTTATCTTGTGGAGTACCTTGTAGAATATATTTATCTGGAAAATTTTGCAATCTTAATCCCTCTCTGATAGTATAAATTCTATTAAATTTAGGATGTATACTTATAGTTTTTGTTATATTACTTATTGTTCCTATTAAATTATTTTCATCTTCTCTTTTATAACTATTTGTGAATTTTGCCTTAGTTTTTAATGGATGTCCATCAGGTAAACACCCCATATACTCATTTGTTTTTATTATTTTTATTCTTTCTTGAACTATTTTAGTAGTGTTATTAGTAATATTATCTAATAAAATATCATTTTCTTTTCTTAAAGATTGTATATATGCACTTGTATTTGCTAAGGCTAATGTATAATTCTCTCCATTTTCAGGTATATCCATTATAGCTTCTTTGATTGTAGTTTTTTTATTGTTATACATAGGATAGTGTATTTTATCTAATAAATCTTTATCCTTACTAGCTATAAAAATAACTCTGTGTCTTGTTTGGGGTAATCCTAACCTATCACATTCTATTATTTGATATTTTACATAATACCCTATATCTTTATATGCTTGTATAATATTATTAAGTATTAGTTCTCCCTCTTTATTTTTCATAGTTAATATACCTTTAACATTCTCCATTACAATTACTTTTGGTTGTAAAATATTTGCTACTCTTAAAAATTCTAAAAATAAATGATTCTTTTGTTCCATACCCTCGTGTATAGTACCATCTGCATTTTTATACATAAATCTAGTTTGTAAACTAAACCCTTGACAAGGTGGACTACCTAAAAGAATATCACATTTCTGTCCATTAACTAATTCATTAATTTTATTTTCATCTAGGTTATGAATATCCATACAAAGAGCTTTATTACCTAGATTATAATTATAACTATCAACAGCTGGTTGCCAAAAATCAATAGCAAATAAAGTATTAGTTTTATTTAATCTTTCTACACCTATAGCACCCCCCCCACAACCGCAGAATAAATCTACAATATTATATTTTCTCATATAACCTCCTACTTACTAATTTTATATCAAATATTTATAAAAACTTATTTTCTTATAATAATTTCCACTCTCAAAATCTTTATTTATATTTTTAAATCTACATCTAACCCTATTCTTTCCATATTCCTTATAAAATAATTTATGTAAATATTTTAAATAATCTTTACTTCCATAAATTATGTGTTTATTTTTTCTTTTACTTCTTGACATAAGACATATCCTTATAATTAAAGGCTAGAACAAATCTAGCCTTATAGTATTTATCCAAAATATACATTTTTATATCTATCTATCATTACTGCATTTTTAACTACATCTAATGGTGTTAGCATTTCTGTATTTAATACTGCTTTCATAATAGCAGGACTATAACCACTTACATAACATACCCCATCTTTTGCAATTTCAGGGAAATTAGGTTGACTAACCTTCAAATTCCAATAAATTATTTGAGGTAGTTCATACCCATTATTTTTATATTTATCTCTTATTGTTTCTATAAGAGTTTTGAATTGAGTATCCCAATTTCTAGCATAAATATTTATAGCACCATTGAATTGCATATCTGATAAAATAATTAAATGTGTAGGTATATCTTCTTGTTTTAATTTATTTGCTAGGGCTAACTCTAGTATAACATCAAATACCTTTTCTATATTTGTATCTGCTATCTCATAACCATAACAACCTAACTTATCATTTAAAGTTTTAGCTTTTGAAAAATCTATGAATTTAACAGTATGTGAAAATTCTAAACATTTATTTTTATATGCCTCACTAGGATTTCTTTCAGCTATATAAATACCTAATGCTGTTGCCACATTCATAGGTGTACCTGACATAGAACCACTTGTGTCTACTACACATAGAGCATTTAAAGGTTTATTCATATAGTTAGGTAATGCTTTCCATTGTTCTTCTAATACTGTATCTATTTTTACACTAAATCCATAACAATCTCTATTCATATCTAAATATTTACCTGTAATATCACTAGGAAATAATACAGAAGAATTAATTTTTGTTTCTCCTTTTTGTAAACTATCTAAATATTCATTAAAATGCTTGTGGTCTTTTTCCATAAATAAATTTCTATTAAATAACATACATCTACTAGGTACTGCATTATAATTAATTTCACTAAATGTTTGTTGTGCTATATTTCTTTCAACTACTTTTAACATTTTTCTAGCTTGAGTACAGTAATTTCTATAATCAAAATCTAATTTTGGCATAAGAGTTAATAAATTCTTTGCCTTTAGTTTAGTATGTTTAGATTTACTGTTTATAGTAGGTAGCCATTTTGCTAATAAACTAGGTGTCTTACCTTCATTCATTAATTTTATATCTGTATGAATAGTATCATAAATATAACCTACTATATCTATTTTTGCTTGTGAGTTTAAAGTTCTATTAAATATATCTAATAAATCTTTCCAAGAACCAAATTCAACTATATTAACCATATTATTTTTAAATAATAAATAACTTTCTTCTGTTTCTATCTTTAAAAGAGCTAACATAACTGTTTTAAATACCTCTTTTTCTCCCATTCCGCCTCTGCAATCTCTTGCATAAAATAAAGTTTTCATTGCTAATTCTTTATTTTCTTGCATTGCTTTAGCAAACATAGGTAACAATTCTTGATTGATACTTGCAGGTTTATGATAATTATTTTCTCTCATAGAACCTATTGTACCAAATAAGTCTACTATATTATCTAATGTAGATTTTACTGCTACTGCACCATTTTCTGTTTTTGTTAAATTACCCCATTTTTGTAATTCTTTCATAAATAAATTTGACATAAACATCACTCCTCTTTAAATTTAAAATATCTTAGTATAAAGAGAAAACAGAAGTTATATCTTTCTCAACCAATCAGAATTAAATTTTAATTGCTGTAAACTTCTGTTTCATCTTCTTTGCTATATTATAGCATATTCAATTTTATTTGTCAAGTAAATTTTTAATCTTTTTTAAATTTTTTATCTTGTTCTTTTTTACTATCTTCTGAAAAGATAATACTTATGTATCCTAGTTCTCCTTCTTCACTCCAAGCTCTTATATTGAACCAATCTACTATTACAGCTATATCTTTTTCTTCTAATAATTCTCTAAATGTTTCATCTTTGTAATCCCACAAAGTATCATCTAATTCTATTGCTATTTTCTTTTGTTCTTCAGTTAATCCTACATCAAATTTTGCTTTTCCACTGGTATAAGCACCTATAATACCTTGTTTATTTAACTCAAAAGCTACACCTAAAATAGCTTTATAACCTTCTTTTAGTTCTTTTATTGATTTTTGTCTTGCCTTATAATTTTTTACTAAATTTTCATTAAAACTCATCTTCTTTAATTCCTTTCTCTAATAATAATTCTTTTACTAAATTCTGCATTAAAATTAATTCAGTTTTACAACCTAACATATTTTCAGTACCACATCTATTAATTTCATATTGTAAATCATCTAATAGAGAATACAATAAATGTGGTTGTAAATCCTTACCATAAACTAATAATATTTCTTTTGCATCTGACAGTGCATAACTTCTTCTACTAATAGCATATCTAAGTGCATACATTAGTATTCTCATTCTATCTTTTGGATTTTCAAAATTAATTATAAGATACCTCTTTTCCTATCTCCCTACAACATATAAATGTAGGGAATCTACAAGAAAGTTTACCTTGTTTATCCTGTGTTTCTTCAAAATATTGTATCTCTACTACTCTACCTACAATTTCATCTTGATTATTCCAATAATAATCTCTTTGGCTATCTGTAAACCCACTACCTACCTTAACTGTATTACCTTTATACTCACATATAATAGCACCAAGAGTATTAGCATATTTCTTTTCTCCTTGTTCTACATCAATACACTTTAAATCTACTGTATTAAACTTTTTGAATTTTAATATACTTTTGACTCTCTTACTTTCATATAAGCCATAAATATCATTTGCCATTAAACCCTCTTGACCTAAAGACACAATTTCATCTAATAACTTAAACACTGTTCCATTTAGTTGTCCTTTGTATAAAACTTTACACACTAATTGATATTCGCTATCCTCTATACTATCTATAAAATCTCTTCTTCGTATATAAGGTAAATTGTAATCTATTATGTCAAAGATATGATAAGTAATTTTATCTTTTGGTTTTTCTCCTTTAGTTCTCATAATAGAACTAATTTCTTTATATTGGTCTTTAGAACTTTTATTAGTTGTTATACGAGGTAGTAACTCTCCATCATATATTTTACCACTAGGTAACTTTAAACAATTTAAAAAAGTATCTAAGCCTTTTATCTCTACTCCATTACGACTATATGCTTTTGGTGTTCCTGTTCTATTATCTACTATACACCTATTTCCATCTAGTTTAAGTGTAATATAATAAATCTTACTATGGTCTAGTTTATCTGCTACATTAACATAATTAGTTGCTAACATAGGTTCTATAATAGATATACAATTAGGAATAACACTATTTATAGCTTTTATATCTAAGCCTATGGCTAATTCTTTACACATAAATAACTCTAAGAACTCTTTTGATTGTAAATAAGTATATAAATCTCTATAAGACTGTAATACTCTTATATTTTCATCTGTTCCTGTACATTCATCTACTAAATACATCATAATAACCATTAATACATTATCATCTAAGATTTTGACATCAGAAGTAGATAGTATAGGTTCAATAAATATTTTTTTAATTTTTTTAGTAGACATATTAGTAACTATATTAGGGTTATATAAAAAGTTCATTACCTTAATACATTGTGAACTATCTATATCATACCATTCTTGTAATAGTGCTTTTTTATCATTAGTACCTTGAGTTTTTTGAATTAACTCAAGGTACATCAATATATTTTGACTAGGCATTATAAATACCTGCAACTAAATCTGTCAAATAATCATTTAGGTCAGATACAAAAGCCATACAATCTACTACTGTTATATCTTTATTATCTATTGCTTCTTTAATACTATCTAGTATTTTAACAAAATCTACTTCTTGTGTATATTTAGGTTTATTAAGTTCAGTAGTATATTCCTCTATTAAATTTCTAAAAGTATTTTCTACATCTGTTAAATTTAATTTAACTGTATATCCTGTATATTTATTAGGTTCTTCTTTAGGTTTTAATATACTACCTATATTAAACTTATCTTTAGGTCTAATATGGTGTGTATTTTCTTTTAATTTTTCTTCTTTATCTGCAAATCTTTGTAATTCTTCTTTTAAATAACTTAATTCTTCTAACCATTCTTTTTTATTAAAAAATATAAAAGTAAAAGGTTTTTCCTCTAATATATCTTCTTTTAAATCCCAGTTAATATATCCATCTTCACTTTCATATTTTGAACCTACTTTGTCTATGTATCTTTTTATTAAGGCTTTAGTAGGTTCGTCTGCTACTACTTTAAAATATGTTCTAAAATAGCTAAACATACATCTTATCTCTTTTAATTCTAAATTAACTTTAACCATTTATGCATCACTCCCTTTATTTTTCTTTTTAAATTTATTATAAATAAATTTTATAACCTTTATTATTATTTGTATTAAACTAATAAATGCAACTATATGAAATAACCAATATCCTAATTCATACCAATCTATACTTAAAAAACCTAAATAATAAGCTAATATAGTACCTACAACCAGTATACTTAATATAAAATCTCCATCAATTAATATTTCTCTATTCTTCTGTTTCTTCATTATCATCTTCCTTTTTCCAAATACTATCTAACTTTTGAAAATACCTTTTACAACCTGTAGTCAATAAATTAATTAACTCCCCTTTACTAATTCTTCTATGTTTTTTATTCAGTTCTGCTTTTCTTATAAAAGAACCCTCAAGAGTTTCATCATTTATTACTATTATGCCAAAATGTTCAGGTATAAAATCTATACATTCATCTACTATTGACATAGGTAATGCAAAGTATTGATATTTCAATCTATTGTATAAATCTTTATGTTGATGTTCCTTTTCTCTATCTCTTTTGCAATCAGACACAGATACCTTTAATTCTATTTCATAAATATAATCATCATTAGTTACTACTATTATATCACACTCGTGTATTTTAAATCTTCTTTGAACCCTTGGTATTAAGGCTTGATAATTTCCATCTTCAAAAAGTTTAAAGACACCTAACTCTAACATATCTGTAGTCATACTACACCTCTTAATTCTTGTATAATATTATCTAAATTACTATTCTCTATTTTAGTTGCTATATTATGTTGGTTATCTTTATAAAAACATTTATATAATTCCTCTGATTTAAACCAACTTATAACCACACTATAATTATCTATTTCAAAATGTGAAAGTAATTTATACTTAATATCATCTATAATTTTTGCTTGTAATTCATTTGTTATATTCATTCCTTTTGTGTTCCATTGAACCTACAATCACTTCCTTTAAATTATTTATATATTTATTGATTCTTATTTGTATTTGATATTCTTTAATATAGTTAGAATATTCTATTAAAAACCAATTTATTCTACTTTCCCAACCATTACCATATTTTTTATAAGTTTTTAAACTTCTAACATAATTTAATCTAGCTTGTATTAACTCCTCAAATACTTGAGGATTATTATTTAAAACCTCAACTACATTATCGGATAAAGTATAGGTTTCTAAATCTATTTCCTCATTGTAAGTTTTACAAACTCTTTTAATTATTTTAATGGCTGTATATGGGTTAGTATTGTATAAAAAATCAAATACAAAATGTTTTGTTGCTAGATTTTCTATTCTATCTAAATCATACTTTCCATATAATTTATCATATATTATTTTTCTAGCTTTTGTTTCAGTTAAACCTATTATATCATTTGTGTAATATTTTGTCAAGCCGTATTTTGAGTAACCATCTTCTGCCATAACTAAAGTTCTACCTTCAAATTCAAATAATTGATTAACTATTATGTCAAAATGTTCTTTTTCTTTGGCTAAACTATTAAAAAAACACAGTAGACATATTAATAATATTAATTTTTTCATCTTATCACTTCCTTTTATATTTAAGATAACATATTATATCATAGAAATTCTAGTTTGTCAAGTATAAAATAAAAAGTAGGTACAATACCTACTCATTATCTTTTTTCTCTATATTTTCTTGTTGAAATTCTATTACATCTGCTTTTATAGGAAATTCTTTTTGTATTAATTCTCTTTCCTCTAAGGCTTTATATATATCTTTATGTTCTAAGAAAATATCTTTACCTTTCTTGAACTTATTTATATCTGTTTTAGATAAAGGTACAAATTCTTGTATTAATTCTAACATTTTTTTATTAGTAGCTTTTAATTTAGTATTAGCTTGATAAACATAGCTTTCATTATCTTTTAAATCTTTTGTATAAACTTTCATATACCCCTCGTGAGCTAAATATACAGGGTCAAATAAGGTATTAAAAGTAAATGTGCATAATTTTTCTTTGGCTAACATTAACACTAAAAACACACCACAACTTGCTAAATCTCCTACTATATTAATATTTACTTGAATATTTAGTAAATTTAATTGTTTTATTCTATTATATAAGGCTAATAACACCATTAAATCCCCACCATAACTAGAATAATCAATATTTACATATACTAATCTGTTTTCTAGTGTTCTATCTATTAAATCTTGAAAATCTCCTTCTATTGCTAGAAAATTAGGTGTGAATTGAAAATCATCATTATAAGTGTCAAAGTCAAACAACATCATATTAATATTTTTAAATATTATTTCTGATTCTGGAACTACATACTCTTTATCTTTATCATCTTTTATATCTTCTTTTTCTTTATGCAAGTATAATCTCTCCTCTATTATTTTAATTTTAAACTAAACATTATTAATTCTTTTGTATCTCTATTAAGTACACCAAATAATTGACTAACATAGCTTTCAGGTATGTTAAGTCCTCTTGTAGCATATTCATCTGCTCCTACCAAACTAGCATTTCTACTATATCCATCTGTAATTAAAGCACTATGAATATGCCCCATAACTACATAATCTATTGCTTTTCTAGTATCTTGGTATATCTTATATTTTAATTTTGATAATTCACTTTCTAATTTTGTATGATTGATTTTATCTCCGTGAATAGCAAGTAAATTAAATCCATCTATATTTATTAGGTTTTCAAAATAGTTATCTGTCTTATGTAATTTAATTCCTTTATTTTCCTTATAAGCTAAACTTAACATCTCATAAATCATATAATCTATTGAATTTTTAGCTACTTCATTTATATTAGTATGAGGATTTAAACTATCAAATCTACTCTCATTACCTACAACACAATCTATATCTATCTTATTTAAGTGATTATAAAGTTTATCTATTAAATTTTTAATTAAATAAAAACATTTAAGTCCACTTTCAATCTCCACATATTGTCCTTGTGCTTTCATATCAGGTCTACTTTGTGCATGTATAAAATCCCCTAATAAAACTACTCTTAATTCAGTTAATTCATAAGTATATATTTGCTCTCTAACTCTTTCATATAATTTATTAAGTCTTTGAACAGCTATATCTTCACTAAATTTATTTCCATCTAAATTTACTAATTTACCTATATGCCAATCTGATAATACTAAAATCCCTATGTTATTATTAACTTTTTGTATTAAATCCTTTTCTGTACCCCAATTCTCAATAAAATCTAATGCACTTAAATCTTTTGCCATTGAATATAATTTAGATTTGACTTCTTCTAAAGCTTGTTCCCCTCTAAATGTTTCTCTTGCAGATTTTCTTAATAAATTATTATCATCTCTTAGTTTTTGTATTGTCTTTAAACTTGCTTGATATTTTTTAACTAAATACTCATCTGTAATATTTTCTTGTTTTTCTGTTTCTAAATTACTAAAATCATAGGTTTCTTTACTACTATTAGTATCTGCTTGTTTTTTCTGTTCTTTTATTGCTTTTTTAATTGCATCCTCTAATTGTTCCTCATATGGAATATAATAATATTCACTTAAATCAACTACATAATATACATTATGTTTTTCTTTATCTGATTTAACTATTCTATCATCATTAAATTCTCTAACTATCTTAAAACCTTTATGATAGGGTTGGTATCTCACATTTTTATTTTCATAATGTAAAATTTTTAATTTAGGGTGTGTATATCTTAATAATCTTTCTGTTAAGTCATTAAATTTACAAAAATCAGATAAACTATGTACATAAAATGTTTCTTTCAAATTCTCATTATAAATTTCAAATATTTTCATTAGTTCTCCTTATTTAGTACCTGTACTACCAAAGCCCCCTCTAACATTAGGGTATTTCTTTTGATATTCTTCATTACTCATACAGTTTAATTCTATTTCATCTTGTGCTTTAAATATTTCTATTTGTCCTATTCTAGTACCTTTAGGAATAACTAAAACATCATCTAATATAGACTTATCTCCTACTGCTAGTTGCTGTAATGCTATATAATCTAAGGGTCTAAAAAGTGGTATAGCCCAGCAATCTTGAGTACTTGAGTAACTAGGTTCAAACAATCCAAGATGATTAGCTTGAATAACACCCCAAGTTTTAAATGTAGAACTTCTAGGTCTTAAATCTGCTTTATAACCATCAGGTACTTTCATAGTGAATCCAAGAGAACATATCTTAAACTCCCCATAATGTAATTCTACATCTTCTGCCAAAGCAACATCTATTCCAACACTATGTCCATACCCACCCTTAAATTCTAATTGATAAGTTTGTCCATCTAATAAAGTATAATCTATCTTTTTCATTTATTTTCTCCTTTTCTTTTATTTAAAATATCTTGCAATATGCTATTCATTGATTTTCCTTGTGGTATATTAGATTGATTTATAATAGGACATTTCTCCCTAAATCCACACAAATTATCACAAAAAAATTGTTCATTTGCATAATCTCTATTGGTAAACTCATTCTTTTCTATACCATTTTTAACCTCTTGTGTAGTATTTTCTACATATTGAGTAATTTCATCTATATCCTCTTGTGTAGGGTAATAATACACATAACAATTTTTTATATTAATTAAATATTGATACTCTTGAGGTATAGTCTTAGTTCTAATCCATTTTTGAATTTCCTTATCCATATCCTCTCCAAGTTCTTTTATTAATTTATCATAGTAAGGTTCTATATAATTATCTTTTCTTGATTTCTTAGATGGTTTACTATTAAAATAAATATTAACATATTTCATAAAATCCCAACCTAAGTTTTCTACAATTATATTAGGATATGATTTTTCTAACAATATCTTATATAATATTAATTGTCTTGCTTTTACCTTCATTTCATCTTTTGAATATATAGTAGATGTTTTAAAATCTATAATATCTACATAGAACTTTCCATTTTCTTTTCTATTAATTTTAAGATAGTCAATGTAACCTAATATCCAATGTTCTCCTATTTGATTTAAGACTTCTACTTCAACTCTAATATCTTTGGTAATTTCTGTATAATTGTGTCTAAAATAATCTTTTAAACATTTCTCATAGTTTTCTTGTATAGTTAGTCCACCTTTTCTATCTTTTGGTAAAAGTACACCTAGTGTTTTAAGCCTTTCTAATCTAGTTTTAAATTGTTCTATCATCTCCTTATAACTTATATTACCTAACACATAACTCTCTTGTATATCGTGTGCTAGAGAGCCATAAAATGAATATGAAGAATGTAATTGAGGTACTCTATCTATTCTTTGTAATTTATAAGACAATTGACAACCATTCCATTGTTCTAACTCACTAAAACTCCACAACTTAACTTTATTGGCTTTTAATTCTTTTACTTTATCTGATTGTTTTTGATTTATGTCTAATTCTTTCATTCCTTTAAGAGTTAGTAAATAACCTTGTACTGTTTCAGTAAAATAACCACTCTTTACAAGTCCACCCATATATATTTGTTCTAATTTTGTTAAATCATCTTTAAGTATACCAAAATTAAATTTATCTATATGTATACTTAAATCTTTAAACCATTGTTTATGTTTCTTTATTAAGTCCACTTGAGGTGTTTGTTCCATAATTATACCTCAATAGCTAATTTATATCCTAATTTTTTTAAATAATTATAAATAAATTGTTTTCCTTTTTCTGTCCATTTAAGAGTGTGAAAAGTTAATTGTACTTTCTCTTTTGTCATTTTTTCAGTTGTTACTGTTTGTGCTAAGCCTAAATCTTGATATTTAGCATATAGTATCCAAGTTCCATTTTGTTTATAAATAATTTTACCTTGATTTAATATTTCATTAAGTTTTTTAGCACTTAATCCAAAATCTTTTCCTATAATAGTTGTAGTTAATAAACTTTCAGAATTTAAAACATTATCTACATATTCTCCTTTTTGTTCTAAGGGTTTTACATATTTTGTTTCATACTCATTTATAGCGATAGCTTTATTTAAGTCATCATTTGCCATAATTATATTATAAATATAAGTTTGCTTTTCTGATAAAGTTTTTATTGATTTTAAGGTAAAATAAGACTCTACTAATTGTCTTTGTACTTCCCAACTCAAGTCATCTGTAAAAGGTTTTGTTAATAACAAATACCCACTTTCTGTGAACACTAAAATTTCTTTAACATTGTTAGGTATTTTCTGAATCATTTTAAATGATTCAGGAATTTCATTGATACTTATAGAAAAATAATCTTTATTTAAAATAAATCTATGTTGATTATTTTTAAATATTTGATTTATTTCTCTAACTTCCTTGTTATGTACTCTAGCAATATCCCAAGAGGTTACTACTCTTTGACCTTTATACTCTTTTATCAATATTTCTGTTTCTTTAATCTTTACTATGTTATTCATAGTTTTTTAATCAACTCCTTTATTTTAATAATTTTTAAATATAATTTCTGCATTACAACATATTATACCAAAAAAATTCCACCTTGTCAAGTGGAATTTCTAAAAATTTTCATCTTTTAAATATTTTGTAAATATTTCTATAATTTCTTCCCTGTTTCTATCACAAATAGCTTCTTTTTCTCCTAATAAATTATTAGGTATATTATTTACATCTATATATTTAATCTTACACTCTCTACCATATTTCTTTAATCTTTGAATATTAGGAATAAGACTATCTGCATAATCTAAGGATTTATCTAGTGCAAATATAATTGTATCTACTTGTAATAACTTTAATATCTCTATATGATTCCTTGAAAGTGCATTACTTCCTAGTGCTAGTGTAGGTATTTTACTTTTCATCTGCCACATTTTCATTACAGACTTTTCACTCTCAACTAACATAACTATTTTTGTCTTTTGGATTAAATCATAGTATATATCATACCCAAAGAACACAAGAGATTTACTATATCTAATAATTGGCATATATTTATTCTCTTTTTCCTGTAAATGTATAGCATTTCTTCTACCAATAGCACCTATTAATTCATTATTATAAAATACTGGAATTACTACTCTACGAGTTCTTTTATCATACCTAATATTAAAAAATAATTGAGTTTCTATTCCTATACCATCATTTAAAAACATTTCTGATATAGCTTTTGGGTATTGTTCTAAACATTCTTTATTATATATTTCGGGTATTTGGTAGATATAGTTTTCATTCCAATCCTCTATTTCTCCACATTCATTAACTAATTTATTATTTGAATTTAAAGATAAATATAACTGATTTATATATTTATTTTTATCTATACCCTCTAAATTACTTAATAAATCTAAAATATTACCTTTTTCATTATTTCTAAAATTATAATATCTTAAACTATCATCTAATGAAAGAACATAGGCATTTGAACTATGGCATATATCAAATCTAAGAGTAGTACCATCAGAACTAGAGGTTAATTTATCTACATAAGTATTTAAAAGACTATATAATATTTCTCTATTTAAGTTAAGATTATGTAATACAATATCTTCTAGTACCATAAAATCAACTCACTAAGAGGATTTTTTCCTTGATGTATCTTTAGGCATATTTTGAATAACTCCTATTTCTTCATAGTAAAGAGTGTCTAAATCTATGTAATATAATAATACATAGCCATCTCTTCCATTTCTATTTTTATCACAGAATACTGCATAATAAGGTACATCCATTCTAAAAGATACTTCTTCCTCTTTTCCTGTTTCCTCATTGTGTTTCATTACTATAAGATTTACTAATTCCTCTTTATCTAATTTTCTAAACATTATCAGATTTTCTAATATTTCTTTAATTGCCTTAGCTCTTGCCAAACATTTATAAGTTAAATATTTTGTTCCATAAGACTCTCCTGCAAGTTGTAAAGTAATAGTAAATGTTATGTTAAATCTTTTAGTTAAATTATCTGCAACCTTAGATAACTCTATAATATCTTTATATTCTTCTTCATCTGCCTTAAATGTATCATAAACAAAATGTCTAAATCCTTGTCTAACTTTTTTCTTTATTTCTCTTCTAAGTATATTAGGTTGCATAGTTTCAAAATATATATGTGTTATTCTATCTTTGTATCTTTCTTTCCAATGTAACATAGCATTTACAAAATAATCCATATCCTCTTTTGATAAACAATTTTCTCCATATTCTGCTCTACTTATAGTTTTTGCATTTTGATTAAGAAATACTAATACATTAGTAATATATGCAAAAGTTATCATTTGTATAAAAGTTTCAAACACTTGTTCGTTACAAAATAAACAAATTTTATCTTTTGAGTTCTCTAAAAGAGATAAAATATAAATAGTAATTAAAAGACTACTCTTACCTACACCTGAAAAACTGGCGATTCCATTAACTCCTCTTACTATTCCTTTATTCCATTTGTTCAAATAACTATATCTTAAATCAAAAGGTACACAATCTATTCTCTTACCACTTCTTATATTCTTAATAAAATCATTATTGATGCTTTGAGTTAAGTTTGTTTCTACAAAGTTACTATCTGCTGTTCCTACACTACATATTTCACTTATCATACCCTCTATTGTAGTTGTTAAATCTTCACTGTTATCAAAATTAGTTAATTTACCTATAAACTCCTCTAGCCCACCATTACGAGCTATTTTATCATATAATCTTAAAGGTACACTAACTATGGTATATTGTTCTAAAACACCTTCAAAATCAATTAAATCACTATCATTTAATTGTTGAATAAGATAAAATATATTTATACATTCTTGCTTTCTTTTTTCATCAATAGATAAAGTGTTTAAAAATGTAGATAGGGCGAACTCATCTATATTAGTATATTTTTGTTTATTATATAATATCTTACATACTTCATAGAATTTTTTATAATCCTCTACTGTAAATATAACATTTTTATTTGTCTTTTCTTCTAACATATTAAAATTATCTATATTTTGTAATACTCCTGCAAGTAATCTAGCTTCTAATACTTGCATTATTTCTCTCTTGGTATCAATTACACTCATATTATCCCTACCTTTTTTTCAAGTTCTATATAGTCTTTCATAATTTTTTCATCTTTATTTATTATAATCTTACTCTTATCTGTTTTTAAATATTTAGGGTCAATATCATATGGACTAATATATTGTCTATGTAAATCTTCTTTATTCAAATTAATTAAATAAATTAATTGATTAAAATTAGCATTTACATCTGTACTTAAAGTATTCCATTCTAAATAACTATCTTGTATTTGATATAAGAAATAAATTCTCTTTTGATATGTTTCTACCTCATTCTCAAAATCTTTTAATAATTTTTTATTCTTTGTATTAAGACTTTTTCTATTACCTTGTATTAAAAATTCTAATAAGTTATCATATATTTCCTTATTTTTTTCTTCTACACTTTTATCTTTTTTCTTTCTAGCCAAAATATACACCACCTTTATTAGTAAAATAAGGTAGGCAAATAACTTTACCTACCTTTGATTATTTTTATATAATTGTTCTTATCAAAAAGGAAACTGGTCTTCAGGATTTTCTGTATTTTCATCCGTTGTAGTAGTTGTTGTTGCTGTTGTTTCATCTTTTTTATCCTCTGAACCTTGAGTTTCAGTATTAATTTCCTCTGTTTTACTTTCTTCATTTACTTCTATATTACCTGTTTCTGTTTTCTTTTCCTCTAATACTTCTGTATTAGATTCTTCTTTTGGTGCTTCATTTCCTTGTGTACTAGCTTGTGCATTATTTTCTTTTAGCTTTTTCATAGTTTCTATTGCCTTTTGCATAGAATTTTGAGTAGCATTTTGTATTGCATTAGCACCTGAATTAGTAGAATGGTCTTGTAAACTAGGAAATTCAACATAATCTACTTTATCAAAGGCTATAATAGAGATATTTACTATACCTCTTTCAACTGGAATTAATCCAATCTTTTTAAATTCTAAAGCCATTTTTTGTTTGTATAACTCCATATCTCCTTTACTTGTAGCTTGATGCATAAGTCTTACACCTTGTGTTACATCATCTTCTGTAGGTTCTCTAAATGCTTTACCATTTTCTAGCTCTATTGTTGCAGGAACTAAATAATAACCCTCTAATTCAAAACTTTTAGCACAATCATTTCTCATAGTATCTAATATTTGTTTAGCTAGAGGTTTATCAGTTTTTAAAGCACCATCCAAAAATATTTCTAATGGAATTATTGCTTTTTGTTTATAATATTCATTTTGAGTGCCAAGTGGAACATATAACTCTAATTCTTTATCTAAATCCATAATTTCTATTTCTTTTTTAGATAATAACACATAACTATGAGTTTGTAATCTATAATCTGTAGTTTTTTGGTCTATATATTCTACTTTTTTACATTCCAAAGTTTGTTGTAAAAATCCTTGAGTATTAACTCTATATCTACTTGTACCCTCTATTTTAACTTTTTTACCTTTAAATAGTTTTAAAGCATCCACAAAAGATTTTACTGTTAAATATGTTTTAGTTTCTTTTTGTCCTTTAATTTCATACTTAATAGCTTTTCTTTTCATTTCCTCTGTTGCATTTTGTTCTGATACTCTTTGAGGTTGTCCATTATCAAAGTATTGTAATTTATCCCATTCATTAGTAAAAAATGGTAAAGATACTGTTGATTTAGTTGTTGGGTTTTCTATTATTAAATTTACAACAGTCTTAATTTCTACTTGTTTACTTTTGCCATCTTCTTTATTTGTTTCAATCTTTGTTGGGTGTTCTATTCCTTGAACTACACCTATAATATCTACTTTTCCAATTAATTTTGATTTGTCTACTGCCACTATACATCACTCCTTATCTATATTTTCTTTTTCTATTGTTGGTAATATTCCTTTTTGTTTTAAAAAATCATAAATAAATAATCTACCTTTCTGTGTCCAATAACTAATAATTTCATTATCTTTAAGTTCACTTTTAATATAATTACAACCTTGATATTTTTCTGCTAATATATAATAATTTTTTGTCTTATTTACAATTCCTAAATTACTTAATAAATCTTTAAAAGTAGCTACCTCAAAATTATAATCCTTTGCTAATTGTTCCTCTGATATTGGATTTTCATTTTCTAATATTATACCATAGTAATATTTATTAGGAAATAACTCTTTTAACTGTTGAATAATAATTAAATTATCTGCTTTTAACTCTTCACAAATTTTAGAATTAATTTCTAATCTTACACATATACTCTCAATTATACCCTTTAAAGTTTTCTCATTCATTTTATTTGATTCACCTCACTTTCTTTATGTCTATCTTACAAGATATTAATTCTCTAATATCTTTTAAGATAGACATAACACTTATTTAAAAGTATTATATCATATCTCTTATAAAATTGCAAGTATTATTTTACTTCTTTTTTAGATTCTTCTTTTCCTACATATTCTGTTCCATAATACTCTGCACGAGTTCTTAATACTAAATCCATATCATTAGGTATTTCTACTTGTTCAAACATATCCATAGGGGTTTTTGCTACTGAAGGAATATCTACTGTTGTTCTTGTCATAAAAACATACTCATTATTATCATTGACTCTTGCAAATAACACAGTATCAAACATACCTTCAATACAAATTTTATCATCTAAAACTTTACCTATTGTTTTTGGTGTATACATACCTAAATCATTTTTTTGAGGGTGCATAATATATATTATTGTTATATCTTCTCTTCCTGCACAAAGTTCTTTTGGTATAGTTTTAAAACCATTATAAGCATTAACAGCCATTACAGTATATTTACTATAACCTGTTTCTAAAGCTGTTTTCATATATTCATCTGACATAAGATAACCATAGTCATCTAATACAATAGTTTTGACATTCTTATTTTTATCTTTTGTTAAAATTTCACTCATTACACCTATTAATTGTTCATAATTAGTTATACTATATTGTAAAAATTTATTAGAACCTTTAAAAGATAATCTATTTTTTTCACAAGAAATTATAACTGTTGATTTAGGATTTAATGTTCTCAAACTAACTGTTTTTCCAGAGCTCGAGCTTCCTATTATTAAAATTTTATCTGCACCTGCCATAAACATATCACTCCTTTAATCTTTTAATTTTCTTTTTATTTCTTCTAATTTTGCCTTAGTTAAACCTACTTTATTATTAGTCTTAACTATATGTTTATCCTTAAAATATTTATTACCATAACACACATCATCATCTAATATTACAAACTTTCCAGTATATTTATTTATATCTAACCATTTCTTAATTTCTAGTTCTCTATTAGTTCTAGCACTACCTGTGGTATCTATAACTAAACTGTCTAATAAATTTACTCTTTTTACCCAAGAATACTCGTGAAATACAGCATCAAAAAATTCATTAAATTCTTTTGCATGTCCAATACATATTCTCCAACTAGATGATATTACTATTTTTACATTATTTTCTAAACACCATATTAGTAATTGATTAAATACACCTATGTTTTCAAAACCCCAATCTGTCATTATATAACTACTATCATAGCATTTAAAATATATATTTAATCCCATACCACTTCTAGTACCTATGTTATTTACCACTCCATCAAAATCTAAAAATAGTATCTTAGTATTCATCATAGTTTACCTCAAAATTTTCTCCTAAATTAAGAACAAATATAATATCTTGAAAACATATATCACAGTCATACATCTGTTGTTGTAAATTTAATACTGAATTTAGTGTATAACCTAATTTAGTTTTATTTATTGCCCCATCTAAATATTGAAAATCTGTCTTATATAACATTTTATGAGTATCTCTGATGAATAATAAATATTCTTTTAACCAATATTCATTCTCAAAATGATATACTAATTTATCCTCTTTTTCATTATAAGATATTCTACGAATATTAGCATCATAATCAAATTTTATTAGTATTTTATTTAAAATTTGAGTACACAATCCAATATTTTTAAATTCAAAGCTATAATTATTGCCTAATTCAATTTTATATCTCAAGTCTATCAACTCCCTTCCACCAATAATCTTTTATTACAAATAATTTTTCTGTAGCTTTTTGTCTATTCATAGCTAGATTTATACTTTGTAATAAGTCCTTTTCCCATATAGTTATAAAATCATTTGGTGCTTCATATTCACTTACAACTACTACACATCTTTTTGACATTTCTCTTACTAAATTCCAAAACTTTTCTGTATCAAATTTTTGTCTATTATATTGTTTTGTATCCTTATATGGAGGGTCTATATAAATTAACATATTTTTATTTAATTTATCTAAATTAATATTAAATATATCTTGAACTGTAAATACTGCATTTTTCAATGCTTCTTTTTGCTTTAGGATATTATTATATCTTTCTAAACCCCAATGTCTAGGTTGTCCTTTAATAGTGTTTCCTTTAGCATATTTATCCATAAAAACTCCACTATAACTAAATAAAAATCCAACATACCCATAATACCAATCTTCATAAGTATTATTTCCTAACAAAAAATCTTGTTTTACTTCTTTATATTTATTTTCATCTACCTCAATATAAGTATCTAAATCATCAAATTTTACTTTATCAAATAAAGCTATTAAATACTTATTATTGTCAAAAGCATATTTAGTTTTACATACTATTGGATATTTTGTATTAGCAATTATATTAGCTCCACCACAACAAGCATCAATGAATAAAGTACACCCATTAGCTTGAATTAGCTTGTTAAGTAAAGGTATAATATATTTTGCTAATCTATTTTTACTTCCCTGATAAACTATAATTACCACCTACCTTTCAATATTATATAATCATTATAACATACATAATTAACTTTGTCAAGCGAAAATTTATTTATTTGTGAAATCCTAAATCGGCAGGGTTAAAATCCCCATTAATATATCTAATATTTCCTCCAAAATTTTTTCTATTTTCTGTTACTTTTTCTATTAACTTGACTGTATCTTTTGGTAAATTATTATATTGTCCTTTACTCCAATAATAAATAACTAATTTGCTATCACCGTATACATCTGTATACCCTAATTTCCTTGCTATCTCTAGTGCTAAGTATAATCCCAGTAATTCTCCATAATTATTAGATTTATCAGTGTCTAACTCAATATTATTAAATTCATTTATTTTCCAACCTAAACTATCTAACCATTGAATAAATCTAGGAGTAATAAGATGTTTTAATAAACTATTTCTATCTTTATCTGTTACTCTAACCTCAGTAATTCCTCTACCCCTTCCTGTACCACTGTCAAAATATACACCCTCATTTAATTCTATTTGAGGTTTATCATACTTAGCACCATTATCTAGCCAATCTTGTGCTTCTTGTAGAGTTTTAAAAGACTTATATCTTAATGCTTTTCTATTTTTACAAGTATTCCAATCTTTATCTATTCCATTATCTAAATTGGAATTATACCAAGCATAAACTTTACTAGCCATTAGTCATCACTCTCTATTTGATAAGTTAATACTTTAACTTTACCTTGTACTTTCATCTCTGCTTTACACATTAAATCCAATCCTGCAAGTCTATCCTCTGTACTTTTAGAAAGAAATTTATTCCTATCTACATTAAGTACATATCTTCTAATATTATTATAAGTAATAATAGCATTAGGGTTATTACCTACTACACAACTAATTAGTATTTTCATCTTCTATCAACCCCAATTCTTTTAATTTCCATTCGTCCAATTCTACTTGTTTTAACCAAGCATTAATAGTTTGTCTAACTCGTTTAATTTTAGATTTATAAATATTTCCTTTTATTCTTTCTTGTGTATATAAAGCTCCATAAGGTATAGTTTGAATACTTTTTAAATCTTGCAATTCTTCTATACACTTATCTATCTGTCTACACATAAATTGATAATCTGTTTCTTTTGCTTTTTTCAATTATATCCACTCCTTTGTTTATATTAATAAATTTATTATAACATTTTAATTTTTATATGTCAATATTTTTATTCATTTTTTAAAATTAATTTACTTGAAGATACTCCTATATACACAGAAATAATAGAACTTACTATTTTACTTGCATCAGGTAAATATAATATCAAATTATCTATATTTATAATACCTATATAATTTAATAACACTCCTATGTAAGCTAATATTATTAATATTGTTAAAAATATAGGTAGCCAAACAAGTACACTCACTAAAAAAGAACAAATAATAAATATACTTACTTTTATTATATTATCTTTATTCATTAATTGTAACTCCTTTCTTAAATTTTTCTAGGTATAAAGATATTTTACCTTGTTTCTTTAAAAGATAAAATCTATGTCTAATAGCACTAATAGGTCTTTCTAGTAATAAAGCAATATCTTTATCTTTATGCAGTTTTCCTAATTTTAAACCAACTAATTCTATATAATCAGATTCACTCCAACCTTTTCCTTTTTTACTTAGTAATTTCTCATCAAATAACTCTCGTTTCTTATAACCATTTTCTGAACACCTAAACTTTACACCATTCTCGATAAAATAATATAAATTACTATTTTCTTCTTTAATTATTTTTCTTGTTTGAGAAACAAGAGGTTTAGTCTTTGATATTCTTTTATATTTTGCTTTATGTCTATCATTTAAACTTTTTGTCATACATTTTTTACTACAATTTTTAGTTCTTTTGTCATTTTTATCCACTATTTGAACTAATTTACCACATACTTGACAATTAAATTCTCTAATTATTTTCTTTTCTATATCTATCACTTCCTCTCATAATTTATTTATAAGCCACCACATAGTCTTTAAACTAATTTTATACTCCATAGACAACTAATTATATACCTAATTAATAAAACTCGTTTAAAGTGCCTCTGATGGCTTTAAAATTAAAATACTTACTCTACTATATAAAAGTTGCAGGAATAAAAAGAAATATTAACAATCCTACAATAGCACCTATAATAGATAATTTAAACACCTTACTAGATATATAATACCCCTGTTTATTATCTTCTAAAAATCTTTCACATAAACCAACAAGTAGAATAGGCACACCTAAGAGTAATAAAGGTAATGAAAACATATTTAATATAAGAAATAAATTATACAAGACATTATACCAATACATTAGTTCACTCCTACATATTTTTTAACTTCATTTATTAAAGTCTTATCGTTATTCCAATACCTCGTAATTTCATAACTATCTGAATACCTATAAATTAACTTATACATTCTATATTTACCATTAACTAATACACTTTTATAATAAACACTTTCTTCATTTTCCCAAGTTTTTACAAATACATTAGGTAATCTACCCCATATATTAAGAATTTTCACTGTACTTCAACCCCTTTCTTTCCAATAAAGTTTTCAATAACACAATACAACTTACAAGAGTAGTATTTTCTTGTTGAGTTTGAATAATATTTGTCAAATTATTCTGTTCCTCTATTGTCCATTTTAAAGTATATTTTCCATTATTTTTTACTCTAAGATAAATACTAGCAAATATAGTATAATAATCTTTCATAAGTTGTAGGGTATAACTATTATCTTTTTCATAAATAACATAAATATTATTACACAATAGTCTTAAATTCTCTAACATTTCTTTATTTATTATTTGAGCCAACTCACTATTCCAAGCACTATTAGATAAATATTCTAATATATTATCTTTAATTTTTTGTATAGTATTATTTTCTCTTAATTTATCATAATATTTTTCATTTTCTTTTTTATAATCTGAATAACAATAATATACACCTATATGATTATATAAATTCATACTACTAAAAGTGTTTTTATCATAAATAACATATAAACTATCTTGTGTTTGGTCTACTTTCATTACAAATTTCCAACCATTCTCAAAATTAATCCAATCTATATGTTTTACTTTTAAATTACAATGAGCTAACTCACTTCTTATAATCATATTGATGTTACCTCTTGTATTTTGTCCTAAGTAATCAAATTCCATATACCACCTACCTTAAAAATATTTCAATATTACTCTTATAATTACAAATCCAATAAATCCTAATATTATACTATTCATTCTCTCCTTATCACTTCTCCATTTAAGAAAACTAATTATAGAAAATAAACATAATATACTACCAATAGTTAATCCTATAACTTTAAAAATCATTTAAACACCTGCCTTTATTTTATTTAAGAGTATTATAACATAAAAATAAACTTCTGTCAAGCAAAAAAATAGAGTAGCCAAACAAACTACTCTATCTCATAGATTAATCTAATTGTATAAGTGTATTAGTACCATTGCCTTGAACTTTTGGAAGTTGTCCATTCCATTTTTCAATAGCCATCTTTCTAAGTAATTGTGGACTAAGTGAATTACTTTCAATAGCATTAGCTTTTGCTTTTAATTCCTTTTCTTTTAGTTCATATTCTGCCAATTTAACTTTGTTCTCTTGTTCCACTAATAATTTTTGTTGGTATGCTTTAGCAGTTTCAACTTCTTGTTCTGCAACCTTTTTCTTTTCAATAGCTCTTTCATAATCATCACTAAAATCGTGATTAACTAAACTAACATTACTAACTGAAATACCATATAAAGCAAAGTCATCTTTTAAATCCTCATATATTTGTTTTGAAATTTCTGCTCTTTTAGACACAAATTCTTCTATTGTATATCTTGAAATAGTTGCTTGAACTATCTCTTTAACTCTTGGTCTTATAAATCTACTTTCATATTTTGACTGAAAAGCAGTATACAATTTCATAGGGTCAATAATACTAGCTTGTACAGTAAATTCTAGTTTTATACTTTGCATATCTTTTGTACTCACTTCCATAGTTGTATCCATTTCATCTGTCTTACCAAAGATATATGTTTTCTCTCTTGTTTCCATATAAGTTCTACTTTGAACAAAAGGTATTTTAAAGTGTAATCCCTCTGTTTCTATTTTTGATACTTTACCAAAATTACTGATAATAGCAACTTCCCCTGTATCTACTGTATACCCATTCCAAAATAATAAAGCTAATATAATAACTACTACTCCACCTAAAATTCCTAATTTAATTTGTTTTTGCATTAACTATCACTCTCCTCTTGTAAATGTGCTAATTCTAATTTAATATTTTTTAATTCATCTTGATATAAGAATAGTAATACTTCATCCGTTGTATTCTTACTTTGTTGTTCTAAATAATTTTTTCTTTCATTTAAGGTATAAATATATTCTTTTATATTTTTAAATTCCTGTTCATCCTCATATTGAATAAATTTTAGTTTAGGAGGATAATAACCCCTAATTTTATTAGTTATTCCATCTTTAATTTTATATACTTTAACTGTTTCTGTTTTTAAACAATTATGACATATAAATATATAATTATTGATTTCCTCCAAATACATTTTATGAAATCTATCTTTTTTAATTTCTTTACCACAAACTTCGCACTTCATTTATAATACACTTCCTAACTTATATTTAGAATTATACTCATTTAATATTTCTTCAATAGCATTAATTTTCCATAAGTATTTTCTTTCAGACATTCTATTAAAATATTTATTGATATAAGTCATATTTTTTCTATTGATTTCTAATTTATGTTGTAATTTATCAAGTTTTTTAGTATAATAATTTAACTCATTCTCTAAAAATTTATGAGATTTACCTAAGTATTCATCTTTATATCTTTCATACTTCCAATTATGTTCTAACATTTATCACTCTCCTATATAAACTAATTTTTCAATATAATCTTTATTATCTTTAAAAATTGGTATTTCTTTATCTAATACCCAACCTTTATCTGTTTTGATACAACAAGTACCTCTCTTTTCACAAGTTAGAAATGAATGATAATTTACACCTACATTATCTAACATATCTACTATATCTTTTCCATTCTTATTTTCTAATTCATTATGAGTGAAATAAGCTCTACCTATCATTTGTATTGCATTTTTAATAGCATCTTGTTGTCGCCAAACAAAATAATTATTGACTTCTTCTTTTTGTAAATTGAATGCTCTACTATCAAATACTGTTAAATCTTTAGTTTTTTGTCTTAGTAGAGTTCTATATTCTGCACTTCCTTTCATATCATAGCAATAATTCTCAACATTATATCTAAATATAATATTAAAATAAACACTAGCCATACTAGATGTAATACTAACAACTTTACTTAAATTATTATCAAACCAAGCACTGCTCTCTAAATTCTCATAATCTATTAACAATAAACTAATCTCATCAGATTGAGTATAACCTAGTACACAACCTTGAACATTCTCACATAAGTATTTCAGAGTATCTTGCATAGATTCCATAAATATGTGGTCAAAGGGTTTTTTCATACCTTTTGTAAATGTATGAAATGCTTTACCATCAATTCTTATAATAACAGGTGTTCTACATATTAAATAATGTCTAGTAACATACTCATACTTTTTCATTCTTTCATCTAATTTCATTACACTACCTCAATTTCTAGGTTATCACATTGTAGTAAAATATCTTCAAATACACCACTAAGCTTTCTATATAATTGTATACTCATATTATCAATTTCAGATATTAAAACTAACTTTAATTTATTATCTAAAATTGTATAATCAAACCAATATTCATTATCTTTATCTTTGATAACTAAATACTCTTGTTTGCAATCTAACTCTAAACTTGCTTTGTCAAATAATTCATTTAATTTTTCAACTAATAAATTAAATTTACTAATTAAAATTTGTCTATTCTTTGCTTGTTCTCTTATTTGTTTTATCTCATTCAAAGAATTAATTGCATATACATTATTAGATTCATAATTACTATGTAATTTATATGTCTTTAAATCTAATAACATCATTAAAAGTTTATAATGCTCCTTTTGACAATCCCCTTTAAGAGTATTTACCTTTTCATTACAATGTTCTATTGCTATTTGTAAATCTCTTATATCATAACTTAAATCTTTTTCATTCATATTACACCACTTCCTTTTTATTTTGATAATTAATTATAGCATATATAAAACAAGATGTCAACAAAAATTTTAAGAAATAAAAAGAGTAGGTAATTCCTACTCTTTACTAAATTTTTCACATACTCTTGTGTATTCATTACTGAATAAATTATTTGAATATTTTAAAATTTTATTAGCATTTCTTGGATAAAGGTAAATTATTAAATCTAGGAGTAAAGTATCATAATGAAGTTCACTTGTGTATTCTAATACTCCTTGAGCCTTAGTTCTATTTAAGTTTTTAGCTTTTATATACTTACTCAATAAATCTAAATTAAATCTATTTTTTAATTCAGTATATATTTCACGATATACTTCTGTCTTTTTCACATATTTAAAGGTGTTATCCTCAAAAACTGAATCTAATATCATTACAATATTTTCCACTAAGGTAGGTTTCATTTTTCTATCCCAATAAAATAAATCCTCTATTATTTGTAATTTTCTAATTTCATCTTTTAATTCCTCATTTTCTTTTTTTAATAACTCTAATTCTTTGTTTAAATCCATATAACTAATCCCTCATCTTTTCTAAATATTCTTGTAATTCTTTATTATATCTTAAACCAATCTCTAATTCATCAAATATATTTTCTATCTTTTTAATGTGATATTTAATATTTTCTTGATATTTTTGACAAAGTAACAAAACTACCTCTTTTAATTTTATTCTATCCTCATAATATATACTTTCATTTGTTAAAATATTTGTTTTAAAAAATATTCTTTTAAGGTCAAATATAAGATTATTAACTTTAAAATCTATACTGAAAGGTCTAGTATCATTACTTATTAAGTTAAATTCCTTATCTATTAGAGGTTGACAATGTTCAATTAATAGTATTATACTATCCATTTTATCTAATAAAAACTCATCATAAGTGTATTTATTTCTATCTAATCCAAACTTTTTATATTTATTTTCAAATTTTTCTACATTTCTTTCTTTAAGATTTAAAAACTTATTTTGAAAATTATATTTTTCAAGATAACTATGTAAATCTACTTCTCTAAATTTCTTCATCTAATTCTCCATTCTTTTTACAACAGTATCAAATAAAGCTAATAAAGTCAACATTCCTACACTATCTTTTGTGTCTGTATATTGAATATTATTTTTAACAGGTTGATATTCATTAACTAATTTTCCATTATGAACACAAGTACCTACATTAAATACTAATACAGGCTTTTTATCACTTGTATGAAAATCTCCTATACTACCTTTAACTCCACTTGCACAAATTATTATATCTGCATTCTTACAAGCATACATCATATACTCATAACTAGAGTTAGTATTAACACACATAACATCATTCTTATAATATCTTGTAAGTATATTCATTAATGGTTTTCCTACTGTTCTACCTTTACCTATAATAGCTATTTGTTTCTTTGCAAAATCCTCTATATTTAACCAATCTAAAAATTGCATTATTCCTTTTGGGGTTGCAGGTGCATAATCATAGTTGTTTGTATCTAACCATTCTGATATATCTAATCCCTCTACATCTAATCCTTTTGCTATTAATTTTTTATATGCTTTATAAATATTATCTTCACAAGGCATATCTAACATACAAGGTATTCTATTACCATTTATATCTCGTAGGACATCTTTTAAGCCTTGTATTGAGGTAATAGGTATTGCTACTATCTCTAATCCTAACATTTGTCCAAAAGCCATTCTATGTTTTGCATATAACATACAACCTTTATCGTTTTCATTTGTTAATATATAGAATTTCTTTTTTAATCTAAGTTGTCTTACTCTATTTTGCAACTCTTCAACTCTAAGATTAAAATATTTTCTCATCTCGTCTTTTAATTTCAATTCTGAAAGCCTTAGCATAGCCATTTTGGTGTTTCCTCCTCTGTATCTATATCATTACTACCCTCTTCGTAGATAGGTCTATTTTCACTATCTAAACCTGTTAGAATTGATGTATCATTTTTAGTAGGAAATATGTTGATTAAATTAAGTTTTCCAAACAAGCTAATCATATTTTCAACTAAACAAGCTACAAACTCATCTTTTTCTGCAATAGCAAATAATTCTTTTGGTGTATAAATATCAAAATCTTTATTATCTATATTTACTGCATATATGCACCAATAAGCTACAAGAGTTAATACATAAAGATAAAATGGATTAGAATTTCTAAATTCCATTAATTGTTGTGCAGTTAATCTTTTAACATTATCCTCATCATCTATAAATAAAATTTCTTGTAAAAAGTTTAATATTCCATCTATATCCCTATTAGTATCTAAGTACATAGCTTTTAAAGTTTTACTAGGTATTTTTGTGTTAAAATCTCCCCATTCATAGTGTTTACCATTAACCACTAATAATACTTCTTGAGTTTCTCTATTTAATAATCCACTAACTACAAACATATTATAAAACCCACCTATATTTTTGTAAATTACCCTTAAAATCGCTTTCAAATAACTTTATTTTCATTTCCAACCATCTCCTTTTTAACTTGTTCAAAGATTTCTATATTAGTATCTTTTTTATTCATTTCATTTTCCTTTAACATAATTAAATCTTTTTGAAATATATCAAATCCAAAATAAGATGCTTTAAAACTTGGTCTATTATTAATTTCTCTATCAAAATTATAAAATTCCATTCTTTGTCTAGGTATTAATAATTGAAAATTTTTATTATACTTCTCTGCAACATCGTTTATAACAGCATCATTTAATACAGTTATAGGTAATAATAAAGCAAATGGTTTACCTAAATTTAAACATCTTTCTATAAATTTTCTCTTTTCTTTATAAGGTGGGTTACTAATTATAATATCCCACTCTTCAGGTTCATAAGTGAAAAAATCTTTATTTTCATCAATATGACTATATACAACTTTAAAGCCATTTTCACTAAGTATTCTACAAAATGCACTCCACTCTTTATCAAATGGACACCATATTATTTTGTCTTTTAAATGCTGAATATAAGGTAGTAATATTTTTACTCCATAATCAAATGTATAATTTTCATCATCTTCAATAGATTGATAATATAATCTATTTGTATCTAATTGTTTTTCTTTACTCATAATTTTCTCCTTTACACATTAATAATTAATTATAAACAATAGGAATACCTATATATATAATTCTAGCCTAGATATTCCCTTTTCCCTTTCTTAATTTTACTATTTCTCCTAAAAATGTCTTTCTATTATACTTTGTATCTCTTTTTCTTGCATTCTCAAAGGTAAATTTATCATATAATACTGTTAAAGTTTTACTAGCACGAGATAATGCAGTATATACTAATTGTTTGGTTAACATAAATGTATGTGTTCTACTTGCTACAAATATTACATTTTCTGATGTACACCCTTGTAATTTATGTACTGTTGAACAATATGCAAGTTCCCAATTAACATCTCCATCTTTAAATTTAACTTCTCTATCATCATCTAGCATAGTAATAGTATATTCATATACTATCTCTACTTTTGAGTTTCCTTGTTTATCATAATAATGATTTTCCTCATATATTTCTTTATCCTCTAATCTAAATCTATCTCCGTTAAATACCATTAGTTCATAGTTGTTTTTCATAACCATACCAATAGTTTTAGCATTAGGGTTATCTTTTTTATAAAGAGTATCTAAGACTTCATTAATTTTCTTAGTACCTTTATCTCCTACTTTTTGAGGTAGCATAATAGTAGTATTTTCAAAGTTATAAGGATTATTTGGGTCTACACTATTCATTTCTTGCATATACTCATAAATAAATTTACCTAAAGCATCCCCAGTTTCTAATTCTTCAGATAGAGGTAACATAAATACATTAGGCTCTTCATTCATATACATAGTATCCTCCATAGGAGAGTAATCTACACAGTATTTATTACAAATATAAGGAATATATGTATCTGATTTTGCTCTCATTATTTCAGTTAATTCTGTTAGATTAGCTTTTATTTGTCCTATTTTTATTAGGTCTAAAATATCTCTAAAGAAGCAACCACTTGAGATGGGTTGGAGTTGGTTTGTATCCCCAACAAACACTAATTTAGGTAATTTAGGTATTTCTTCTTTTGGTACATCAGGATTTTCTCTTATAAACCTTTCTCTATAAGCCATTGCAGGCTCTAATATATTATCACATAACATTTTAAAATGAGTTAATCCCCACATACCTAATTCATCACAATAATACACCATTTCATCTATATTTTCTGTATATAAATCTTCTTCTTTATTTATTGATTCTGACTTTCCTATACCTTTCATAGATAAAAAGTATCTATGTACAGTAAAGGCTTGTCTACCTGTGTAATTAGTTAATACTTTTGCTGATATACCTGTAGGGGTCATAAGTACCACATTATAGCCACTTCTAACTATTATATCTATCGCAACCTTAGAAGTATAGGACTTTCCTGAACCTCCAAGTCCTATAAGACAGTTAAATCCATAGGTTGAAAATTCTTGTATAAATTGATTTTGTTTTTCATTCAACTTAGCCTTATTCTTTTTTAATACATAATCAATATTTTCTTGTGTTACATAATCATATTTCTCTTGTTCTAACATTTTAAGATACTTAAATAAAGTCTTTTCCACCCAATAAGCTTCTCTACTTGTTATAAACTCAACCTTATCTGCATATCCCTCTTGGTTGACATCTATAACTTTACAATGTACATCTAGTAATAATACATCAGATACTCTTATTCTATCTAATACATTTTCTCTTGTAATCTTATCTACTACTGTTCTATTGTATTGTTGCTTGTAATCATCTGTAATCTTAACTACATATTCAAAAAACTTACTGAATGGTAATATTGTACTTCCCTCTGTTCCATTAGCAATAAAATCTTCTATAAGTACATTAAAAGTTGTGATTGTGAAATAGTCAAAGTTAAATCCATTTACTATTCTTAGATAGTTTTGTAACCCTATTCCTTTCACATCTTTTACAAAGTTTTGTAAGTCTGCTCTAAATTTAGGTATCCATACACTATCTAATTCTCTTGTAGGTTTATACCCTATTTCCAATAATCCTCTATCTGCTAATACACCTTTTACATATTTATAATATATAGCAGAAGCTACACTATCAGTTATCTTAAATTCTTTTTTAAGGAATAAACACCATTTATAAGCGTCTACACCCATTTGTTTTTTTGTTAATGCCATTAAGTATCACTCTCCTTTTATTAATTTTTATAATATATTATAACATTTTTATTTGTTGTTGTCAAGGTTATTATAAAATTCTGATAATTGTTCTCTAAGGTTAGTTATGTATTCTTTATAATTTTCATAACTTCTAGTAAAAAGTTCTTCAAAATTCTTAAATATTTGTTCTCTCATTCTATAAGATGGTAAATATAAATGTATATCCTTTTTCTCTCTTATTGCACTTCTAAATATCCATTGCACTAATTCAGATAGAGCATATAATTCTTCATCTAATTGAGAACGAACCCCTATATGTCCTCCTATTGCATTAAATAAACCCTCATAGATAGGATTTATATATTTATTGTATAAATAAATTAATACAGTTTTATTTTTATATTTATTAGTACTTCTTGCATTCAGAGATAAAAATTCTTTTGTATATCCTTTTCCTTTCAAAAATTCTTTTTTATCTTTGAGTGTAGTCCATAATATATGCTCTGCTTTACAAGGACATATATGTGTAATATAATTTAAAACATTTGCTTTTAACTTTTTAATCTCAGTTTCTTTATTTTTATTGTTTAAATAAGTATAGGTTAAAGAATATTCTTTTTTATTTTTACTATTTAAAGAACCCTCATATAAATGAATCTTAGGGTACATATTTTTAAAATCTTTAATAGTATCTTGTATATTATAAGGTATTAAAAAATATTTAGAATTAGGTTTATAAACACTTTTCAAAGTATAGGGTATAGAATATAATTTTAATAATCCTGCTAAATATTGACCTTCAAACATATAAGTTAAAATATAACATCTTCTTACCATAAAAAATATGTGCATAGGTAAAGCATAAATATATAAATTACCTTTTTTTAATACTTGTCCAAATACACATTTATTTATAAAATGTTCATATAACCCTTTGGTTTTATCTTTTGAATTTAGATACTCTTTATCTAACCAATTAACTTCTTGGTATTTACAATCTTTTAAATAAGTACCTAATGCTATCATATTATTTGACAATAATAAATTCCAATCTTTTGAAGATAAAGTATTATAAGAAAATACATTAGGCACTTCATCTAAATATAAATCATAATCTTGTTTTTCTATTTCCTCACACCAATCAATAGTAATATATTCAAATAATTTATGGGTCATAAGTATATTTTTTCTTTCTTGCATAGCTTTATATACATCTTTACTCTTTGATAATAATTCTTTTGAATTTTCATCTTTTTTACATTTAGGAATATAAACATAAATATTTTCTTGTTTACATCTCTCAAATACTCTGTCTATTTCCTCTAGGAATGGAGTAACATAAATAAATTTATCTTTATGGTGTTTGTAATTATCTATTAAATTTTGTATAGCCCATTGAGTTTTGCCTTTTCCACAAATTGCATCTACTATTTGTATATTTGTATTCCTACCCTCACTTAATGCAGTATATCTAAGATTAAAGTTATTTAATCCTATCCATCTTTCTATATTTGTTTGTTTCTTTTGTTCTTTCATAAATTAATACCTCCTATTTTATTATTTGCTAGTAGTTAAACATAGCATAAATACTAAGATTTTTAATTGTCAATTAAGCAAAAACTCAATATATATATTATAAATTCTTATGTTGAGTATATTATGTCCATAAAATATTAATATTATGTATATTTTAATTTTTCTTTATGTATCAATGGATTTATATTTTGTGTATCATATTCATTCTTACAATTTTATAGTTGATTTAGTAGTTTGTTATTCAAAAATTTATTTAATAATACCAATGTATAATTAATAGTAAATGTATTCAAATAGTAGTATTTACTAAGATTTTAAAACACTGATTTTATGTTATGTTGAGGCTTGTAAAAAATTTTGCTCAACCAGTCTATTTTTCATTATTGTGGCTTTTTTAAAAAATATAGGCAAAATCCACACTATTCAACACTTGTATTTTTGGTGTGTTCAGAGAAATACTCAATATAATATATATATAGAAAAGAGAACACAACACAACCCAAAGAGCTTTAGCTCTGTTGAATACTCCCAAGCAAATTTATTGTATTATATCATAATATTAGCATAAAGTCAAGTATATTTGATAATATTTTATAAAAATATTACTTGACTTATTCAAAAAAGTATGTTATAATTAGTTAAAATATAATTATTAATAGGAGGTATATCATAAATGAAAGAAATAAAAACAAGAGTTACATTAAATGAAATTTTCTTTGCATACTTTATAGATAGTGATATAACAAAACAATGTAATCTTATAAGTAACAATATGAAAATAATTAATATTAGTGTAATAAAAGATAATCAAATAAAAATAGAATTTAAACTTTACAAGGATAATAATATTCACTTTGCTTTGATTAGACATATTAGTAATAAGACATTAGCTGAACTCTATAATAATAAGGAAATCTTTAAATCAGATTCGTGGATATACAAAGAAATAGATGTAGATAATAAGGATATTATTCCTTCAAATTTAGAGGATAAAATACTATTGGAGTTAAGAGATGTGGCTCATATATTAATATTTACTTATTATATGCTAAATGCAGACAAGTATGATAAGTTAAAAGATGTTATGGGAGGATTTTGGTGTATTAGTAGAATTAGAGCTTATGCTTTTGTCTTAGAGTGGAAGAGAAGATATAATAATTTTAGTAAAGAAGAGTTAAAAAATATGAAATAAAGGAGGACATATGGTTAAATTAAATGATTTTTACAAAGAAGTTATGTTTGGTGCTAAGGAATTATCTAATAGACATATAAAGATTCTAAATTTAGATTTTGGAGGAGAGAATAAAGATGATTTTACTATGTGTGATATGAACATCCAGTCTTTAATAGATAATAAAGAGTATTTCTTAACTATAAGACTAAAAATACACAAATCTTTATTATTATTAGCAACTAATGAATATATCTATACTGATTTTGAAATTTCAAAGACAGAATTAGATAGTGTATATATTTATGATTGTATTAGACTTTTGGAATTTCTTATGATTAAATATAATAAGTTTGAAGCTAGGAATTATACCTCTCTAAATAGTGTAGATAAATTCTATTTAGCAGTATTCAAACTACAAAATTGTAAGTCTAATACAGGTAATTTATAATGAAGAAAAGAAATCATAAAATAATTCAAACTTATAATTATCATATCCCTAGACAAATAGGATTTAAAAGATATATTAATTTTATAAGTAAATATATTATATCTTTTAATATTCAATCAAAAGAAGAAAACAAATATAATAGCTTCACTCTATGGAATGACTTATATGAGAAAGGTGTATGGAACATAAAGAGAACATTGGAAATAAGAAGATATTTTAGAAATGAATTTAAAAGAGGTTGCTATTCTGATATGCAACCTGAAAGAGTTGTCATTCATAAAACTCAAACTAGATGTCTAATAATATTTAAAATGAATTATAAGTGGGAATTAGAGCAAACAGACAGGGAGGAGTATAAAGAATATACCTTTGTGTATGTAATGTTAAATAAAGGTAGTGTAGAACTTTTAAAAGGAAGTGAGGATATATGTTAAAAGGATTAAATATTGTGTTAGTTTTATTATTAATAGTTCTTGGAATAATGATACTAGATTTTATTAGATTGAAAATACAGTTATATAAATTAGATAAGAAATTACAAGAGCTAAGTAAAGAAAATTATAAAGAGTTTATTAATAGAGTTAGCAAAATATTAGAAAAAGAATTATAGAGGTTGAGATTTACCTCTATAATTTTTAATAAATTTATTATTGACACATTTAAAATCATATGCTATAATAAGTTAAACATTAAATTAAAGGAGAGTGGTTATATGAAAAGAATTAATAAAGTAAGTTGGTTTCCTATTGGTAAAAAAGGGAACGGAGATGAGGCAGTTAGACTCATACTCAATAAAAAAGCTATGGAACAAATGGGAATGAGTAAGACTGGTTGTAGGGATGTATTGGTTGAATATGATTTTAAAAATAAAAAGATAATGGTAACACCATTATTAGAAAATGAAGAAGGAGTGATGGTCAATGAAATTACAATTAAATAACATTGTTAAACTAGGAGATTATGAAGTTAAAAGTCTAAATGTAGATAGTGTTTCTTATATAGGAACAATAGATATTGCAACTTTACACAGATATAAGGTTAAAGATGTTGAAGAACTTATAAGTCTATGTAAAGATAAGTTTGAAAACAAAGAACTAATTGAAGTAGACAAAGATAATAACTTAGAATTAAAGGACAAATATTTATTGTCTGACAGTGGGTATTTAAAATTCCTTGAAATATTAGAAGACACTAAAACAAAAGAAAGATATAATTATATGTGTACTAATTTCTTTAACAAGAAAGTGAAAGAAGAACCTAAACAAGAAATTAGAGTTAAGGATACTATTACTAGCTTGGAGTTATTAGAACAGATAAATATATTTAGAAGAGAAGAAGGAAATAAAAGTGAGTTGTTACATAAGAATTTATTAGCCATAATTCGTGATGAATTTGAGGAAGAAATTAACGAGCTAAAAATTCAGCCCGTTGAATATACAGATAAAAAGGGGGAGAAAAGACCTATGTATATTCTAACTCTAAATCAAGCTAAACAAGTTTTAATGAGAGAGTCTAAATTTGTCAGAAGAGCTGTTATACTTTATTTAGAAAAGTTAGAAAAGAGAATTATTGAATTAGAAAATCAATTATCTACAAAAGATGTTTTAATGCTTAAAGTAATTAAAGCAAACACAGAAATATCAAGAGCAATAGCAATGAATGAGTATGAAATACATTATGTTCAACCTCTTGAAAATAATCTTAAAGAAGAAAAGGATAAAGTAATATTAAAAGACTTAGAATTAAAAAGTCAAAAACATAAAGTAGACTTATATGATACAATAGCAGATAAAGATAAGACTTTTACTATGTCAGAGGTCGCTAAATTAATTAATTATATTAGTGTAGGTAGAAATAAATTGTTTGAAATATTGAGATTAAATGATATTTTAAGAAATAATAATGAGCCTTATCAAACTTATGTAGATAGAGGTTGGTTTAAAATTATAGTAACAGAAAAAGGTACTCAAGTAGTATTTCAAACAGTAGTATACCAAAAAGGTGTAGAGAAAATATGTGAGTTGTTAGATGGGTTAGGTTATAAGAAAGCTATAAGATAAAGGAGATGATACTTATGGAAATTTTAACAATGAAAGAAATAGTAGAAAAATTAATATGTAGTGATTTAGGTAAATATCGTGATAGCTTTAATTATATACTTATTCTATCTAAAATAGAGGATATAAATGATGATATTTATAAATCTTATCAAGTTTGTATAGAAAATGATGAGAGTTATAAAGATAAAGTAGTTTATGTTTCTGAATATGATTTATTAACAGAGGATGTAACAGGTAAAACTTGGGAGATTGAGGATTTTGATTTATATATTAAAAATTCAGATGTAATTGCTATTACAGATGTTATTGAAATTTAAAGAGTAGTAAATTCTACTCTTTTATTTTTATTAAAATTTTTTATTGACATAATTTTTAATGTATGCTATAATAGGTTATCAAAAGTTAAAGAGGAGTGATAAATATGATAAAAATAAGTTTAGGAACAATTAAAGGTAGACATCAATTACCTATAGCAGATTATGTTTTTAATAAAGAGGTACAAGATGTAACAGACGTAGAGAAAATACAACAAGATGTAGACTACTATTTCAATGAATTAAATAAAACTTGTAATGACAAAGTTCAAATAATCTTATATATTACAGGATTGACAGTAGTAACACTTGCTATTGTAAAGGCTTGTAAGAGATTAGGTTATGAATTAGTAGCAATGCACTTTGACAGAGATAGTAATTCATACTTTGGACAAAAGGTATTATAAAGGAAGTGATTAAATGAAAGTGAGTAAACTGAATTGGTTAAATATAGGAAGGGGATACGAGAGTATTCGTCTTATCCTAAATAAGAAAAAGGTTGAGGCTATGGGGTATGATAGGGATAAAAATAATGAAGTAGTTATAGATTATGATATAGAAAATCAAACTATAACTATAAAACCTTTTAAACCTACTAAATATAAAACACCTAATATAATAGCTAGTGTTATACTAAATATGAAAGGTAATTTTGTTTTAGAAGATGTAGTTAGAGAAGTTAAAAGATTAGATGAGAATGCAGTAAATATTAAAGAAATTAAAGAAAAATTAGAAGTAATGAATGAATATGGACTTATAGGACAAACAGAGTTATATTATTTTTCTGTACCTAGTAAAATTTCAATTTAGAATGTTTGTGATAGGTCTAAAAATGATTTTAAAAATTATATACCTAAATTTATAAAATCATTTTAAAGTGCAAATTACAAAGTCTAACAAATAATAATTATTTAAAATAATAATTACGAGTAATAATTTTTAAAAGGAGTTGATAATATGGAAAATAAAAATTTAAAATTACTACAAGATAAATCAATAGAATTTTTTAACAAATTTGGAGTTGAAGCTTTACATATTTATTATACTAGAATTTTAGAAACTTTTTTAAAAGATGCAGGTGCTAATTGGAATCCCCCTATAAAATGGGATAATTTACCTGAAAAATATAAATCAGATAGTTTAACAGAAGAATATTTATTTATAAAATACATAGTAGAGCAAAGAAAAGATAATTATGATATATACAGAGATTCTTATGATGATATAGATGTATTTTTAGCTGACCCTGTATTAAAAATGCTATTAGATTATAAAGCAAAATATTTTATTGATGAGATATTTGCTGAATTAGGTTTAGAAATAGTGGGAAAGAGAAAAGAGGGTGGAGTATTAGTTAGTGAAATAGATAAGAATAAATTTATAAACTAGGAGGTATAAATGACAAAACAAGAACAATATAACAAATTTATGGAAGAATTAATAAAAGAACAATGTAATAATAATTTAACTTTTAAATGTACTTGGTTAGATATAGAAAGATTATATAAAGAAAATTGGACTAAATTTTTTAAAAAGAAATATAATCAATATGGAGAACTTATATTTGTAAAAAGTATGAAAATATTAATTGAACAATCCAATAATAAATTTTTAGAAGATATAGGGTATAAAAAATTTGAAGATAGAATTACAGATATGTTTATAAGTTTCAGACTACAAATGTATACTTATTATAGAATACCTGATTTTTTAAATAGTTACCATTATAAAGAATTTCATATAATAAGAAATAAACTTATAGGAACTTATGAATTTGAAAGATATATGAAATCTTGGGTTGAAATTGGTTATTTAAAATATAGAGATAACTTAATAGTTGGTTCTAATTATTATGAACTATGGCAAATGATTAAAACTTTTCCTAGACATACTTTTCTAAAATCTCAATATTTTATGAATCAAGTTGAACTATATGTTGCAGATTGTATAGATGTACTTACTACACCACAAAAAGAATTGTATGAGTTATTTAGAGATGAGGTATTTCAACAAAAACCTATAACAAGAGAATGGGTATTAAATTCAGATGTAAAAGTACCTACAGTAGAAGAAATAAATAAAGAATTTAAAGAAAAATTAAATAAAATTAAAATATAAAAGGAGGAATCAAATGGTAGATATTGGAAATTTAAAAGATTTTGATATATTTAAAAATGAAATTTTAAGAAATTTAGGATTAGTAGTAAAAACTTTTAAAATTATTTATAATGAAGAAAATAAAATACCTATAGTATTCTTAGAATTATATGAGGATAACGAAGAAATTAAAAATAAACTAACTCAAGTTTTAAATACACTAAATATTATAGATGATTTTTTAACTTTAGGATTGAATATTGAAATTTCTTATGGAAATGAGGATTTAACAATAACTGCTTTAGATGGTAGAGAAATTTTAAATAGAGATTTTGGTAGATATTTGATAACTCATTTATATTCTACTATAATAAATTATAAAGGAGATGTGATAGAATGAGAACATTATTATTAATGAGAGGAGCTATGGCTTCAGGTAAAAGTCAATTTATAAAGGATAATAATTTACAACCTTATACTTTATGTGCAGATGACTTCAGAGTTGCAATATGTAATCCTATTTTATCATTAGATGGAGAATTTTCTATTAGCCAAAAAAATGATAGACTAGCTTGGAATATGTTGTTACAATGTCTTGAAGAAAGAATGAAAAGAGGGGATTTTACAGTTATAGATGCTACTCATTCCACTCAAAAGATGTTAAATAATTATAAGGCATTGGCAGAAATGTATAAGTATACTATATTTGTAAAACAATTAGATGTACCTTTGGAAACTTGTTTAGAAAGAAATAGAACTAGAGATAAATATAAATTTGTTCCAGAAGAAGCTATAAAGAGATGTCATACTTTAATTAGTCAAACAGAATTATCAAAAGGTGTAAAAAAAATTGATAAAATAGAAGATATTAATAATTTCTATGTAGATAATATTACAGACAAATATAACAGAGTTATTATAGTTGGAGATGTGCATTCTTGTAATACAGTTTTAGGACAAATGTTTGATAAAGAGGAATATAGAGAAGATACACTATATGTATTTTTAGGAGATTATTTAGATAGAGGAATAGAACATAAAGAAACTTTAAAGAGAATGATGTACTTATCTACTTTGAAAAATGTAATATTGCTTGAAGGAAACCACGAATTAAATTTTGGTGGTTGGTGTCAAGGTAGAGAAATAAAAAGTAAAAAGTTCTTAAATGAAACTCTTAAAATTTTAATAGATGGACTTAATGATGAAGAAATAGAACAATTTAAGTCAAAAGGTAGACAATTCTATAAAAAACAAAGACAAGCCTATGCTTTTGAATTTGAGGGTAAAAAGTATTTATGTACACATGCAGGATTACCTAGTGTGCCTTTGATGACATATATTGCAACAGATGATATGATTAAAGGTATAGGAGATTATGAAGATGATATTAGTGGTATCTATGAAAATAATTATGCACTAGGAAAATGTCAAGACTTTATTCAAATATTTGGACATAGAGCTAATAAATGTACTGAACATTCTATTAATTTAGAGGGTCAAGTAGAATTTGGTGGAAATTTAATGTACTATGTACTTGAAAAAGGAAAAGAACCTAGATTAGAAAGTATAAAGAATGAAGTTTATGATAAAGAATATTTCAATAGAGAAAGAGAAAAATATAATAGAACAGAAAGTAAGAATTTAACTCAAAACGAAGAAGTAAATAAACTTATATTAAGTAAATTAGTAAAAGTAAAACAATGTGAACCTAACTTATTATCTTTGAATTTTGGAGATAATGTTTTTAGAAAGAAACAATGGAATGATATTACAGTTAAAGCTAGAGGACTTTTTGTAGATAAGGAAACAGGTAATGTATCTATAAGAAGCTACAATAAATTCTTTAATTATGGAGAACTTAAAGAAACAAGAGATGAGTATTTGATGAAAAATTTACAATATCCATTAATAGCAAAATATAAAGAAAATGGATTTTTAGGTCTTATGTCCGTAGTGAATGGAGAGGTTGTATTAGCGACAAAATCAACTACACAAGGGGATTATAAAGAGTATTTTCAAGAACTATGGAATAGAGAGAACTCAAACATAAAGATGTATTTACAAGAATTTGCAAGTAAAGAAAATTGTACTTTCATATTTGAAGTTAAATCTTTTAAAGACAAACATATAATAGATTTTAATAAAGAGGAACTTGTCTTATTGGATGTTGTTAAAAACAGTTTAGAGGTCAATGGAATTAATATTGATACAAATTATAGCTCAAAGTGTTTAAATGAGTTTTATAACTATGTGAGAGCCTTAGATTGCAAAATAATAAGAGTAATAGATACATATGCTATATTAGATGACTTCGAACATTTTAAAGAGTTATTACAAACTTTTAAATATAATGCTTTTGAAGGATTTGTATTCACAGACCAAAATGGATTTATGTTTAAATGGAAATCTGATTATTATTTAAAGTGGAAGAGTGTAAGATACTGTTATCAATATTATTTAAAACATTGGCAAGAAGCATTTCCATTTAGAATCTGTAAAGATAGTTTTGAGATTAATTTTATGAAATGGGTTACAGAGCAAGACATTAATTGGTTAAAATCTGTCAACTATGTAGATGTAATAAATGAATATAAAAATAATATAGGTAGTTAAACACTACCTATATTTATTATAAAACATTAGACTAGCATTTAGGAGTGTTATAATGAGTAAATACTTAGAATGGTTATGGATAAATGGACTTATATTAGTAGGAAAGGCTATAAATGGAAAGATATTTACAGAGGAAGATATTAGACTATATAAGGAAATAAAGGAACAGCATTTATTTTTAACAAATAGTGAAATTAGATTAATAGAAAAACATTTAAAGGAGGTAAAATGAATTATTGGTTTAGTGAGAATAAAAGATTAAAAGGAGAACCTTTATAAAAATTTTTTATTAATAATACCAACATAAAATAATAAAAATATAGAATTTTTTGATAAAATAGAATAAAATCACTTGACAAAGTTAATTTTGTATGTTATACTTATTTTGTAAGATGAAAGAGCTGATTTAGTCGCTAAAGTATATCTTACATTTATGGAATACACCAAAACTTTTGGCTGTGGAAGTTGTGATGACACACTCTTTCCTTGTAAGTTCGTGAGAGGTTTCAGACAGCAAGTGATGAGGTAGTTAGCTAACAAGGTTTGGAACTTACCCTTGCTAATACACCCTTGTCCAATTAAACTTAAAAACGAGTTTTAGGATTTTGACTCTTAAAGATATATCTTATTAAAAGCCTTTAAAAATAAAATCAGTTACTCTTTATCATAAAAGAGCCTTTTAAACAGTTCTAGTTTTAGGTTAATAAACGAACTCTTATATAGGTTTATCTCTCATTTACCCTATATACTTAAAAATGAGAGGTTAAATAGATACTCAACTAAAAGATTGTACTAAGTTTCCATTGTAGATTTTGAGTAAGATTACACATTATAATATTCGCCTCCTTTCAGAATATAAATGAGTTGAGTATCTATTTAATACTAAAAAGAAGTAGTATTTTATATGGTGGGAGTAGTGTAATGGTAGCACAACAGTTTGTGGCACTGTTAGATTGGTTTCAAATACCAACTCTCACACCAAAACCTTATTGCAGAGTGGAGGAAAAGTACCTCACTAGGCTCATTCCCTAGAGAAGTGGGAGCATTACCCACCTCTGCCACCAAATATGTACTCTTGACCGATTAGTTAGGTACTTGTCTGCAAAACAAGGTAAATTAGTGCAATTCTAATAGGGTACTCCAAAATATGTGTAGATATGCAAATTGGTGAAGCAAACAGACTGTAAATCTGTTCCCTCGTGGTAAACATGTAGGTTCAAATCCTACTCTACACACCAAATAGAGAGTTTGCTTAATTGGTTAAAGCACCAGTCTTGAAAACTGGAGTCGTAACAGACATTAGGGTTCGAGTCCCTAACTCTCTGCCAACATATCTGTGGGTAGTTCAGTTGGTAGAACTCTTGTTTTGGGAACAAGAAGTCGGGAGTTCAAATCTCTCCCCACAGACCATAATATGCCATATTACCTCAAAGGTAGAGGGTCTATAAGTAGAAATAAGAGATGTGGGTTCGAGTCCTACTTTAAACTTGAGGGTTTAAATAGCTTAATTGGTAAAAGCCTTGTGAATTATAGAAAGGTATCAGTTCAAGTCTGATATATGGCACATAAAATTAATAAAGGAAAATAAGATATATGTTAAAACTTTATACAAAGTCTAATTGTCCTAATTGTTTACAACTTAAAAATGTTCTAAGTAATCATAGTATATCATTTGAGATAATTGAAGATGAGAAAGAATTAATGAGAGTTGGAAGTAAATCTAGGATAATGTCTGCACCTATTTTAGAAATCAATGAAAAATATTATAGTTATCAAGATTTTAATAATTTCATTGAAATATTTTCACAAATATTATTAAAAAATTCTAAATAAGTGCTTGACAAAATAAAATTAATATGTTATAATACAAATATAAAGAACATTACAGCAATATAAATTCTAATAAATTTGATACTGCAAATATTGAAAGAGAAAGATGTTCTTTTAAAATAAACAATAAACAGAATATAACAGCAAACACTTGGTTAATAGAGCAATATACTTTTAATATATCAAGCTAATTAAAATATTCTGTTATGATACCCATACAGTTGCTAACAGCAAATTATTTTGTAAATACAAATTTATAATTCGGAAAAAATTAAAATAGGATATTAAAACAAAAAGCAACTGTTCTATAAGGTTGTAAAATATACAGAACTTTACAGCAAACTGAACAATAAAAAGAAGATGATTAATAGTAAAGCTACCAATTTTACAAATTACATTTATTTGTGCAGAGGGTATTACCTTATGTGCTGTTTAGGTTACAATAAGTTCTGTAAATTTATATTTATAAATACAAATTTAAGAGAAAAGGAGAAAATATGGCAGAAAAAATTAATATTGGAGATATTGCTAAAACTTTAAGAGAAAAAGGTATTGGCAATTCTAACAAAGATAATGAAACAATTATTAAAGGTGTAGTTGATATTATCAAAGATTCTTTGGTAGACGGAAAAGATGTGTCAATCTTTGGTTTAGGTACATTTTCTGTGAAAGATGTAGAAGAAAGAGCAGGAGTAAACCCACAAACAGGAGAAGCATTAACTATTCCTGCACACAAATCGCCAAAATTTAAGTTTTCACAAACTGTAAAAGATTTAGTAAAATAAATCCACATATGATTTATAAAAGTTGTTTAGAGATTCCCAGACAGAGTTCAAAAACAACGAAAAAATAAGAGAGGTAATAGCAGACTACCTCTCTTATAAAATAAATAAAAGTGTGGGACACATTGTATAACATTAGGAGGTGGGTGTATAAAGTTAGAAGCAAAAATACATATATATTACCCTACTAAAAAGCATAAACATAAGTATGCTAGAATACAAATACCTATGAAATATTGGGAATTAATGGGGGTAACAGATGAAGAACCTTATGTAAATATAGAGTTTGATACAAAAAATAAAAAAATAGTAATTACAAAGAGTAAAAAAGGAGAATAATATAAAAATGGCAAATGAAATTATCACAATAAATAGAATAGAAATAATAACAAAAGAATATGAATCTGAAAGAGTTGTGACTGCTTGGGACATAGCAAAAGTACATCAAAGAGAAGTTAAAAGAATTAATGAGCAGTTTAATAGAAATAGAAAGAAAATGATTGAAGGAAAAGATTTTTTTAGTATTAAAAGAAACAATATTCCAAAGTCGCTTAAAGCGACCTTAGAGAATTTATGGGTATTTGCACCTGCTATGAGAGAAATAATACTTTTTACAGAAAGTGGTTATTTGATGTTAAATAAAGTATTTGAAGATGATTTAAGTTGGAATATTCAAAGACAATTAGTTAATACATATTTTAAAGCAAAAGAAATGGCAAATGAATTAAAAGCAGTAAATACAAGAATATTACCTAGTAATTATGAAGAAGCTTTAGAGGAATTACTTATCGAAGTTAAGAAAACAAAAGCCTTAGAAAGTAAAATTGAGGAAGATAGACCAAAAGTGGAATTTTATGACACAGTTGTAAAATTAGAGAAAGTGTTTGATATGAAAAAATCAGCTAAATTATTAGATTTTATAGGGATAGGTAGAAATAGATTATATGAATTATTAAGAAAACAAAAGGTACTTATGAGAGATAATGAACCTTATCAAAGCTATATTGAAAGAAAGTGGTTTAAAATCAAAGAAGAATTAGTAGATGGAAAATTAGTATTAGTAGTTTATGTGACTCAATTAGGACTTAATGGAATAAGAAAATTATTAATTAAATTAGGTTATGAACCTAGATATTAAAATGAAAATAATCTCTCGTATTAATATAACGAGAGATTATTTTATAAAAAGGAGTATAAAATGATAACAGTAGAATTTCTTAGTAGAACAAGAGTTGAAGCACAAGGTATGTTTTATTCCTTATATGGAGATAAAATTATAAACTTGCAGTGTTATCAAGAGGGTAATTATTTAATTTGGTATGTTCAAGGAGAAAGACATATTTGTTATATAAAGTTTGAGATAAAGGATAAATAAGATTATCCTTTATTTTTATATTGACATTTTAATTACATTATGCTATAATGTTATTATAAAATTCAAAAGGAGTTGATATAATGATAAAAGGAAATATAATGAATGGTGTAATTTTAATGCTTGAGGAAAATAATGTATTTAGTTATGACAATTTTTATGAATTTGTTGATTGGTTACTTCGTGAAAATATTATAGACCCTGAATTACATTATCCAATAAGTCAGTTAAATTGTAATAAAAAAGGTTATGAATTAGAAAAAATAAGTGTAACTAAAGAAAATATTAATTCTGTTAGAGTAGATTTTAAATATAAAGTAGGTTTACAAGAAAAAGATAGAATAGCAAGTGTTTATTGTAGATTAAATGATATGGAAGTATATAATTTTATTATATCTAATCATCATAAACTTGAAATTAAATTATTAGAACAAGCATATCAATATGATTTTTGTAAATTCTTTGGTTATAATCAAAAAATAGATATTAAGTATTTAACTAATATTGTAGATATGTTAAGATGTAAGTATTTAAGTAAAGGACAAAATCATTATATACAAGTTATAAGACAGTTTAAAGAGGTTGCAGATATATTAGGTAGTAAATATATACCTTATATAAAAATATCTCTTATAACACCCTCTTATGACCTTAAAATACAATTAGAAATAAATGAGGATACTCTTAAAAGATGTAAAACCAAAGAAGATTTAAAAAGAGCTATAAGATTTGTATATAGAGATAATAGTGTAAATTTATTAGAATATGAAAAGGGAGATAATTTATTAAGAGATTTAATAGATTTGATAAATAAGTATGATTTTAGTAAATAATTGACATTTAAAATTCATTAGTTATATATTGAATAGACAATCAACAAGTTGTCTATTCTTTTTATTTGCACGAGGAGTTAATATATATATACAATGATACCAATAGTAATATTAAAAGCTAAGAAAATTTATGTATATGAAGACATTAAAAGAAAAGTAGGAACAGATACTACTATACAAATACCAAGAGGTTTTGTGTCAGATGGTGCTAGTATTCCTAGATTTCTTTGGGCTATCTTTCCACCTTTTCATAGATGGACTGATAGTGCTATTATACACGATTTTCTTTATAAAACACAATTCATAGATAGAAAAATATGCGACAAGATATTCTTAGATTGTATGATAGAAGACGGAGTTAATAAAATAGTTGCTTATTTATTCTATTTTAATGTAAGAGTGTTTGGTAAATTTGCTTGGAAAAAACATACAAAGTCTAAATAAAGACAAGGAGAAACAGATGAATTTTTTAGCATCATTTTTAGGTGGAAAGTTATTTAATAGTATTATAGATATTATAAAACCATTTCTACCTACTGACGAAAAAACACAAGGAGAAATACTTGAAAAATTAGGTAATTTACAAATAGAGGAATTAAAAGAAAGAGGAAATTATATAGATAAACTAGGTAGAATAAAAGATTTAGTTATCCCAGCATTCCTATTTATGTTATTGTTAATGTTTAGTGTAAATTACTTTGTAGAATTAGGTTATTCAATGGCACATAAAATACCACCTGTAATGGTTATAGATAATACTTTAGTTAGTATTTGTGATACTATAATAATGTTCTTGTTTGGTTCTAAAACAATTTCAAGATTTAGTGAAAGCTATGTAAATTACAAGTATGGTAATCAAATCAGAGAGATAAGATAATGGAAAAAGAAACAGTTGTGTTAATAGTAGGACATAATAGTGTTTCTAAAGGTGCATATTCTAATATTTTAAATATGTCAGAATATGATTATAACTTAGAAGTTGCTAATAAAGTTCTTGTTAGACAAAATGAATTAAAATATAATATAAGAGTGCTATTTAGAAAACCTAACCCTAGTTATTCTTATCAAATGAAAGAATTATTAGGAGAATTAGATAAAGAAATATATAAAGTTGCAGTGGAATTACATTTTAATGCACCTGCAAAAATAGATGATACAGAAACACAAGGAGCATTAGCTTTATGCTACTATAAAAATGAAAAAGCAAAAGAAATAATAAATAAATATTTTGAAGCTATTAAGAAATATAGACCTAATCACATTATAAGAGGAATAATACCTAGTAAAACAGAAAAGGACAGAGGAGGGTATGGTATTTGTAACTCAAAAGGTACATATATCTTAGTAGAACCTTTTTTTGCTAATAATAAAGAAAATGTATTATCCGTAAATGAATATGTAGAGGTGTTAATTACATTTATTAATAGCTTATAAAGAGAGGGTAAAATAATGGAAACATTGAGTTTTAGTGAATGGTTTAAAATCTTAGGTACTATTATTGGATTTTTTATTGGTTACACAAAATGGGTTTTGGCATCTCAAGATAAAATGAAATCAGAGTGGAAACAAGAAAAAAAGGAATTAATAAGTATGATTAGAAGTAAAATAGATGGGAATGTTCACGATTTACAATTAACACAAGTAAATAAACAATTAAATAATTTAGAGTCTAAAATGGATAAACTTACAGAAATGTTACAAGAACTTTCTATACAAATGGCTAGTCATACAGAAAATAGTAAGAAAATGAGCTAGACAATAAAGTCTAGCTTTTATTTTAGGAGGTATAATTGAAATCAACAGCAGAAGCA